TGCCCAAGGGGTGTTTTGAGTCTGTCCCGTGGAGCCGCCGTGCCGCCGCCCCCCTGTGACTTTGGCGGGCGCCCGCTTTTTTATCTGCGCGCGTCGATCCCCCCCCCCCTTCTTGCGCTCCTCCGCGCGTTTTTGTGGCCGTCGCGCCCTCTTTGATCGGGGTCGAGGCGGACGCGGCGTCTCTCCCGGTGGAGCCGCGCCTCCCTCTCGCGGCGCCTCGGGAGCACTTCTGCCTCCCCGTGCCGCCTCCGCATCCTCTTCTCCGGATTTTTTTGTTTGCGCTATCGGCCGCTCATCCGTCCGCCCGCCGGGCTGGGCACGGAGCCATATTGCGCCACCGCCGCCCCCTTCGCCGTTCCGTGCGATTGTTTTGTTGTCCGCGCGCGACGCGCGGCGAGAACGCGGCGTCCTCGCCGTTTTAGCGCGCGGTTGCATCACTCGCGTCAAGAGGCAGGAACGCGATGTCTTGCCACGTCATGGCCCTGGATATTTTTATTTGCCGGTGATGTCGGTCAGCGACCGCGCCCGCTGCCGCCGTTACCTTAGTCGCGCGGCGTCCCGGGCCGCTCGCGCCCGCGTCCTTTTAGTCCTCCCCTCTTTTTGGTTTCTGCCGAAGGGTCTGACCTTATTGATCTCCCAGGGTGTTTTTTTCTCTCCGCTTATTCTCTCTCTCGCTCGTCAGCTGTCGCGTTCGCCCCTCTTTGAGAGATCTCTGCGCCTTTTACGGGCGGCCACGCTCCCAGCCGACCCCGGCCGCGCCGGGTCGGATCGTCAGCCGGATCCCGGTCGCTTCCGGGTCCTCTCCCTGGCTGTTCCTGGCGGATCGGACCCCGTCCAGATCCCCATCGCGCCAGCCGCCGTCTCCGCGCTCTTCGCGTCTTGGGCCCCCGCCTTCGCGTCCGTCCCGACCGTCGTCGTCGTCGTCGGTGTCTCCGAGCGAGCGGTGAGTTGAGCGCCCGCGCGCAGGCGGCGGGCGGGCGAGGCCGCCCATAGAGGGTCCGCGGCGGCGGCGGCGCAGAAAGAGCAGGGGCAGGCCGCAGACGAGCAGCGCGGTTGGCACGGCGCCCATTAGCACCTTGAGCGCGGTGACCACGCCTTCCGGCTGCACGCACGCCCCGGGCGCGAACCTCGCCAGGTGCAGGCCGAACGTGGCGAGTCCGAGGGCGCCGGCGCCGGCGAGCTTGGTGGCGAACACGTAAGCGGAGTAAAAGGCGGTGTCGTGCCCCAGCTTGCCGGTCGCGGCCCTGAATTTTTCGATGATGCCGGGCAGCAGGTAGTACGGCAGGATGTGGGAGATGGATATGCCAAGGCCCGCGAACACGACCGCGACATATCCAACGTAGACATACGGCACGTAGCTGATGACGAGGGCCGACGGGACCACGAGCTGCTCGCGGGAGACGGGCGGGAGCGGGTGGGTGGGGGGAGGGGAAGACGGAATGAGGAGATTAGACCCTCGTCACGGCCGCGCCCCCCAATTTCGCTAAGGCGCGAGATTAATTCCCCAATCCGCTATATCATTTTCCCCCTTCCAGTATTGTTTAGGTCGTTCCGTCCTCGCCCCCCCCTCTTGTGATGGGCCGGTGAATCATCCAAACATCAGCGCGGGCCAGATGGCACAAACTCACACAGATGCCGATGGCCGCCTTCCTCTTGCCAAATTTCTTTATAAACATAAACCAGAGCGGGGTGGCGATGATGGCCGCGACCTTTAAAAACAAAGGAAAAAGCGCGTTCGCGCTGCTGCTGCCGCCGGGACCGCTTTCGCAACGCGCGTGACGAAACCGGGTCGAGCCGCGGGGGCGGGGACGGGCGCGGATAGCACGCGCGGGAAGGGCTGATAATGCGAGGACGGGCCCGACGCTCTCATACCAGGACAACCACGACCAGCGAGGTGAAGTGCTCGCTCAGATCACTGGCGTACTTGCAGAAGAGCACCAGGTAACTCTGCTCCACCTGCACGGCCGCGGTAATGAACATGAACGCCACCGACATCTTGAGGAACGGCGGGTACTTGAGGGCGGTATACAGCCCCCGCCAAAATCCGACCGACTGTTTGGCCGCCTCCCGGGACGCTGCAGCGGTGACGAGAGAATATTAGTTGGGGGTGATGGTGGGGTGGGGGGGGGGACAGGGGTGGCGGATGAGCGAGGGCGAGTGCGTTGCCGCGACACGGCATGGTTAGAGAAGGCGAGGCATCCGAGATACCTTTTAAGACACGATCCGCCTCCACGCGGTCGACAAAAACAAAACAAAACAGAACAGAACAAAACAAAACAAAACAAAACAAAACACGGTGAAGGGGACGGGGACAACACGTGCGCGCACGAGACCGTCCGTTCTCTTTTTACCCATCCCCCGCACCGTCACTTGGCGGTCTCCTGATCGCAAACTGAACTGACATGAATAAAGCAACACACACACGGCTTTTCTTTTACGCCCACGTAGAGAAACATGGTGCACACGGGCAGAGTCAGAGACACGATCACGGCGGCGATGCTGTAGAGGGATCCCTGTGAGCGGGAACGGGGGGGTGAGAAAACGGTGCAGAGCGGGACGTTCCGCCCCGCACCACGCAGCCACAGTCCACGACATCCTCTAAACCCCCCGCCGCGCTCCCGCGGCCACGCACCGCGTTGCCCGGCTCGGCGGCGCCGGTCTCGTTGTATAGACGATCCTCTAGGGACGTTCCGTTGAGGGCGCACCGCCCGGACCGGTGGGCCTTGGAAACAACGAGACCGTGCACCATGGCTCCCAACAGCGTGCCTAACATCTCGGCGGTCATTCCTGGCCGAGTGGGGGAGGGGCGGGAATAGAGAGGGTGCATGGGCGTGAATCAGATGGTGAAAACCGGGGGGCTTGGCAAGTGCGGGGGGGGAGAGGGTGGTGGGCGGTAGGCGGCGGGTGGTGTCTGGCGAACCGCAAGGTGCTGGGCACGTCGCGTACTCACGGTAGGTTGTGAGGGTGTCGCGCGCCGCGTGCGTGGTAGCCAGCCGCACAGTGAGCGCGCTGTACGGCACCTGGAAAAACTGTGAGACGGAACCGAGAGTGACAAGCCCGTCGCGGATCCAGCGTTCGCGGCTGCACCCGGTTATCCGTCCTCACCGTGTTAACAGCGCGGAAAGCGCAAAAGAATCCCATGTACCAGAAGCCGGTCATGTTCTCGAAGGGCGCGATGAACCACATCATAAAGTAGGTGACAGATATGAAGGGCGCGCTGCACATGATCCTGGAGCCGCGAGAACATATGGGAGGGGAGGGGAGGGGAGGGGGAGGGAGATGTTAAAAGCGGATACCGCGGATTGCCCAAAAGAGAAATTTTTTAAAAGGTCGCCTCACCAGGGCATGAGTCTCTTGTTTCCTTTAACGCCGGATAATTGCATGATGACCTTTACTATGGGCTCACCAAATGTTCCGGCCATCGTGCCTAAAAACATGATGATGGACACCTGTAACGCCGATACCTGTTTTTTAAGATGGGGACAGGTCAAAAAAAAAAATAAGACGGAGCATAGAAATAGCATCTACATCACATCTGTCATTATTATGACTCCTTCCACAGACCTCACGTTTTCCCATTGTTACCTTAGCGATATCTAGCAGAAACAACTGATAGTAAAAGGACGCAGCGCTGGAGGCCATGTACGGTGGAATGCCGCAGACGGCGTAGCTGAATTTGGCACATGCCGCGACCCGCTCCCGCGGAAGGGCCCGCGCGACGGTCGCGCCGGTCTCGGTATCCGCGTCGAATCGGGTGCCGAGGTCATCAATACCGGAGGCCGCCGCGTCCGCGTCGACGGGAGCCGAATCTAGGTCTTCGCGCGCCTCCGCCATAGCAGCTTTTGCCGCGCGTCCTTCTTCTCCTTTGCGTTCTCCGCGGCCTCGATGCGCGCCCCTCGTCCTTTGGGTCTTCGTAGCCGGTAAACGCGCCGAGTCTGGCACGGATGTCACGAAAGCCGAGGTTTCTCTTCGATCAAATAGAGATGCCATCTCCAGGTCTGGGTCTCGTGACGTTTCCACGGAGTCGCGACGTCTGGGCATTTTTTTTCTTTGTGTGGACAATGAGCCCGGGACCCCCTGAAACTCTGCCGCTTGGCGTGCGCGGAGGCTGTCGCTCTACGCTCCTAATTGGGAGGGTGGCTCGTGGTTCCCGAAAGCCCGGTATCCCAATATCTCATTTCCTTTCCCCCCAAGGTGAGGCGGTGACGCATTCTGACACGTCCATGCCTCCCTACAGGATACGGTGGCATATTTCCGCAGAACTGGTATTTATATGTGCGTGTCCTGGCATGTTATCTTAGATGGAAGTGTGGCAACGGGGGGCACGGAGCGTGGGATTATCATAGGTGCGGCGTGTGCTCTCTCGCGGCTCGTTGGGATGACTCACGTTGAGCTAGCCTAGAGCTGCCGGGCGGGTCGAAGGAAGGACAAAGACGCGCACGAGGGGGGGGGGGACAAATAAGACAGAGGGATATCGAAAAGATATGGGAGCCGTTGGTGTGGGTGTGGTTCAAGGATACAGCTCGTGAGATCATGAGGAAAAGCTCACAGACCGCGCCCATCTCACACGTTTTTTTTTGATGACCAACATAAAAAATTTTTTGCGGTGGCTTTTAGGAGATGGGGAAAAGGAGGGGTTAGACTACGGCTAGGGCTATAAGACTGGACAGGGAGCCAAACATAAAACGGAAGCATACTTTTTTTGAAAAATAGCTTTTATTTGTCATACGGGGGCGTAACTGACAGCAGGAAATCGCTCCTGCGGAAGCGTGTTTGGGTCTTCCCCGAAGTACATTTCCCGCAGCTGCCGCCTCAGCCTCCGGCGCTTTATGAAGCAACAGGGACAGTACTTTTCCATGTTGATCGGGGGACAGATGACGCATAAGATTATCGAGATTATGGTGGCCAAGACACACGCCATCGTCGTAAAGATGTCCCGCGCGGTGATGTTGACGAAGGGCGAATTTTCTGCGGGGGAAGTCGCGCTGGGCGTTGCGGCGGCTAGGGTCGTTGCGGATGCCGGGGCGGGAAAGGCTGCGGTGGCGGTGCCGGCTATAAGCTGCGGATTCGCCGACGGCGGGGCCGGGGGCGGCGGCGCGGGCGTGGCGCCGGCGTTCGTGGCCGCGCGGCGCCTCCTGTTGGCGCTCGCCCGCCAGCGACGCGAACCGGCTCGCTCTAGATGAGTCACCGTCCGCGCTGCGCTCGACGCCCCGTTTGTCTGCAAAGTCAGAGCCGGAAATCGGTGACTAATATTGCAAAAGCAAGCGCGCGAGAAAAGCGCGGATGCGTAAAGAGCGCATGCGAGCCCGGGTCCTGCGCGCATGCATCCACCTTACCGCCCCCTAGCGTGCATGCTGCTAAAGGGCTACTTCGGAACGGGGTCCACACAAAAAGTGGTGCGGCCCACCGTGATGACACCATCGTCTAGGGGGACAATCTCGGTTTCCGAAGCCAGGCTGTCTTTGCTGCGGCTGTTCATCTGGTACTCCCCCGCGGTGGACTCGTCGTCGCCAGAAGAGCACATAACGCAAGCCGCGATTAAGCATCCAGCCACCACCAAGCAGAAGACCAGAACCACCGCAATACACGCCCCTACCAGAACCCACGAGACGGTGGACGACGTCGCGGTGGGCGCGACGGTGGTGGCGGTCGCCGACGCGTTCGCATTCTGGGTCGACGGGACCGTGGGGTGAGCGGCGGTCGACGAGGCGGCGGTCCGTTTTGGCGTGGTGGCCCGCGGGGCGGCGGTTGAGCTGCGAACGGGTCGGCGGGCGGCGGATGTCGTCGTCGCCGCCGGCCGCGGCTCGGGGGTGGCACGTGTTGTCGTCAGCGCCAACGGCGGCGCGGGGGTTGTCAGCGTCGCGGGGCCGGCGGAGGACGGAGCGGGGGTCGAAGAAGGGACTGAAGAAGCAGCGCGCGCTGCGGTTGTCGTGAAGGGCTGGTCGGTGGCGTTAAGAGCGCCGGCGGCGTCGGTGACGGGGTTGGTGGGAAAGACGGAGGTGACTTCTGAGACGGTCGGGGCGGCGGTGGAGGGGTCAGCGGTGGCGGCGCTGCCGCCGCCGCCTCCTGCGGTCGAGGGAGAGGCAGGACTTGGAGAAACAGCGGCGCTAGACCACGACGGCGCAGGAGTGCTGAGCCCGAGTGCGTCTGGCGCGCTTGCGTTTGCTTCGGCATAGCTGGACGTGCGGTAGTCGCTAGATGTGGTCTCCGCCGAGCTGGTGAGGGGCTCCGGAGTGGGCGTCGCCGGTATCTGCTGCGAGAAAAACGCGCGACGGTTGTGACGTTGTGCCGCCCAGCCTTTCTTTATTTTCTATTTATAGCTAAAATGTTTACATTTTTTCCTTGTTGTTTTAGGTGTCCGCCCTAACCAGAGTTTTTTATATTCTGTTGTTTTAGGTTCGAGTCACTTCCATCCCGCCCACTTAGCTGGTTACTCACCAAGACAGGCGAACCGGAGGTCGAAGCGTTCAAGTTTCCAGCCGTTCTCTGAGGCAGTATTAACAGCAGGACTCCCAAGGTTAGAGTTGACCCGCAGAGCTTCATGACCAGTCGCGGCGAGCTCGTCCGATATGAGAGTGAGCGTGGTTGAGGGCGAGCGCCTAAATGTAGTTGAGAGGCGTGGGTGTGATTTTCGACACGTCTGCCCTTCTGTCCCCATTGCATGCCCATTTCGCGTTTTTAAAATTCGACCTCTGCCCTAGTGAGGAACCCGCGATTGCGGCACACCGCGAGCGCATCCACCCTGGGGAACGAAAACCGGGCGGTGCGTCAGCATCCAGAAGATTAAAAATCCCACATTGCATGCCCGTCCGCCACCCAAAACACCAACTTCCTTATTTTTGGTGGTGTGACGATGGTTCGTCGGGGCGGCTAGACAGTATAGTCAAAAAAAAAACGAGAGAAGGAGAAGATGTCGACATGTTAACACTGTAATGGTAGTCGCCTATGTTCTAGGGCACGGGGCGTCCGCGATATCGGGAGTCCACGCGGTGCCCGCGTTTTAGGGGACTGGCGATGCGTGGCGTGCAATATTTAAAATTACCGGGAGCGCTAATAGGCGTCCAACTAAACGCCCCCAAATGGAAGCGGGTCCCGAGTCCCAGAGCCAGGGTCTGGCTCGACCAGAAATCCAGACGCTATTTTTCACAAGCGCGCCAAGCCCGACCGAGCGGAGACTGTTCGGGGATAGCGCGGTGGCACAGAGCACAGTGACTGTTGTATGGGGTCAGGGCGCCAGCCGACGCGACATTCGCAACACGGCGCATGTGTTACGCTACGTGTTGACCCCGTGTCCCGGAGAAGATGGCGGAGAGGGCGGAAACGGGGCCGCGGTATTCACGGAGCCCGAGAGCGCGTCACCGGGAGTGTCCGGGTGGCCACTATGTGTGACTTATGGGACAGACCTGTCACGGAGGCCATCTACCGACTGGCTGGATCTGGCGCGGGCGTTGCGCCACGGCGGTGCTCGAGCCGTGGCGCGCGCCGAACGCGGGCGGCGGCTGTGCTGCCGCCCGCGAGGGTCCCCAGAGTTGGCCAGACGCGCGCTGCTCCGCGCAACGGGACTGAGCGAGTCGGCGCTGCTATTTGGCCCAGCGCCAAAGGAGCGCGCCGAGCTGGCGTCTGGGGAAAGCGCGGAGGAGCAGACGAGAGACCTGACCAGTGCCAGCTTCATGGAGCCCATAGACGCGCAGCTTCCATCTGTGGCGGTGCAAGCGTCATTCGGGACCGACTACTCGATACGGCGCTACTTGGTGTCCGCGTCTCCCGTGGGGGAAGCGACGGGGGATGACGGGGACCGGGAAGAGGATGCGGAAGAAGAGGACGCGGGTGCGGTGGGGGATGCCGCGGTGACGCACGCACACGCGTCAACACATCCGGCGCATGAGCAGCTCGAGAGCCTCCGGTTTCACATGTCGCTGTTTCCGTGGGGCGACGCGCGCGCGACGACGGTCGGGTGTTATTGCACCGAGCCGTCGGCGGCCGAGGGGGCCAGCGACATGGGGGCCGAAGATCAAACAACGCACGCCACGCGTGCTCAGATCGAGGCCGTCGCGGGGTGCGGGGCGCCCGTGCTGCAAGGGTTTATACGCGCATTTTCAGCGCCACCTAGCGGACGGACAGTGGCACCGCGCCCCCTAATGCACGTGACGAGCCTGTTGACGTGCCCCGAGGCAAGCTTGAGCTGGGCGCGCGCCCAGCCCGGGCAGGCGGTCGTGTGTCTGGGCGCGTTTGAGCCGCGCGCCTTAGTGGACAGGCCCCCGTATGTGTACAGGGACAGCGCGTTCGACCTGAACTGCGTAGGAGCGACGCTGCGGCTGTTTGCGCGCTTGGCGCCCGCGGCTCGCACTAGCGCGCACGACCGCGCGCTTGGGTGCGGAACAGTGGAGGACAATCTGTTAAGCCTGTGGCCGCGAGGAGGCGTGCGCCTGTCCGCGTCCGCGCTGCCCCAGAGCGTGCTGAGTCGACTGCCGCCAAGGGGGACCCCGGGAGCCGCGAGCGATCTGCGGCGAGAGGTGAACGAGGGGTATCTGCACGTGCGCACGGGCCAGCTATTTCTGGTCGTGCCGGACCGCGAGTACTTTGCGGAGGGGTGGCCAGGGGGCAGCGCGACGGCGCTCGAGCTGCTGCTCGACGCGGCTCGAAGGTGCGGGTGCGAGGCCGCGGTGATCGGGGAGACCTGCAGAGACGCGGGCGTGCACCTGATTGACGACAGAGGCGCGCCCGCCGCCAACAAGGACCCCGAGATCGCGTTTACGGCCCGCGGTGACGACGGGCGGTCGGAGGGGGACACTCCCGCGACCCCAGCAGCGACACGCGCGGCACCGCAACAAAAAGAACCCGTACAAGAAACGCGAGACCGTCGCAGACCAGAGGTGGAGATGGGGGCGGGCGAGACGGGAGACCGGGGTACGGCAGACGATGACAGCGAGAACTTCATTGATTGGACCTTTTACCCGCTCGGAGATGCCATAGACCGCGTGCTATCGCATCCCACGGTGGGCAGCAAGGAATTCTGGGTGCGCCAAACAGACCGGTGCGGCGCGGCGGGCCGCACCCTTCAACAGCCCGGGGTCGGGCCGGACGACGTTCCTGTAGCGGACTACGCGCTGGTCCTGGAAGGACAGCCGTCGAGCCCTCCCGCCCGCCCCCGAGAACATCAAGCACGCGAGCTATCGCGCGAGGAGGCGCGCGCTTGGCTGCTGAACCCCGGCCCGTGTTTCTTCGCTCGAGAGACAGAGGAGATAGGAAATGCTCGTGAAGACGAAAAGCGGCTTCGATGTAGAGTGATGGCCACGGGAGAGCAAGGATTCAAAGGCCTGTTGAGCGCCGAAGCGGGTGCGCGATACGGGCTGTTTGAAGTGTTGACGAACATGATGTTCGGGCCGCCGGTGAAACTGGAATCGGTGCGCATATCCGCAGCGGCAGTTTGGGGCGGTGGCCGCGAAGCCCTCGCGGCTCTGAGGGAGGCGGCATTCACGTGTAAGGAGACGGCGCGCGAGCTGGGCGTGCAGCTGAGCTTCACGTCGGCGCGGGACCCGCACCACGAGGGGGTCATGCACGGGCGCGCCCTCGCGGCGCTGACGTTCACCGGGCACGCGCCTACGGCGGCGGGTCCGCGCGTGACGCCGGAGCTGCGCGCCTCCGGCAACACGTTAGCGCACGTGTGCTGTTCGCGAGAACTGCTGTTGGCCGGAAGCGTGTTCGAGCACGCGCTTACGGGAGTGCGCGGGCGCGCTCCAGAGATCCCGGCGTCGCGGGTGAGCGCCCTGTTCTACCTGTGCCAGCGGCTAGTGGCGGAGGGCCTGGCACATTCCGGGCACGACGTGAGCGACGGGGGGCTGATCGCCACATGTCTGGAAATGGCGGTGGCATCCGGCCGTGGCGTGTCGCTCCGCGTCCCGGAGTTTCTGAGCCCCGGGCCGGTGTTATTCTCCGAAACGCCCGGGGCCGTGGTTGAGCTTCGCTCAGAGGACACAGAGCGCGCATTGTCGCTCTGCGAGGAGTACGGGTGCCACTTCTACCCGCTGGGAAGCGTGGGCGAGCGCGGCCCCTCGCAGCCGGTGACCGTGACCCAGGGCGCGACAACACTGTACCGCCGGACCGTGTCTCAGGTGGCAGGCGCCTGGCGCGCGGCGAGCGACGCGGCATTTGCTCGCCACGCGCCGGGAGCGTCTCGCGAGCATATGGAGCTGCACCGAGGAGATTATGGCTCGACGCCGGCAGACCTGGGCGCGCTGGCGGGGGCGTGTCTAAAGTGGAAGCTGGCGCTCTTGCGCGCCCCGCAATTAACGCCGGTGGTGGCGTGCCTGTTGTTTCCTGGCTGCCCGGAGCCCGGAGGCATGGCGTCCGCGTTTTCGGAGGCCGGCTTTGAGGTGGCCCTGTTACACGCGGCGGAACTGCGCGCCTCGGGCCCCGCGGCGCTGTCACGCGCACACGGCCTGTCCGTGTCCGGCTCCCCCGGCGGCGGAAATCAAAGCTACGCGCGGGCGCGGGCGCTCGTATACGGCGCGCTGCGAGACCCGATAACACTTCAAGCCCTGCTGTCCTTTTTCTCGCGCCGAGACACCTTCTCGCTGTGCTGCGGAGAGTTAGGGGTGGAGCTGCTACTGAGCCTGAAGGTGATCGGGTGCGACGCTAACTTTGACGAAACGCCGCTAAACATGAGCCCGTTACACAACCGCGCGCAATTGCGCGCGACGGCGTCGGGGCTCTACGAGTCACGGTGGCTGAGCGTGCGCGTCCCCGCGTCGCACCGCAGCATGCTTTTGCGCCCCCTATCGGGCACCGTGATTCCATGCTGGGTGCAGGGCGCGCGTCTAGGCTTCGCCTTTGACGCAGCCGTGTCCGCGTCCGCGTTCGAACAGAGGGGACAAACGCCGGCCATTTTCCACGGCGCTCGCGCCGACGAGTGGTGCGCGGCGCGCCACTACCCGCGCAACCCGTCCGGCGACGCGTGCGCCGCGGCGGGGCTGTGTTCATTTAACGGCCGCCACCTGGGGACGTTATTTGACCCCTCAGCGTCCCGGCTGGCGCAGCAGTGGCAGCACGTGCCCCAAAACCTCTCGGGGCTGCGCACGTCGCCGTGGGCCCTCGTGTTTCGACAGGCATACGCGTGGTGCGCGGCATATGGGTCGGAGAGCACGTGACTGCATTTTGCCGCAGCGATTCCAACGAGAGGGGGCCTTATAGACAGATTTTCGCCCCGCCCCACGTTCTACGCGCCCGCGCTCACTCCTATCCGGACGATGCCGCCATCTTTCCCCAACGGCCAACATATATAGGTGAGCTGGCGTCTCGAAATCGGGCTCTTACGTGAGGTGCCCGAGGGAGGGGATTATAGCACAGGAAGCGGTGAGGGTTTAGATGAAGTGGGACACGGTTTTGTCAGCGGGGCATAGTGGAGATAAACGGTTAGCCGTATCAAGATGTAATTCTTCTCAATGTATGTTATTAACAGACGCCGTAAATGGCCAAACGAAAGCCAAGCGCAATGCAGAGAGCGAGGTGTTACCACTGTCTACGGAGATACTGTCGTGGCTACTGCACGCAGCTGCCCAACATGCAGCGCCGCCTACCGGCAACAGAAACACTGCCCGGCCCCGCACCCACAACCCTACAGCCCAGACCGGCCTCAGCGATAGAAGCCGCGGACGGCTTAGACGCGGCCGCGCCCGGGCCAAGCCGTCCCTCGGCGCATCCACAAAAGTCCGGGCCGGTCCAGCCGACCATACTGTGCCCGCCAGTAAGATGCCCGCAACTCCAACACGATCACTGTCAATATGGACACGGTTACCAGGTACCTCATCATCACCAACAACAACAACAACAACAACAACAACAACAACAACAACATTTGTATCCGTGGCAAACAACTCCAGGTCAACGTCTGCCTGAGAGACAGTTACCCCTGGTGCCCATACCAATGTACCCGTGCTCGAGCCAGTTAGAGCCTTCGTTCTTTACCATGACTCAAACAACAGTGACCCAAGGGATGCCCTCGGCATCATTTTCTAGAAGGGATTGTCCTTTGAGACGGTGTCAATGCTTACGGTCTTCACAGGTCAGCGCGTCCGTGACCGCGTCAGGAACCATAGCAGCCACAGACGGGAACCGATGGCCGCCGTTGCCCATGTTTGACGACTCTGACTCTGGATGCGAAGGCGGGGCCCCGATCTGGGAGAACCTGTCTTGGCGCGGACCGGACGCGCCCAACGAGACCACCGGACCGCCGGCCCCGGAGACGCGCGTCCCACGCGACAACACAGGCGGCCACGATGTCCGCTCAAGGTTCAGACGCGCGCTAGCGCCGAGTCGCGAGCGTCAGCTGGGAGACCTAAACCTTACTGAGATTCTGGGTCCCATATTTAGACACACGGCCCGCCTGGGCGGCACCCAGCGGCAACAGTTTGGGCCCAAACCCGGACCGGGCTCGCAGAGAGCTATTTTAGACCCGACAAATTTGAGGGTTTGCCAGAGTGACTCAGGCAGAAACACTGTCTCGACGCCCTCGTCCGGGCTCTCTGCGGACACCAGTTCTGAAGAAATGTCCCTTTCGGCGTTCAGAGAGCCCCGAGGCTCCGTCAGGTCTACGACCGCGACGATTGCCCGCAAAGCGGCGCGACGGGCGGCCAGAGCGGCCGCTGCGGCAGAAGCGGCCACTCGGGCCCATGCGCAAGCGTGCGATATATCTAGAACTCCAACCATGTCAACGACGGCAGCGGTCACCGCGGAAGCCTCGCCCAATATCGCAATGCCGAAGGGCGGTATATTCTCACAAGATAATCACACCCCTTCTCCTCCCCACCTGACGAGAGTGGACGACGGTCGACAGACAGCGGTGACCGCGGCGCGGCCGACTTCGTGGACCGGTAAACACAGCGACCCCTCGCGGCAACTGGCCGGTAAGCAGACGCCCCAAAAGCGACCGCGCACCTCCAGAGCAAAAGACTGCCCGAACCGACCAACAAGCCCGTCACCCGCCCCACCCTCGCTATCACCCACGCCCTCCCCGTTGTTATTGCCGCCTAAAAAGCGCAAGCTGGAGGCCGTCGAGAGGCCACTTGATGAGGGCGAAGCCGTCGCCTACGTCTCAAAAGCGCGGCCCGAGCCGACTTCTCCTCCCGTTCTTCGGAAACGCCTACACTTGCCCAACTATCGCAAAGGGGAAGACAGCAATAGCTCTACGGACTCCTCCCAATACCGCGAAGCGCTGGCAGCATCCATGTCTGACATGTCGCGATGGGCCCAGGCGCGGCGCCAAAGCGGGGGCGAGCACGAAGACAGAAATCAACAAGCGGGCATCTGGGAGAGCAAAATGGATGCCAGCTCCGAACCAAACTGGGCGACCGAGATAATGGCGTCCGCGTTAGAGTTTTCCATCCAAGAACAGTCTCCAGAAACGACTCTGTCTAAACAGCATCCGCGGTCGAGCCAACAGCTGCCCAGAAAGGCTAGACAAAAAACTAAGCACGTGATGGAGCGAGAGGAGGGAAAGAAGGGGGAGACGAGAAAGAGACGAACGGGCGTTCCCAAGAGCACAGAGAAGACGGGTGCCAAAAAGGGAAAGATGCAGATGAGAAAGACGGCGGCTGCGGACAGGGCCCGCGCGCCCGGCGGATGCGAGGGATGGGGCCGGGGCAAAAACAAGCGACGGGGCATCGCCAGATACGAGTCACACATGGCCACCCTCGAGACGCGCGATGCACAAAAGAGCGACCGCGCGGGTCCGAGCCGGAGAGGGCCGGGAAGCTCTGACGCCGCCCTCCCTCCAGCCTCTGGCGAACGACGCGCCAAGGGCCGCTACAGCCAGAAGCCTTTCGTGACCGACCCCTCCCAAATTCCAGCCAAAATTCAAGGGAAGCGGTTGTTTTTTAGCCGCTTCTTCGGGAGCCAGACCAACCACGTGCCTGGCGTCCCCTTCAAGTACACTGCCATGATTACATCCCCATCCCCGCACGCGGTGTATAAGCTCTCGACGGCCCTGTGTTTTCCGGGCATGGTGAGCGGGCCGGTGACGTGTCTGCCGCAGCACCCCGGAGACCCCCCGGACAGGCCCTACATCTACACCTGCACGGTATACTGCCAGAACAGCGGCCAGCCCCGACTAATCCTGGACGCCTTACAGCTGGTGTGTCACCTGTACGCCAGGGCAGAGCTGCCGACCGTGGTTTTCGGGCGACACAGCCGCCCGATTCCGGTGGGTCCGTACGTGTCCAGCGACGACAGCGACGAGGATGACTGGGCGTCACCGAGTGCTGGCAATCGGCCAGGAAATAGTTTGCCCCGGCCCCGGAGCCCTCTGCCGTCACCTCCCACGCCGGAACCTTCGGCGGGCCCGCCTTCCCCCGCCTCGTTATTTGGCAACGGATTAGACGTCAGCTCCGAGCTCTGCGAGACCGGAATGGCCCCCGTGACCCCGGACCGTCTGCCGCCACCTCCCACGCACGAACCTTTAACATACTCCCCGTCTACCGCTTCCTCCTTTTTGGCAGCGGAGTAAAGGTCAGTGTCCGGCTATTGAGAAACTTAAGACTTCGCCCACGCGAAAGGGGAAGTCTTTCCTAGCCAAAGGGCAGCCTCATTTGCATATGATCATGAATAAACACGGTTACTTGGCTCTCCATGCTGCGTGTTTCGATTAATTGGCGACACCGACGTTTGCGAGACGGCGGATCTCCGCGAAGACTCTTTGCGAGCCCGGTGAGGAGACGGGGGCGCGCCTCGCGCTGACGGGCGCTCCTGTTGTCGGCGGCTGGGCACTTCAGTGGGCAACATAAATAGAGTGTCGTCTATTCTGTATTTATGTAGCCGACTGTGGTGCCCAACGGCCGTGGCTAACGACGGGAGAATTAGGGGAGGGCGGAGACATTTTAAGAAAGAATGCTCGAGGGCTCTTAGGGAGCGTGAGAAGTGAGCCGGAGCTTCGTGCGTTCGCACTCAGCGAAACTTTGACTCCCTTCTCAACGCCCCCGGGTCCGCGGCGACGCAACGCGGGGGTCAAACACCTTCGAGACGGAGAGGAGACGAGCGCGAAGACGGCCGCGTTTCGCCGCCACGGTAGCGGGCGGAGACCGACCGCGACAACCCGCTAACCCCTCGCTGGCCGCCAGCCTCTGGTGCAGCATGGACCAGTATCGTTTAAGTTTTTATGACACTATGCTGGTCTATGGCTCACCGTAGGCCGACGAGCCGATATTGCGCCGCGTGCGGCGCATACAAAAGACGGGAGGGGGGAAGGGTCACGCCGAGTGAGTAAGGAGGCGGGTAAGGATCGCAGTGAGGGATTGAAGACGCCGGTCTCGGAGGGGCATAGTGTGGCTGTGCCTCATTTTGTCGTAACAGGACCGCTAAATGACGCCGGCTCCGCTAAGCTCCAGGGTCCTCTAACGACGCTCACATCGTAGGACGCGCGCCAGGGAGGGGATGACGCGCTGCACTCTCTCTGCCAGCCAAACGCGAGCGGGTCCGCGAATCTCCCGTGAGTCGAGCGAACCGGCCCGGGAGCTCCAGTGGGTCGCACTCTCACGAGGCTGTTATATCGAGCACGCATCTGAGAGCGTGTCCCGCTGAGGCTCCTTCGGGCGCTCCGCGTCAACAGAGACGTCGCGGCCGTGGCAGCAGCTCTCCGAAATCACGGGCGATCCGAGATGACCCGCAACCTCTCCGGGGCGCAAGCTGGGAGAACGTTTCATAAAGTCTCGGGTCCCACTAACATCTTTATGAAATGGTTCTTCCGCATCCGTCCGAGAAGGTAGAGCGACAACACCGGAGAACCGAAAGATGGTGGGGAGGAGAAGAAAAATAAAATGGAAGGGCCAATAGATTTGGTTGGGTGGGGGATGGGGGTGGGGTGGAATACGTTAGGCGGGATGGGCGGGGGGAAATTCGGAGAGCTATGCCGGGGCGGGGAGGATAGAAAGCTTACCAATAAAAAAATCAATAAAAATCACAATCAAAGCTATCTGTGTGCTCCTGTGCGTTTCTGGGCCGTGTGCTGGGCGTGACGTCACAAAAACGCGACGGAAGCGGGTTGGAGTCCCGAGCTAGGGCCGTTAAGGGTGGCGTTGCAGCGGAGACAGTGGGCGTTGCAGCGGAGACAGTGGTGTCTGTGTCGGAGGGCGGGGTTCGAAGCGAACACGGCTATGCCCCGGGGGAGGGGGTGCATAAAAGGGCCGGATGGATGCTTATGTCCAAACAGACCATCATGTACATTGATTTTGTAGGTGGGTGCCACTAACCTTAAAAGCCTTAAAAACGACGTCGAAAAACAACTCTGTACCTGATAAGCACAGAAACCAACGTCACTGGGCGGGGTGGGCAGACAATGCATCATCCGGATACAGGATGTTATGATTTGGCTGAATCATTCCGGATACAGGATGTTACTCACCTAAACTGCGTCACACAGCCCAAATATGGGATGCTGGCTGGTGACTATTGGATGAGTCACATGTGCTAAATTAGTAAGCGGTAGTGAGTCATAATGAGTCACATCCGGTGGGGTATGTGTAAACGGCATTTTTAAAGGAGGCGGAGTGTTAATGGCTATGGGTAGATGTTGGCTTATGGAGTTTTGTGGAGACGGGTATGAAGTTTTGTGAGGACCCGAGCGCTGGAGCTACGTGGAGAGCTCTGGCACCCGCCTATTCTAAATAATCAGGGGAGATTTATGTGGTGGGACTGGAGCTGCGTGGAGAGCTCTGGGACTGGAGCTGCGTGGAGAGCTCTGGCACCCGCCTATTCTAAATCACCAGGGGAGATTTATGTGGGGGGACTGGAGTGATTTTGAGAGTTGAGGGCTAGATGTCGCCGGGGTGGCGCGTTTTGGGTGCTTGTGCAGACTTTGGGGCGTTGGGGAGGCCGCGGCTTTGCAGGGACGGCTAGCCCGGGCCGTCCCCTCCAGTTCTCCCGGCACCGGCTTGCCCCGTCGCCCAGACCCGGTTTTCCCCCGGCTGTGCTCCCCGGCTCGGCCCGTCGCTCCCGGTTCCCCGGGGCCCGTCGCTCTAGGTTCGGCGAGAGGCGGCCGGCACCGGGTTCCCCCCGCTGCTCCAGTCGCTGCCGGCCCCGGTTTTCGGTTCCCCGGGGCTAGCCGCTCCAGGTCCCGCTCCGGTCGCTCCCGGTTCGTCGGGAGGCGACCGGCCCCCGCTGCTGCTCGGCCTGGCCGGTTGGTTCCGGTTTGCTGGGGCCAGCGAGCCCCAGCTCCCCCGCTGCTCCGGTTGCTCCCGGTTCGTCGGGGGCGACCGGCCCCGCTGCTCCTCGGCTCGGCCGGCTGGCCCCGGTAAACCGGGGCCAGCCGGGCTCGGTTTTCCCCCCACCCCCGGTTTGTCGGAGGCGGCGGCAAAAAACCGAGCCTGGTTTTTTTGCCGCCGCTTTCCAGCCAGCCGGTTTCAGCTTTCTCCCGCTGCTCCGGTCGCTCCCGGTTCCCCGGGGCCGGCCGCCCCCGGTTTGACGGAGGCGGCCGGCCCCGGTTTTTGTCCAGCTGCTCCTCGGCTCGGCCAGCCGGTCCCGGTTCTCGCTCCGCTGCTCCGCTTGGCCGGTTCCGGTCTGCCCCGCCGCTCCGGTCGCGCCCGGTTCTCGCTCCGCTGCTCCTCGGCTCGGCCGGTCCCGGTCTGTCCCGCCGCTCCAGTCGCTCCCGGTTCCCCCTCCGGTCGCGCCCGGTTTTCGCTCCGCTGCTCCTCGGCTCGGCCGGTCCCGGTCTGTCCCGCCGCTCCGGTCGCTCCCGGTTCCCCCGAGCCGGCCGCCCCCGGTTTGTCGGAGGCGGCCGGCCCGGGGTTTTTTTCGCCTCGCTGCTCCAGTCGCTCCTGTGGGGGGGAAGGGAAAGCAAACGCGCTCAACTCACCTGCGGCAGCACAGCCCACACCTCGGCGCGAACAACCTGGGGCGGGCACGCCCGCACCTTTATATACCCACACTAAAAAGGCGGAGCTTACACCGGACGTTGCGCAACCCCAAAATTGCAGCTGCGCCCACACCCAGATGAGTCACACGGATGACTCACCAAACTTCCGGTTGAGCAGGCATAGGGCCGGCTCCCATAGCGGAGGGGCAGCCTGCAAGCGAAAGGCCGGGCTCTCAAATGGGCAGCGCTAAAGCCTTGCTTTACGGCAACGCGCTGCCGTAAAACGTTAATTCGGCGCGTTGCCACAGCAACAAACTGGGTAGTTGAGTGGTTAACAACATATCTACCCTTGGTTACTGGAAGTTCGCTATGGTAACGCGTTGCCGTAACGCGCTGCTGTATAGCGTTGTCGTAATTAACTACTGTATAATCTAACGGTTAGTGTAGCGGATAGTCCAATGGGTAGCTACATTACTAGCCTGGTTTATAGGGGGCGCTACAGCAGCGCGTTGCCGTAGCGCCCCCTATAATATAAATAATATAATGTTAATAATATAATATAACATATAATATAATATAATATATAATATATAATATAAACCCTCCCCTAACCCCCCCCTTTCCCCTCCCTTTTTACCGTTCCGCTCCACTGCATTCATGGCACCCGTCCAAACCGCAAAAATATTAGTCACATGAAACAATCAGCCAATCACATCGCATCTTAATAAGCACGCCCATAACAGCGTCCTGGCCAATGAGCACACAAAAATGTCGGCGCGGACATTAGACGTCATAACCCATAAAATAAAAGCCAATTATAATTCTCAATATTAAACAAGACCCGCCTCTAAAGTACGCCCACTTTTACGCAAAAAGCAAAGATATAATTTCAAGATATAATGTAACTTCGATTTTAGTGTAGTGGTAACTTGATAGGCGTGCCAGAGACTAAGTGTCGCAGCACAATCCCCGTTCCAGAGACTAAGTGTGAAGCTCTCCGCAAAAAAAAAATCGGTGGTTGAACCCCCGGTCACAAATTTCAAACTTTTAAGCTTTTATATTTCTATAACATTTAGATGTATAACACATAACTTATTTGATATTAGAATCAAACCTGACTCATATTCAAGTCACTTCCACTTCCTGTAAATGTGTCACCGGAAGCTCAAAGGGTGGAGTTTTATGAAAGTTAAACTATATTTTAGGGCAAAGTCTCGCAAACCAATTTCGCGCGAGGAGCCTGGCTGTGTGTTTGCTTTTTCTCCCCCTCTACCGTGCACTAAAATTTTTTGAGTTGAGCCGTTTTTGTGCTTATTTACTCTGGCATCAATATTAGGCCCGGCTCTGTTTGCTTGTTTAAGCGTATCGGGAAATTCCCGAAAAAGTCCACAGTGTTCATTAAGGTTTCGTTTTCTTTTTCTTTGTTTCTTTTAAACAAAGTTTTTCTTTAAGGTTTCGCTTTCTTTGTTTCTTTTAAACAAAGCTTTAAACCCTCTGGGCGTTAAAAAGAAATGGGCAGTTTTCAAAGAAGCAAATCGGTGAATTCCAAGATAAATTCCAATCTTGGGAGTGTCGTGAACATGGCAAAGCGAGGATTTATTAGCTCGAGTTTAGACCAGTCAGAGACCGCGCGGTTCTCCGACCAGTGTCTTGCGTTTGGCGCTACTCTGCTTCGCACGACCCTCAAGCGCACCGATCGCCTCCCGTCGCCAATTATCCGCTTCTGTCGCATAGCTGTTATCCTTGCCGCCAATCCGCGCCTCCTCGCACCGCCATGGCTCGACGGCTCACAGTCGCTTCGTGCGGGTCCGTATCGCTGCTCGCAGCCTTCGCCGCCGTCCTGCTTATCGGATGCCAGCTTGAATCTGGTGAGGCGCTACCTCTGGGATCGAGGTCCGCTGACTCGCGGTCCGTTGACGGACAACGAGTCCCCGCGCCTCAAAACAACTATCCGGGACTGCTGCGGGATCTGCGCCTTGGCTACGAAGGCTTTAAACAAAAGGTCACTGACTCTCACCCTGACGAGACTCTGCTCGGCAGCTCGCGTCTTGCCGGAGACTTAAAAGGCCCGCTGCGCTGCCAAGCGCTTTCTGAGATGATCCAGTTTTTACTCCAGGTTGTTTTGCCGGATGCCGAAAACTCGCGGCAGGACCTGAGAAGTCAGTTTTCCACTCTAGGCGACCGCATCACCGGGCTGCGCCAGCAGCTTCGCCGTGACCCAACCGTGTTTCCCTGCGAGAGTCGCAGCGATGGGGTCTCGGACCTGCGCTCTGCTTATACTCGCCTTGGCTCAACTGGGGCCGAGAAGGTCCTCAGCGAGTTTGACATCTTCATCAACTACATTGAGGCTTACGTCACCTCCGTGTGAACAATGCCCTCTCGACAGCAAACATGGGGAGGGGGGGCGTGCGGTACACTGACCTTCTGGTCGCAAGACCTGCTTCGTATTTCTAGCGTGCTTGCATATTAAATGTCTTTGCTTTGTTGCAATAAGCCCAGCTAACGATGGGCTCTTCCGCAACTTCGTCGTGGAGCGGTGGGTTTGCACACAGTTTTGGTTCCAGGCCATATGTGCCCCAAAACGTGTACGTGCCAGAGGACATATATCTTTCTCCCGGGGGCGCCCTGGGTTGGAGCGCGCTGCCGCTGCAGATGCGCCGCCCCCGTTCTACGATTGGCAAGTTAACGGCTACGCCCAAGAGCTGTGAGTCACTGGGGTTTTGTCGGCTAAAGCCAATGCCTGTTCGGGGCGGCGGCCGTGTTAATCTTGAGCCGCGCGTGAGGGCGAGCAGGGCTAAAAGTGGGCGGTCTGGGGCCCGTCGCGGAAAACATAAGTAGCCCGCCGGGCAAGCTATCATCTATTAAACCTTCGCGCGTGCTTCACATTCACATCTATCGCTTTGGGCGCAAAAAAGTTGTTCCAGTCCTGCTTTGAGATGCCGAGCACCGCATCGCGCCAGACGCGGCCGCTCGTCGCCGGAGACCGCGGGGGCGTAAGTTCCATTCGCGGAAAAGGACGTCGCGCCCCCTACGTGCCAACGCCGTCGCCTCCCCAGCCCGTGCTTCAGCCCGCCGCAGGTGGAGTTGCCGCCCACGCCACGCCGGTGCCGGTGTCGTCAGCCATGCGCAAGAACGCTCCCTGTCTTTTGAAGAGTGTGGCTCGCAGCACCCAACTGTAGCCAGCCCCCCCTTACCCCCCACTTCGCCCGCCGAAGCTGCAGCCGGCTTGTGACGCGAGTGTTAGTTTCTGCTGCTGGCCTGTTGTGCCACCTAGTGTCCAATATATGCAACTGCATGACAGTTGTTTAGCGCCTATCTCTGCTTTGACTAAATAAAAATGACACGCGTGTTTACATGTATCGTGTGGAAGTGTTTTTTTTTGAGATTAAAGATACTGGAGCCACTGTGTATTTTGTCAATTTATTTTTATTGTTCAAAACAAAGCGATTAACTCTATTATCTTGCGCGCGGGGGATGGGCGATAGACTGAAGGCGGTGCTCTTATCGTGGACTACGGAAGTGCCCGGGGGTTACTCTATATCGTACACGATAGCTGTGCCCGTGATGATTTCTTGCTTGAGCTCGTCTGTGTAGTCCAGCGATGCCACGGCCTCGCAGATGGAGGCGTCCGCCACACTCACCGTTCGCTCTGGCGCACCGGTAGGACGCAGGGCTAGGACGTACTGGTCGTGTACACAGTCTAGAACCACACTGTACGCTGGAAGGTTGTCGGTTAGAAGCCGTAAACAGGATTCGCTCACGTGAAGGCTCTTTGTTTTAAAAATGGCGTACATGCTCAGCAGTCCCGTTTCGGTGCTCTCGGTAAAAATCGGCAGGGGGTCGTGGCAAAACGTTTTCAGGACGAGGAACCCGTACAACAGTCCCGGTTGACGGAAGCTCTGTTGCACCGCCGACATTGAGTGGCTCAGGAGGGACAGGTAGAAGGCTTTGTGCTGTACCACCTTGTCCGCGTGGTTGTAAAAAGACAGGGTGACTGAAAACAGTTCCTCGCAGCAATCTGTGCTGGATGTTCCCGGGCTGCCCGCGCCTGTCAGGCCCGGCGCTCGCGCAGAACCCGCACCGCCGCTGCCTGGACCGCCGCCTGTCCCTGTACCGGCCTGTTGCCCCATAGTGGAGGGTGAGCAGTATGAGCAGTAGAACCCCATGTTTGACGAATGTCCAAATGGAGATAACACCACGCAGCGTCCTGGCGCCACTTGGCTGATATCCAGTGGCAGCAGTATGGTTTTTGATGTGCATATGGGCGTGTCCATCTCGCGGAGAAAGTCGCGCCCCAGCTCCCCGTTGCGGCTTATGGCGTCAAAGAAGTTGGAGCTCGTCACCATACACTTTGCGCCGCCGGTTGAGCTTTTACTCCGCACGCTGCGCGCAGCTCTCGATGTGTGGGTTGCGCTCGATCTCACCGACCCTGCACGCTCGTATGGGGCATAACGGTCGCGGCGACGGTGTTGTCGTGTGTTGTACCCGTGGTCATTTCTCACAGGAGTCTGCGTCTGCCGTTGGCGCTTTGGGTGGCGGCGGTCGGGTTGGAGGGTCTCTTGATCGCCCCCTTTCTTCTCGGAGAGCGAGACGCCCACCTTGGACCGCCGTGAGCGGCGGGAGCATCTGGACTCCGTGTCGTCCACGTCGTGATGGGCCATGCTCACGCGCGTTGGAACCGCGCGTTGGAATGTGAAGTCTAAAGTCCCGCGCAGCTTCTTTTTCCTTTTATATCTCCGTCTCTGCTAGCGGAAAGCCACGTGTGTCTCAGATGCACTGGGTGGGGCCCTGGGCGGGGTAATCATGCGTATACGCGCGCCGTTTGGGCCGCCGACACTAAGTCAAATTTGTGCCTGCGGAGTGCCAGTTCCACCTCACGCAAGATGTCCGCGTGGGTGGTCTTGTTAATTTTGCAGAACTGAGACGCCTTAAAAATTAGCACAAGCGTGTCTGTAGCCTCGCAGTCAAATAGTCGGTTGCGGTCTAGCAGCAGGCCCGCTGCCAGTGCCGCTTTCAGTGGGCGAATGTTTTCCTCGGCTGGGATTTTAAATAGCACGTCAGGGCTCGTGGCGCGTGTGTTAGACGCGCACTGCGGGTCACAAAACATGTGCTTGTGTAATTCCTGCGGCGAACATGCGCACAGCGTCTCCCGCAGAATGGGGTCTGTCACGAATGACAACGCCCCCGGACCGCGTAGCAGCAGCGACACGCGGTCCAACAGCTTCACGTTGTTATCCAGCGATGTGAGAGCGTGCTCGCGCAGGGTTGCCAGGGCCGAGTGTGCGTCTGGATGGGCAGCCAGGCACTCGCACGGCACGCACACCGACGCCGTGGCGTTGCGTGTGTGGAGTCCAAGGGTGGGCGCCAGCAGGCACGGCCCCTGACACTGGTCGCCGTCTTCCGGGTACTCGAAGCTGCCGCACGGGAGCGGTCGCTGGCGCACGTGCGTTGCCACTAGTGCCTTGTGTTGCGCGCTCAGTAGCTCGGCGCCTTCCCACGCGGCTAGGAAAAAATCCAAGATGCTCTCTTTTCTGGGTCCCTGCTGGGCGTTTCCAAACGCCGCGCGCAACAGCTGTTCCTCTGGCGCTTCTGGGGACGGGGGCGGCTGTTCCAACTCTGTGGCCGGAAGCGGGGGCTGATGCGCGTCTGCGAAAAGTGGGCGCGGTGTCGCGGACGCCTCCGCGTCCGCAGTTAAGGCGCAGCACGCGTCGCCTGCCGCACTGCCCTTCTCGCCCTTGTCTCCCTTATCGCCCTTCTCCCCACTCCCGCCTCGCATCGGCGCCCACGTGGTGCGGAAGCACATCGGGCTCGACAGAGCTCCGGTTAGCGCTCCCCTCATAAAGTCCGCCCGCAGGTACTGCAGCGTCGTCCTCGTCAGCATACCAGCCTTCCCGCCAATCGCCTTGAAGCATCTCTGTACGAGAAAGTGCAGGAGCACGTCGACGCCAAGGATTCGGCCAGGGAAGAGCAGGCTGAGGCACTCGGACTCGCCGGAGAAGTGGGTGTGGATGACTTCGCACAGGTCGGCGGCGAGCATGACCGCCGCGGTCCAGGTGCGCGGGGCGTACAGGGCGACCAGGCACACCGCGGCGTAGTCTTCGTAAAAGCTCAACGGTGGCGCGCGGCGCTCGACCAGCGCCGCCAACAGCTGGCAGATCTTGCAGTGGGACGCGGGGCTCAGCGCCTCCTCCACGTGTCTCAGCACCGGACAGTCCAGTGCGCTCTCCGGGTTCCCAGGCATGAACGAGAATCGCAGTAACGTCTCGATCTCGCCGGCGTGCCTCTCCAGCGTTGTCCGGCGCCACGGCAGGAACTCGCTCGAGCCCGCGGGCTCTAAGGCCCGCTCCATGTTCCCCGTCCTGAATGGCGAAGAGTCTGTCTTTGCGCGCGCGATAAGTAAGTCGCCCCGCCGGGGCACTGTTTCGCTCGCGGACGTGTTTTGGGGAAAAGGTCACAGAGCCCGCCCGCCGCTAACGCAAGAGCCGACTTCCTCTCTGCGGTTGTTACGCAAGGGGCTGGGTCGTCTGCGCTATTATAAAAGACTGCCACGCCCGCTTAATGGAAAGAGGAGGCTCCGAGCGTGTTCCTGGGAGGGGTCACATGGAGACACTAGAGGCCACGCCCAACTCTCGCGACCCGGACGCGCTCGACTTCGAGCCCATGCTGCCACCGGATATGCGGGTCATTGCTCCGACTATATATGCGCGGCTCAACATGCTAAATTACTGTCAGTATTTGAGGGCCTTCGAGCGCGCTCGCGCCGGCGAGATCTTGTGCTGCGAGCACGGCGCCGTGCTGACCGGAAAACTAGAGGTCATAAAGCAGCTCATCTCCAAGATAGTGGACGCGGACAGCGTCTTCCGCTCGGTGGACCAAAACCGTCCCGGCAGGTGAAGCCTGGAGGGGGAAGGGGAAAGGTGCGTTTAGGTGTGTGGATAGCGCTGGTGTGCTACATCGCATTTCTTGGCCTCGTGCTCTTCTATCCGCCCCTGCCCTCGGCCCGCCTCCGCCATGAACAACGCGCGCCGTTTAATCGACGAGCTGTGTCACATCGTGACATCTTTCATCTGTCACCCCGGTATCCGGGTCGAAATCGAGAAGTGCCCCACCGGGCCCCACGTTTTCGCCAAGGGGGGCACTCAAGCCATCTGCACCGTGAAACTCGAGCACGCGCAGATTTACAACATCGAGTTCGTCTACCGATACTGGACGCACAAGCTAGAGACGGTGCGCTACCCGTTTTCTCCATGTTTCATAATATCCAACAACGGCCTGGCGACCACCCTCAAGTGCTTTCTCTGCGCACCGCAAGACGTAGCGGCAGTCGCCTGCGCTGGCCGTCAGCCTATGGACTCAGACGTGCCGTTGCCCAAAAACGCTTCCGTGGTCATCTGCCAGGACGACTTTGTCAAATTCAAGACGCAGCTGCTCTTCTCCAAAGACCTAAACATATTTAATTCAATGGTCGTCTGCCGTACATATCTCACCAACCAGCGACAGACGCTACAGTTCCTCGTGGTCAAGCCGAAGAGCCAAAAGCGTGTTAGCACCATACTCAGAATGATCTCTGAGACGTTGGGCCTCGGTGCCCCAGAAGAGGGGCGTGGCGACGAGTGCGACGCCCCGCCCTTCCTGGAGCGCGTGGCGCCACGCCGCCCCATTCGCGAGTCCTCCCTTTCGCGCTGCCACCAGAGGCGCCCGCGCCGCCGCGAAGCAGACTGCGACGGCGGCTCCGAAGGAAGCTACTCGGACGCCGAGGACGACATCGCCGCACCCAAGCCCCAGACTTCGCCGTTGCCGCGCGACGCCCCGCTCAAGCGATGTCGGGGCCCGGGCCCTCGGGTGGAGGAGGGCGAGAGCTCGGAGGAAACCGGGGGTCGGGCAGCGCGCCGGTCCCGGGGGGCGCTTCGGCGCCTGATTTGGGGCCCCTGTGGGCTCTGCCTGTCCGTCTTCGTGGGATGTTTCCTAGCCTCGGGGCTCGCGTACGCGCTGCTGATGGCCAGGTCGTAGCTACCGCGGCTCTATCAGAGCTGCTCGAGTCCCTTGGACTCGCGGTGTCCGACTTCGTCGCTTTCGTCACATTCGGGGCGGCCATGCCTCACCTCGCTAATCTCCGGCCCCTTTCTGACCTTGAGACCGTGCCATACCTGGGGGCGCTCGCCGAGCGCCTACGGCTCAGATGCGCCGGCTTTTGCAGCGTGCTTGATGGGGCCGCGCTGCATCATGACCCGGCCGCGCTCGCACAGCGTCTCTTTCTGGCCCACGCTATAGCCGTTGGACTCGTTCTACCGGATGTCCGCGGCGCTGTCGCCTCCGGACTTGACGCCTTGCCCGCCACCTGTTGGCCCAAGTATATGACCATGCCCTTTCGTCGCGCCATTAACTGCTTTTTAGAGGACCTGCGCTTGGACCTTAAACACCCGCTTGTGAGCTGCGTGACCGTGCCCTTGGCTTCTGTCCTGACACTCAAAAAGCGTGTCCGCTCCCGGAGCTTCGCGCAGGAGGCGGTCTCTGTTGCAAACCGGTGCCGCGACGCGGAGAAGGCCACGGACCCTGCCGCGCCACGCATAGCTGACGCAGATACCGGGCGCAAAGTAACGCTGGTAGCGCCTGCGCCGTCGCGCCGCCGGGAGGCCGTGCCTGCTTTCAATGATGCGCACGACGCCTTCCTCGGAGAGCACGAGCGCGCACTGCTCGCCGCGCTTCGCGGATCCGCCCCTGACGTGCCTTGCGGGAACCCATTTTCCGCCATGGTGCGCGCCCTCGCCCTGCGCGCGGCCACCAAGGCCGCGCGCGTCGTATTTCCCGCCAATGTTGAGCGCTGCCCGGTGGCGGCGCCAGAGCGGGATCTATACTCGCGCGTGCTCGCGCACAACGTCCTCTGCTCCTCCTTCTCCCTGCCCGTCATCAGCGCGCACGTGGCGCGCGCCGTGTTAGAGAGACCCCCCGGCGCCGGCCCCAGGGCCGTTCTCTGCGAAGGCTGTGGACACTGCCTTAACTTTGGGCGTGGCAAGTTTCGTCGTGTTGACTTTAAGCCCACCAGCGTCTTCTATTGCCGCGATCGTCGTGAGAAACAGCTATCGGTTTGTGCCACGACCGGCCGCGTCTACTGCTCATACTGTGGCTGTGCTGATGTGCGCGTCGTGCCTCTCTGGGACGCCACCGGGGGGCGTCCCATCGTCCGCGCGGTCATTGCTAACAACGCCGCGTGTGCCGTCAATGACGCTCTCTGCGAGCTAGACGTGGTGGTGCCGTGCCTCTATTCTTCAGTCTGTGACGCTGGTGTGCTTAAACGTGTCCTGGTCGGGCAGCTAATGTATTTAACCTCACGGCCAGAAAACCTCGCGTGCGCTCGCTGTCTTCAGTGACCATCTCTGCACGCCTCCGCTTGTGAGCTAACGCGTGAGTGGGCCCTCTAGCGGCCTGAGGCGGACTTGCCGGGGCCTTCGATGTGCGTGCCCGCCCTCGTGTGAATAAGGATACGCCGGGACACCAGCTACCGTCGCCGCCGCTGCATCCGCCATGAGCGCCGCCGCCGAGCACTACCTGGTATTTCCGGTGGTGCAGGGGCGTCTCGATAATGACTTCCCCGGCCACCCCCTGGTCCAGCACCTCAACAACATGCAACAAGGTGTGTTGAACGACGAGCAGTTTGTGCTGGCGAAGCAGTCGTTCCTTACCTTTCTCATTGCGCAGGCGGCGTACGATGGATACTTAGACAGGAACGCCGGCATCCGCCGTAACGTGCATGACTACAGCTCCTTGCCGGGAGGGTCCGGAGGCTCTGGCATTCCACCGCCGCCTCCCCCGCCTCCCCCGCCGCCATTTCCGCAGCCCGCTGACCCTTCTAACCCTCAAGACCCTAACGCGTCCTCGCTAAACAGTAACCCCGCGGACCCAAACCAGTCTGATCCAAACAATCTGCCAGATCCGAATCAAAACAATAATGGGCGGCCACAGAGGAACCACAAAAAGTGATGGCGTGTTCCCTAGATGGCGAGAAGAAACGCATGATGGACACGTGGACTAAAGATACATGGTTTTTATTCGGTTTACCGTGTGGAGCATTGTGTGCGTGGTTGTGGCCACCCTGGTTTTCAGGCGCCTAATAAAACGCAGCATTGTATCTCTCCCGGCCTCTACTTCTTCATTGCCAGTCGCGAAGCTCTCGAGTGATATGCTGTCCAGGTTGTCCGACAGCGGGGTGGCCAGTGGGCGGGGGTTCAGCAGCACGCTCTTGTCTTGCGCTATCTTCTCAATGGTCAGGAACTCGTGTTCAAGGGGCTTTTTGTTGCGACGCGGACCGCGGGACCGCTTCTTATGGGATTTGTCCTTTTGTTTCTTTGGGGGCGGTTGGGTTTCCGGGGGGCGCGGGGGCGGCACACTCTCTGGAAAGGCGGCGGATTCTAGGCTGTTTGTGTCATCGCGGGCCGGGGCGGAATCGTCTCCGGATCTGTCCCTGTTGTCGTCAAGGTCATTGTCATTCAGACAGTCCTCATACACATCTTCGTCACCGTCATCGTCCTCTCTGTCATCATCGTCATCGTCATCGTCGTCATCTCTGTCGTCACTGTATTCTCCCTCCGCTCCCTCGCTGCAGCTTTCATCATCGCTCCCGCCGTCGCTCTCGCTCTCGCCCTCGCCCTCGCCCCCGCTCTCACCTATCTCGTCCTCCCTCACTCTATACTGGTAGTTGTCGTCTCTATATTTTTCCTCCTCATCCTCCCCACTGTCATTTTCGGTGACGCTAGAGCGTCGGTAACGTGTCCAGTCCCACTCCCATGGCTGCTCCCGACTAGCTATAGAGAGCGACTCTGCGGCTTCATCTCTAATTTGCTGTTTTGCGCTGCTCCTGTCTTCGAGCAGGGAGTGTCCAATGTCGCTCTCCGAGAGGCGCATGTCTTGTAGCAGCTCGGGCAGCCAGTCTGCCCGCTTGTGCAGATCCCAGTGGCGATAGTCGTCTGCCGCGGTCTCTGCCAAGGACATGGCCTGTGACGAGGGCGTGTTGGGATAGATGACCGACGCGGGCCCAGATCGTCTCTCGGAGCCGTACCCCTCCTCAGAAACGGACATGTGTGACACCGCACTCGCGCTATCGCGGCCGGTATATGCCGCTTCACTGGGACGCGCTGCCGGGTATCTGACCGAACCCGCCGCGGTCGGGCCTCGAATGGGGACGCGGCTCATTCGGGACTGGGTCGGCGGTAGCGCCACAAACTCGGTGTTTTCGGTTGAGAGCGCCGGGGGGCGCGAGGGCGGTGCCGCCGATTTGGGCGCCACGGTCGATGCGGGTGAGTGGCGCGCTGCGGAGGCGGCGCGGTAGATTGCGTCAAGGGCCGCCCTTCTTCGCGCCTCGTCTCGCGCCCTCTCCAGATCGCGCACGTGATCGACTCCGCCCCGTTCGTCTTTGGGGGTTGGTCGCGGCGCGCGCTCTCCATCACTGGGGAGCTGCGCCTGTTTTTTATCTGGGAGCTCGCCGGTAAGATACTCGTTGCGCTTTTCGGTCAGCCACTCTTCAAATTGTTTCATTTTGTTGTCGTGGCCGCCGGCATCGTTGTCGAGCGCGGCGCCCTTTGCCGCGCGCTCTCGCTCGAGCTCCCTCTCGCGCTCTAGCGCAAGCTCCCGCTGGATTTGGAGCTCGCGGGCGCGTTTACGCTCCAGATCCTTTTCACGTTCCTCTGCTATCCTGCGCGCCAACAGTTGTTCTTGCTCGAGCGCCCACAGCCTCTCGCGCTCTAGCATCTGCTCTTGCTCTCGGATCTTGGCGTAGTCATCGCCCCATTCTCTGGGAAGGGGTAGATTGCGCCCGCGGTCTAGTTCCATCTCCCGTTCATTGTCGAGGCTGTGGCGCAGAGCGTCGTCTAGCTGTTGTTTTAGCATATTGGCCGCTTCGCGCTGGCGCGCCTGCTCTTCCTCGGCCATAGTCATAATTGCTCGCGCCGGGCTGTGTAGCGGGCTGTCGCGCGCCTTGGCGTGACGCTCGCCTCTGCTGCTGCTGTTGCTTTTTGCATAGCTTGCGCTAGAGGGCGTGCGAGCGGGCGCTACGCGCTCGGCCTGCCACCAGGATCGCGGCGAGCTAGTGCCCGACGGGGCTTGTGGCGGTTGGGCGCGGCTCCCTCGTTCGTCCCAGTTCATCTCTGACACGGCGGGGGCGTTATCATATGACACCGTTGCCGGCGTTGTCTCGGTGAACCTCTCTGGCTCATGTCGCTTGCGCGGCTGTGCGGTGTGGCGTTCGGGGGGCTTGGCGCTAGGGTACGAGACGGTTGCTCGCTCTGGGCCATGTCGGGCCATGGGCGGGGTTGTGGTCCACGCGCCATGTGGCTTTTCTTCCAGGAGCTCCGGGGGTGCTGCCTTTGGATAGGTTACCGCGACCCGCCCGGGGCTTTGACGACTGGATGGTAACTGGTCTCTTTGTGTCTCTGGGCGTGACGGTGACATGAGTTTGGTGTACTGTGGCACCGGGGCCGGAGACCACCTAGGTTGTGAAATGGACGGCGTTGACCGCCGCGTCTCGTCGGCGCGCGCGCTTGGGAGCATCTGCGACAACGCCGCGTCCCAACCTTTGTACTGGGACGAGTGTGGCGCTAACGGATCTGTTGCGTTCATGAGCTCCATGCTTTGCTTGAGAAGCTCTGGAGTCGATATGCGCTGGAGGAAGGTTGCGTCGTTAGTCGGGCTGGTGGGGGATTCTAGATCTAGTTGCCGCCTCTCCGTGTTTTTGTTTTCATTAGCTTCCTTGTTTTCTGTAACGTCTTTTTGTTCATGTTTTGGGGTTCCGGGTCTATCCTTGTCTTTGTTTTCGCGATTGCCTTTTCGCTGCACCAGTGGCAGTTCCGGGCCCGGTTCGGTTGGGAGGGGGATGTATGTCTCGGGCGCGGCAGACTTAACCGTCGCCTTAGGAAAGTCCAGCTCACCCAGTCGCCCCCGTGGTACTGGCAATGTTCGTTCCCTCTTCGAGGACAGCGAGGCAGATGACGTTGACGTCGTGTCATCTGGGTCCGAGAGGCCAGCGGGTGGGTACACCACGCGCGCAGACGCATAGTGTTCCAGCCGATCTCGCCTGTAATGTTCGCCCGCGGCCCCGTGTCTGTATGCCGGGTGCCGCGCGCCCGTGGGGGATGGGGCTTCTGGGCCGCGCCAGCGCTCTGGGCTGCGCAGTCGCGGCGACGTGACACTTTTGTCCTCTGCATCCAGGGAACTATCGTCCCTGGGTGTTGGCGGACGTAACGGCCGTGGGCGTGCCAGCTGGGCAGCGGCAGGAATGGGTGTTGGTCTCAACGGTCCGCTGGTGGGAGACGTTGGGCTTGCGGCCCCCCTGTCCCTCTCCTTGCCCTTTCCGGGCCGGCTCTTTGGTCGCCGTTGTGTGGGAGATACCGTCCCCGTCGGCGCCATGGGCGCAACGGGGGCGGTCGGTTTGCGTCCCGAGCCGCCGCTGCAGGCGCTGGCTCGGCTTTTTGGTCGCCTCAGGTGCTGCGGGAAGCGCGAGAAAACCTCGATTGGCGTTAGCTTGTCTCCGGCCTGGCGTGCCAGTGAGCGGTACACGCTCATCATCTCCTCCTCTGACGGATTCATGCAGATGTCGATGTTGGCCGTTAGGGTCTCCTCCGCCGCCCATTTTTCAGACTTGTCAAACACCATCGTAAACTCTGGCTGATCATTAAATCCGCCCCGCGGCGGCAAGTATGCGGACTGTACGTAGTTATGTCTGTTCACTGTCACTATGAGGGTGGCCTGTTTTGCATCGTCCAGCGATGCGTTTTTCTGTACCTGTAGCTCCCCGTCCAGCCACATGCATTGGCGGGTGAACACCGCAATCTCTTCGTAGGTGCTAGTTATGCCAATGTCACCTATAGCTTCGTGCACCTTTTGTCGCGGTGTTAGCGCCAGGGAGCGAAACGGCTCGGTCTCGCCTGTACAGTCCAGTAGCGGGGTCAGGAGTGACGCGAGCCCGTGCTCGAATGACACAATGACCGCATCGTCAGACTCGTAGTACAGCTGCAGCTTAACGTTCATCAGTATCGCGCCCATGGCCGCCTCGAACGCTGTCACTCCAGGCGGTTCCTTTGACAGCCCTCCGCGGCCCTGCAGCTGATACGTTGTCCCGGTTGGTATCCCGTACTCGTACGGGGGCTCTTTGGCCTCATTGGTTGTAAGTGGCACGGCATTTGGAATGTTGCCACACACTTCGGTTTCTACCAAGGCGCTCAGTAAATCGCGTGGGCTGCTTAGGTGTGAACTTAGCGGCCGCGTTGACGCCCACAGCTGCGACACGACCACGGGGTTGAGCACGTGAAGACCCCACAACAACAAAGAAATGCGCGCGCGCTTCTTATCTAGTCTATTCAGTTGTGAAAATAGAGGATCGCCCCACAGGTATGTGTCTAGTTGCGTAACAGTCCAGCGATCCTGGAAGAACAGCAGCGCGTTTGGCTCAGGTAGGCGCGGTGAAGGTGCCAGGGTGCCCGGGCCGTACTTGTTCTCCAGGGTTAAGTGACAGATCTTATCATGCAGGTGCGCATACACTATCCGCAGGGCCTCTAGCGCGTCTTTGAATGACGACTGTGCCATGACGCCCGCTATCACCTGTGGCCACATGCTCAGCATTATTTCAAGCCACTGTCGTGGTTTCACCGTCTGTTCCGTCACCGGCACCCTCGAGGCTGGGCGCTTTATGTCGCTCGACGCCAGGTGAGACAGTTGAGCCAGCAGCACCATGGCGGTGAACTCCCTGCCGCTGTCGCTTCCGCTGCTTGGCAATATGCTCTGCTCGTATGCCTGCAACACCTCCTGCGAATGCTTTGTGATGTTCGTCCACTGTTTGCCCAGCATGGCCACGACTTCGACGCCCAGCCTTGCGTTGAGCGTGCCCGGCAGGGGGCGCCCGTCGGAGTGGAACTCCCGCGAGAAGGACAGCATCTGCGTCTCCAGCACGTTGTCAAACACCGGCTGCATATGCAGCGGTGCGTGTCCGTTTGTCGGGACCAGCGTCGGCCGCGTTTCGTCCACGTGTGGTTGCACTTCCACCCATGGACCTGCCGATGTTGCGCTGTTTCGCAAAACCCCCAACAGCACCAGCCGTGTCGCTAACCGCGCCCCTGTCTCGCCGCTACCGCTGATGTTGGTCGGCCACAGGAGCGGTATGTCCTGATGCAGCGGAAGACTGTTAAACAGGGCCGCGTTTGAGGACAGGTAGTGATCTAGAAACGCATGCTTGAACTTGAGGTAGTGCGTTAGCTCGTGCACGCGCTTGGTCAACTCCGGGTCTGTGACATTCATCTTATTGTCCTTACATGTATCCACCAATTGTAGGGCCTCGTTTTGTTGCTGGCGAAGAAGATGGGGTAATAGAGTGTTCCTCGACATGCCCGCGATGTAATCGAAGCGTGCCAGCGTTTCGGATGCGCACTCGATGGTTTGGAGCATGTCTTCCAGCTTCTGGCGCCGCGCCGTCCAGGCCTTTATCGTCTCCTTTCCGCCCACGACGCGATTATGGTCAAGGGATTGGATCGCCGCCGCCAGGGTTGCTGGGTCCTGTGCCGCGTTTGCTTCGTCTTCCAACTGCGATAGGTGGCGCAGCTCGGCGCGTCGTCGCGATATCTCGTCTATCAGTGCAGAAAATCGTGTCTGGGGGACGGGGCGCGCCGCTAACATTATGGACTTTGCGGTCGTTTCCACCCAGCTGAGGTAATCGAGCGAGTCCTTGTAGGTTGGTCGGGACACGAGGGCGGGGTCGCGTGCCGCATCCTCGAAAAATTTGAACGGGTCTGTTGTCGAGACCTCCCGTCCCGCGATGGCCGTCGGTGCGTGGCGTAGCTCGTGCGTCACGGCCTCGGACAGTCGCGCCGCCGCCTCCTCGCGTGTCATGTGAAATTCCTTCTCGGCCGCCGCCATCAGGTTCTTGGACATCTCAAACCTGGAGCGCGTGCGCTCCACCAGCGCCGCGTCGTGCGCCAGCAGCGACGCGCGCATCAGCTCCGGCAGAGTAGCTGCCGTGGTTGTAGCTTCTGGAGGCATGTATGTTTTCGGTACCTGGCCCAATGCCGGTCCCGGTGGTGCCGTCAACAGCGTCCCGCTTTTGCCGGTCTCGCTGTTGGGCTCGTTGCGATGTCGCCTCAGGGCCTCCACGTAGTCGTCCACTTTTGAGGTCACGTCCATCACGTGATCTGTCGCCGCCGCCTCTAGCGCGCGGTACAGTTCGTCAAAGGTTGCGGCGGGGCCTTCGAGTGGCGAGTTCACGGTCGCTTGGCGCAGGTCGGTTGCGCCGATTGCCTGCTGCAGATGCATCATCAGCGTGTGCGCCGCTTCTGCCGCCGCGCTTACTCGCGGCAGCGTCACGGTGCGCAGGTAGAAGTTCGCGCGCGATTGAAACTGCCCTATCCAGTCTATGTTTGGCGGGGTGAATGGGGGACCGCCGGGCAATAATGATAAGAGGCGCGCGTCGAGCAGTTTTCTGATCTCGCCGGCAATGGCCTCCACCATTTTCACCAGCTCCGGGCCCACCTTCATCGGCATGGCCGACCCGGCGCGCATGTATTCGGTCGCAAGTGCCGTCCAGTCGTCGGCACCCAGCGGCTCGAACCGCAGCGTCGTGAACGCTGCCTGGATGCGCGCCCATGCCTCTTCCCCGCGAAGCCTCGTGGTCTCCGCCACCAGCGCATCTGCGCTAGCGGCCCCGGACGGCAGTGACGTGTCCATTGGCGCCGGGCCATGGGTCGCCAGCTTTTTCAGCAGGGGCGCCAGCTGCGTCTCCGCGCGCTTGCGCGCCTTTTCGTTCGGCGCGTCGCGCAGCAACGTCTCGGCCTCCTCCAGGCTCGTCGGCGTCGCCGTTGCCACCCTCTTATCCCATTGTATCTCCTCCGCGGTTGCGCGGCCCGCGGTCATATCTTTGCTCAACTTGTGTGCCAGGTTGTACATGGCGCGCTTGACGGCACCTGTCGCCTCGGAGGTGGCCAGTGAGCTCTTGAACGCCGCCACTTCGTCAAGAAGGCGCGACCATGCGGCCACGTCATCGTGCGTCACGGCTTCCAGCTGTCGCATCAGGTTTGCCATTGATGACGACAGCGCCGCCGCGGCGGTGTCGCTTGCGGGTTGGGGCGTCAGGCTCGCGAATGTCTGGAAAGCGGCCAGTAGTGACGGCGTTAGGCTGGACAGGTCGCGCTTGGCCAACGCCGCCAACACGTCCTTGGTAACCGACGCCGCCAGTGCGGCTACTGCTGTTTGGACCGCCGTGCTGTTTTGAAGGTATGCGGACTGGCGTAACGCGCCCGCTATGTTTCCTAGGGTCTGTGGCAGAGAGTGAAATGTGGTGATTTTTAGCAGACTCAGGAGGTACTCCTCCGAGTTAGCCAGTGTCTGGATCGCCTCCTGTAGCCGCTTATATCTCTGATCTGTAGCGCCCCCTAGGAGCGTGCCGGCATTTGCCATGTACCCCATCAGCGCTTGGATAGAGGTTGCGATTGGGGGGTCGTTCCCGCCGCCCGATGCTCCGTCGGCAGGCGTGCCCTGGGGCGCCTGGGCTGCCGCAGGCGTCGCTGCGTCTGTGGCGCCAGGGGGGGCTGTGCTGTCCGCGGCGTTGGGCGGCGCTGCGCCGCTTGTGACGCCAGCGACCGCGGCGGGGTCCGTGGGTTGGGACCCGCCGGGAATCGTGGGGGGTGAGCACGCGCGCGCCTGTACCGTGGACACCGTGCGTTCAACCAGATCTAGGATTCGGGTGACCTCTAGCTCGTTGTTTCGCTGCTGTCGCAGGCTTTCTGCCAGCGCCCGCATGGTGCCCAGCCCGTTTAATTCCGTCACCGGTGGCGTGGCCGCGTGCGGCCACGCGATTCCAGCCGAGGCTGACACCTCTCCGCCCATGTACATGAGCTGTTGCAGAGGAAGTTTTAACGCATCGGCCGCCTGGGGTAGCTGTAGGATAGCGATGCAGAATTGCAGGGTCTGTATGGTGGTCGCGATGTCTCGCACAACGCCATCGAAGCTTGGCATGGTCGCGTATGCCGGAACCGCGTTCCCACTCATGTCTTGTTGAAATGCTGCCAGAAAGTCCGCCGTTAGCGAGTGCACGCGCACCGTTATGTCCGCCTCCACGGGCGTCAGCCGCTCTATCAGCGTTGCCAACTTCTCGTGAGGCCTCGATTCGATCGGGCGATCCGGGGGTTCCGGGTGCGGCTGGTAGTTCTCCATGGCCACCAGCAGGCGCTCGAAGTACGCATCTTCTTCGCGTATCTCCGCGTTGCGCGCTTCAATGGCCTGGCGCACACTGTGGGCCAGCTGTGTCACCGCGTCTGCCTCCTCTGTTGTGCAAATGGCCATAAACTGCGGACCTAGCGCCTGTGACAGTGACGCTAGCGCTTCGCGAGGATCCACCAATCTCTCGGCCGATGGCGCGCGCTGCAGCTCCGCCGTGAGCAGGGACGTAACGCGCTGCAGCGCCTCCTTTTCCACATCGCCCCTGTGCAGCGCCACCAAGCACGTGCGCAGTTTGTTGGCCACGTGTTCCGCCAGGGCCGGTTGGCGGATCATCCCCGAACGCAGCGCCATGTACACATACGGCACGCATAGGTCCGCCATTAGCAGCACATCCAGGTCTGTGGTGGGCAGCGACAGTTTTTCCCCCCAGATCATCAACAGGCGCAACAGGTTCTTGGCGCCGGACGCGCGATCTTCGCGGCCGGACACCAGACCCAATTCCAGCACCAGGCTTGTCAGCGCCTTGTCGATGTCGTGGATCGCGGTCGCCTCTAACACCCCGCGTCGCAGCGCCGGGTCCCACACGCGTGGCGTGCCCGGAGCGTGGAGCGAGTACTGTCGCGCGCGCACCGCCAGTTCGTCGAGCCGCGCGAAGCTCACCTCCGAGTCGATGCTGGTGGTGAACTCTAGGCGGTGCATTTCAGAGGGCGCCGCGCCGTGGTGCGCTGACATGTCCCCCTCCTCGCAGTCTTCGTAAACCTCGATGACGTCGTCCTCGTCATCTGTTTTGTCCTCACCCGCGTTGGGGTCGGCGCCTAACGCGTCCTCAAAGGTGTCTTCACTCATCGAGTCCGTGTCTATCGGGTGGTCCAACACGCGATCCTCTTCGCCCCATTGTGCACGCTCACGCGTGGGGCGGGGCATGTCATCGTCCATCCAGATGTCTTCTACATCTTCATCCCCGCCGTCTTTGTTGTATCTCTGTTTCGATTGGTGTGTGCTGGTGCCGCCACCCTGATGGCCTTGACCACCGTCGTCGTCTTCGAGTGGATCTTCGTCGTCGGAGGACCGCTGTCGCTTGCGGCCGCCCTGCGCCATCTCTCGCACGAGCATGTGCGTCAGCGAGTTGGGCACGTGGGTCGGAGGAAGGATCCCCGGATCGTCCGGGTCGGTCTTTCGTATGAACGGTATTACCGGAGTCTGTGTCCCGGCCGTGTGGTATGTAGGGACAGCTTCGGCCGCTGTCTTTGTAGCGCCATATGCTGCCGATGCCGACGGGATGATCTCGGTGGCCGCCGCCAGCCTTGCCGCGCCCGGGCTTTGATCAAATTTAAAGTCTGGCTTACCGGTTGGAAGCTCTGGCATGCGCGCAGATGTGCTTTTTGCGGGTGATTGGAGTTGCGCGGGCGGGCTTTTGAGGCGAGTCGTTGGCTGACTTGGCGAAGGGTGTCTGGTTGGGGGTTGGATGTTTGGCTGGGCGTGAAGATGCGTGTTGGGAGGCGTTGGGGGCTGGATATAGGGTCGTGGCTGGGGTTGGATTGGTGGTTGCGTGGGGGGTTGGATATTGGGTTGTGGGGGCCCTGTCTGGGATTGGATAGTTGGGTTGGCCGGAGATAAGGTCACAAAGTTCATCCGGCGCGGCTGCCGCGTCTTTTCTTCGCGCGCTATTGCCAGGGCCTGCTTCATTGCTTCTTTTGACAACTTTTCTGTGTTTTCGGATACTGGCTGCACCACGCGTGGGGCTGAAGGGGGCGCGATGATCGGGGCCGAGGGCTTGGTGAGGAATACCTCGGGGTCGGTCTTGGACGGTTTTGGGTCACGCGCGTTGGGGAGCGAGGGGCGCGTCGTCACAGAGCCCACCGGGGCGGGCGGCGACGCTGCGGCGCGCGCCGCGGATGTAGCGGAGAATGCGGTGACGTCTCCTAGGCCACCGGGCGCCTGTGTCAGGTCTATCCGCAGCCCCGACGGTTGCTCATACGAGAATATCCTATACACGTCACCTATGTAGAAGCTTGCCGAGCGCGCCGCCTGCTCCTGTTCCGGGACGAAATATAGGAAGCTTCCGGTGTACATGTCATTCATGTCACCCACGTGTGCCACGAGCGCGTCCGCGTCCTGAAACGTCGCCACGTACGCCGGGCCGCCGGGTTCTCCGGGCATGCAGTGTGGGTCGAACATGTATAGCTTTCCTTCGGTCAAAATTACCGCCTGCGCCTTGCCCCGCGTTATAAACAGGAAGTACTGTGTCGGGCCTCGGGTGTGTCCCGCCAGAACCTTTCGCAGGGGGCGTACCTCCGCCGTCGATAGGTCGCTGTCGATTCCCAGGTACCCGAAGTGCTCTGCCGACTGGTACACGAAACAGGTCCCCCATTCCGGGGCGCTTATCTGTGATGGCACGTGGCTCAGCTGCGCGTGTTGGTCTTCGCGCAGGTGGCCCCCGTGCCGGAGCAGGTAGTCGCACTTGGCTCCGCGGCGCAGCACATCGTCGAGCTGGTCGCGCGAGACTATTGGTTTACCTCGATTAAAGAAGCTGCTGATCAAGTACATCGCACAGTTGCTCACACACTGGGAACCCGCGTAGCGTCCATACCGAGCGTCCGACTGGTGCGTTGACGCCCGGCCCTCTAGGCACAGCCTATTGCAGCTCCTGTTTGATCGCGGGGGCGCCCCCGCCGCCATTTTCGCAACCGGCGCCGGGGCCGCCATCGCCGCCGCTCTCGCTTTTTACTTGGGCGGTTGACGGGGTATGCTGGAGCCACAGTCGCGAACTGCGCCCGGTGTTTTCCCCGGGTAGCCTGGCGCGAGTGCCGGTCAAGGCCTCCTCCAGGGTCGCCGCCGTCAATGGCACCAGCGTCAGGTCCACATTCTCCGTGACCAACGCGGTTGTTACGTACGACCCCCAGTCTACCGACAGTTCGGGGAGGTCCACCTTTCCTGAGTACTTGAGTTTAATAGACTGCGAGTTGAAGGCGGGTGTGAACGGAGTCTCCGGCTGCGGAAACTCTGGGTAGAGTTCTCGCAGCCGCCCAAGTATCTCCGCCGAGAGCGGCACCGGCTCCATCGTGTGCCCGAGTTCCGCTGCCGCCAGCGTCTCCACGGGCCTCGCCAGGTTCTTGCGAAACGTGTCGATCGTGTCTCGCCCCTCCGTGAATGTCAGAACATTTGACAGCATTCGCGTGCTCAGCAATGGCTCCTCAAACAGAGCGTGGAACCGGTGCCGAAGCAGGTAGCCGCAACTCGCGCATGCGCTTTCCACGAGTAACGAGTGGCGCTTAAAACACTCCACGAAGAACCCATAGATCTGTCGCAGGTCGGGCTCGCGCGTGCGCACCCTAAGCGCATGCGTCGCCACTTTCTCCGCCTGCTCTATCTGTGTCAGCAGCGTCACGTACGCGCCCTGCAGCTCCTGTGCAGACCGGTTCATCTCGGTGACTCTCTCCCGACAGCCTCTCTCAATCGCTGCCACCATATTGCGAAAAACGTGAGCGTCCACTTTCATTGGCGCGGCCTGTCCCTCTACCGGCACCTCCACGTACCGCTCCGCCGCCTTATAGCCGTACCGGTTGTGACACAGGGCCGCGCCCATCCTCATCGTCAGCGTTAGCTTGTCGCCCGTCACTTCCATGTCCCTCACAAATTTTCGGACCGCCGCTATGGCTGTGCGCGCCACCGGCCCGTACCGCGTCGTGTACAGAAAGTCTAAGAGGGTATTGGGAAAGCTCGCGTTGGGCACCACTTCTCGGATGGCATCTTGCACTTCGTGTAGGTTGTCTAACACCTGCAGCATGTCCCCTCGCTCGCGGTGACTCATGATGTCTGCCGTGTGCAAAAACGCCAACGTCAGCGGCTTGCGCACGGTCTCCATCCCCACGGCCGTGTCGGCCGCAAACACCAGCAGCCACTTCCACCGAAAGAGCGCGCGGTTTTTTTGCAGCGAGTTGCTGAGTATGGTTTGCATGGTTGGGTACACCTGGTGTTGGATAAACTGCTTGGAGAAAAACGGGCTGCGCACCAAACGCGCGTCGTAGTCCGACTCTCCCGCGCTCATGGTAGCGCAGTACTGTGATACTTCCTCCTCAGAGGGTGGAGGCTGGTCTTTGAACCGCGACGCCTCTTCCTTCGCCTCGGCGACGCGTGCCATCGTCGCTACCATGGAGTCCCGGTCCAACACCAACAGCCGCCCGAACCCCCACGCGCGCTTCGTTGCCATTGCAAACATAGACCTTGCCGTCGGGGACGTGAGTGTCCCGTACACTTCCTTTAGCTGCTGTTCCGGCGGCGGAATCGCGAACACGCGCAGCATGTGCGATATTGGCCACGGGGGCGTGACGGCCTGCCCCCGCGATTCGGCGTTAGTTGGTGCATTCTTTGCTGTCGCCTTAGCCGCTTCCTGCGATTCTATGTCCGCCAGCGCAAGCACCTCTTGGACGCGCGCGCGGCTGAGGCTCGTGGGGCTAAATGCGTTCATGCACATATAAAAGTACTTGGTGAACGTGGTCACGTGCAGAATCAGCGTCATGGCCGAGTCCATGTTTCGCCACATCTGTGCGCGCATGTCGCGCGCTCCTGCTATAAGCACGGCCGTGCGTATCGTCTCGCCCGCCTCCTCCGTCAGTCCGTGCTGCAGCAGATACCGCCTCGCGGTCTGGATGGTCCGGTACGGGTTGTCAAATTCGTTGGCCCCGAGGCTCCTTTTTAACAGACTGCACAGCTGCGTGCAGCAGTCGACTCCCTTCTCCCAAAAACCATCTATTGTCGAATTTGAGCACTTGTAAGTCTGTCCGGCGCACAGGGCCTCGATCACGTGTGCGTACAGGAAAAACCGCTCGGTCTTTGCGCCTATGAGGTCAGCCTCGCGAAAGGCCAGCACTGGCGCCGCCTGGACGCTTGGTGGCGCCTGTATCAGCGCCTCGTACACCTCCGCTGCGCGCTGCTTAGCTACCGGAAGCGTCAGCACCGTCTCGGTGGCGGATAGTGCCGGCGCGAACAGATCTTGGTGACGCGTCACCAGCTCCTCCGCTAGCTTATTTAGCGGCGGGATCTTGCCCAGGTCGTGCTCGGTTTTTAGGCGCGACACGTAGCGCGCCAGCAACCACAGCTCCAGTGTTGGCATGTTTTCAGAAAACGATGGTTTTTCGAATTTTAGTGGTCTGGGGAGGGGTCCGGTCCAGTTTGCCAAAAATACGGCGTGCTGCAGCTCCTCCACGAACCGCATTGGAGCGATCCACGTGGGCGCCATTGGCGGGTCACCTCGGCCGGTTTGCGTTATATCAAACCGCGACAGGCTTTTCACATATTCTATCACGTGATCGAGTAGGTATTCGTTACTTAGCTTGTCCAGCCTGGGTTTGGAGCTATCGCCGCCCGCGTTGGTTAACGGGCGAGAAGGGGCCGGTGACGCTGAACTCATCGTCCGAAGCGCCCGCAGCGCCTGTGCCAGTACGATCAGTTCCGAGCTCTTCCTCGCTAGCACGTCCAGTGCGGACCTCTGCCCGCCCGATAGGGTTAAAGTTGCGTTGCGTAGCAGAAACCAGACTGGGTGCGTGCGCACATACTGCACGTACCCGCCCGCGTCCTCGTTGGGGTTTGGTGGGGCCAGACTATTTAAAAACTCTCGTAATGCGCCCTCGTCGGTCAGGTCTTTGATCGGTGTCGCATGCAGCTCCATGTCCATCAGCGCCCGCATTTTGCCCAGGCGAGTGTTTGCGCGCAACAAGGTTAGCGTCGTTTTGTGCAGCGACCGCGTGGGTAACGACAGGGACTCCATAGCGGAGATCGCTTTTTGCGCGCAGCGGGGCTGGCTATGTGGGAGGACGGGGCGATGTGCGGGGGGCTAAGGCGGGGGTGGCTCACCGTCTTGATATTCTTTAGGAGTCCCCGGAGCCGCGCGGTCCTCCGCTTAGAGATGAAGACAAAGGTCAACGAGGAGCAATACTCTCGCGTGCGGGACGAGGTCCTGCGCTTAATCCCGGCCCAGCCTACCAGGGTCTCGCTGACCAACGGGAAGGCCTTCTCGAGGGACGTGCGTCAACTGCTCTCTAAATATGCAACTTCGACCACCCCTTCGATTCATCTCTTTCGGGATGTGCTCTTGGATTTGCCATTGCGTCAGCCGCTCTACGGAGACTTCCTTATCCACGCACGCACCGTGAACGAGCGTGAACCTGTCGGCACGTTCTTATTTGCCTGGAAACAGCTGGATGGCTGTTCGTCCATAGACACCCTGTTTACACCGGCATCGCTATTTCGCATTGGGGGAATGACTGAGGCGGCGGCCCCCGACGTGTATCGCATGTCTAACATTTGGTACGGCGAGGACGTCGGCCTGGCTGAATTAATCGAGGGTCTTCGTGATCTAGTCTACAGGGGGACGTTCCATAATTTCCTCACGCCAGTGGGTGTTATGGTTCAAAATATCAACAGCACATTCATCAACCGCGTGACCTCGGTTGTGCGCGGAGAGGTGTTGAGCAAGACAACGCCTCCCGAGACGGTGCGCGCCCTTTTCCCTATTGACCTTTTTGTCGACTTGGATGGAGCTTGCTCCTCCCAGTCTGACTCAGCCGTATGGGAGCCTCGCGGGGCAAAGTGCTTCTATTATGCTTGTGTAACATACCCTATTGTGGAAGGCAACCCTGCCCTTTCCCTCATGTTTTTCAAGTCTAACCGCGGGTTTCAAGATGTTGTGCTCGGATTGAAGGTTTTCTACGCGCAGGTCATGAGACACAAGCTGGATCACTTCCAAGCTAATATGCATATAGATTGTTTCACCTTTGGAGCCGTTTGCAGAATTGGTTATTCCTCTGCGAACTCCGCGGCGGGGCTAAACAGCCTTAGCTTTAAGGGAGCTTCACTTCGCGTGATTGAAGTTAGCGATTTTACAGTGGACATCGGTTCGTGGACTGTCCTCATCTGAGGCTAGCCGCCCACCCACGCCATTTGCGTCAAAAAAAACTAGGCGCGAGTGGGTGAATTCTTTATTTTGATTTTTAATTTAGGGGGAAAATACACGCGCGGGCTTACCTTCTGGGCCACTCGCGATTTGTCTTTTTGTCCACTCGTGACCGCAAAATCTTCACGCCGCTCTGAGGATGTTCCAGACAAACGCCAACACCGTTGCCGGGCCTGCCTTGGCCGCCGCCGCCTCGTCCGCAACCGTCTCGCCCGGTGCCGCCGAGACTCCCGGGATCCGTGACCAAGATGCCATGATTCGCGCGCTGATTGACGGTCTTAAGGTGTCGGCTGGGTGGGACCTTCACGCCGACCAGCTCGCCGGCCGCCTGCACCACCGCCTTTTTGAGCCTCGCGTCACCAAGACCGTTGCTGAATACCTGGGCGTCTTTACGATGCGGCTCAGTCCCGAAGTGAGCGCCTTTTTTCGCGACAACGCGGCCGCGATCGATGAGGTGTGTAGTCTTTATAGCAACGGGCCCGACTACGAAGCCCTCATGGGTCGCGGGTACCTGTCGGCCGCCCGCTGGTATGATACTTACCTGCTGCGCACGCCAGATGGCGCACACTACGAAAGCGTGCCCTTCCTCTTCGCTCGCATTTCCGCGTTCTGCGCGTGCCAGGCGCGTCGCAGCGATTGTCTGAGCCTGGCTCTCTGCAAACTTCAAGCCACGGAATGGGGCGTCCAGATTGAGACCGACATGGACATCTTCAACTACTTTTTCCGGCCGCTGTCAACCATGCTCATCTGCGGCTCCACCCCCATCATTCGCAGTGCCGGTTTGCGCAACGGGCACCTTGCCAGCTGTTTTCTAGTAGCGCCAGATATGACATGTGAGGAGGGGACGGTGCGCGCCATGTTTGGTGAGCTCTGTCCCCTGCTGGCTGCCAAGTCTGGCGTCGGCATGGACGTCACCCGCTTTTCGCACGGTAACAAGAGCATCGTCAACGCGCTGCGCCTTGTGGACTCTCAAGTCGAGTACTTCAACGACAACGCCGTGCGGCCCGTAAGTGTTGCTACGTACATGGAGCTCTGGCACTACCAGATTCAAGAGTTCCTCGCGGCAAAGTTGCCAGAGAACCCACACCGCTGTAACAACATCTTTCAGGGCGTCATGGTTTCAGATCTGTTCTTTAGAATGTACAAGGAAGACCCCACCCAGCTCTGGCATCTATTCGACCCCCGCGAGGCGCCAGAGCTCTCGCGCCTTCACGGGACCGCCTTTGACGAAGCCTACTTGCGACTCGTGCGCGAGCGGCGCTTTCACAGCGCCGTGCCCATCAAGTCCCTGATGTTCTCCCTGATCTCCACCATCATTAAGACGGGCAGCCCCTATGTCCTCTCCAAGGACGCGTGCAACCGCCACCACTGGTATGATACTAGCGGCGACGCCATAACCTGCGCCAATCTCTGCGCGGAGGTCATCCAGCACCCCTCTGGCGGCACAGCCACGTGTAACCTAGCCAACGTGTGCCTGCCTCGCTGCCTGGTAGAGCGAGACGACTGGGCCGCGCCGGACCGTCCAGTCTACCTGATTAACGGCCCGCTCAACACCACCGTCACCTTCTGCTTTAAGACTCTGCGCCGCGCAGTCGAAGTCTCAGTCTTTTTGATTAACTGTGCCATAGAGGGAGGAATCTCACCCACGCCCGCGGTAGCCGAGGGACAACGGGAGCGGTCCATGGGCGTCGGCGTTCAGGGGCTCGCTGATGTTTTTGCCGAGATGGGGTTTCGTTACGGCGACCCAAAGAGCGAGGCGCTAGACGGTCGCATTTTTGAGAACATGTACTACTGGGCAGTGTACACCAGCTGCGCCATAGTGCGCCTCGGGGAGACCGACCCTTTTACCGGCTGGGAGCGCAGTCGCCTTTCCGCCGGCGTCTTTCACTGGCAGACGTGGGACCCCGAGCCGGTGCTGTCGATCCCTAAAGATCGGTGGGACCATCTCCGTCGCCAGGTGGTCACGCACGGCACTTACAACTGTCAGTTCATAGCCCTCATGCCAACCGTCGGCAGCTCTCAACTCACTGGCTACGCGGAGTCTTTTGCGCCCTTCTTCGCTAACATATCCTCTAAGGTCACCAACAAGGAAGAGATCATACGGCCCAATCCTACATTCTTGCGCAACGTCAGAGCTCCAGACATGCGCGTCCTCCGCTATCACGGGGGAGACATACCTAAGCTGCCCTCACCCATGCGTCTGCGCTATTCTGCCTTTTACTCGGCCTTCGACGAGGCGCCCGAGGAGCAGCTCCGTCGCGCGCGCATACGCGCGCCTTTCGTCGACCAGAGCCAGTCTTTCAGCCTCTTTCTAAAAGAGCAGCACGTGCAGAGCGCCAGCTACATGAAGAACCTGCTGATGCTTGGCAACGAGCTCGGGCTCAAAACCATCATGTACTACTGTCGCGTGCAGAAGCAAACAAGCGTTGCCAGCTTTCAGTGCCTGAATCTGGGCGAGGAGGGTAAACGATCGTCTTCCTCCTCTACGGCCGCCTCTATCGCCTCCTCAGATGATGAAGGGGCCAACGTTGACGTGGGGGAAGATGACGAGGCCGGAGACGACGAGCGGCTGGGAGACGAGAGCGAGGAATCGGGCGAGGCTGTTCCCGTGCCGCGAGGGCGTGAGCGAGCGGGCTTTTCGCTACCATGTCGCCAATTGCCAAGGGGCGAGGGGCGCTCTTCAAGAGAGCCAGTGGGTGATTCTTGCGAAACTGGGAACCGTGCCCCAGGATATGATTGTCTGGCGTGTCAATAAAAAAAATGAGTGGCGCCAGTGGCGCGCTCTCGTGTCTCTTACCCTATAAACCGTGTTGTGTGCTTATTGTGGTTAGTCCTTATTTGGCGAACATCCGTGTTTATATAAGAGCCGCGCCCTGTGGTTCATTCAGGCGTTTTCTGTGAGGGCGTTCCTCCCACCCTTAGGATGTAGAGGAAGGGGAAGTGGAAAAGGGGGAGGAGCTACTTGAAAATAAAGCGCCGGTCCGGTTGACAAACCTTCACTGCCTCCCTCGCGACCTTAATTAACCTGTGGTGATTTGAGCGATGGATCCGTTTCTTCGCACTGCCGCGCCGCGTCTTATAAGCTCAACAGGTTTCTCCAAAAGCTCCCCATCTCGCAGGGCTCCTCCAATGTCTGGGGCACACACTGCTTCCGTTGGGTCTCTAGAGGCGCCCGAAACCCCGGGCGCCGTTGCGGAAGCTTCGTGCGCCCCCGATGACAAGATCGCTAACGACATCGGCTGTGTCCGCCGCTTTCTTTACCAGTGCGACCACCAAGGGTTCCTGGAACTCACCCAAGAAACTTGGCAGAACCGCTGGTTCCCCAACCAGATATGCCTACAGGGAGACGTTGCCTCTCTCGCCCAGCTGAACGATCGCGACTTAGAGTTCTACCGCTTTCTCTTTACCTTCCTCGGCATGGCCGAGCGCCTTGTCAACTTTAACATCGACGATCTAATCCCCCTGTTCAAGAGCCACGACGTGGAGCACTACTACACTGAGCAGGAGGCCATGGAGAACATCCACGGGCGCGTTTACGCCAACATCCTCAACATGTTCTTCAAAAACAACCCCGCCACCGCGCTTGACTACGCCTACGACATCGTGCGGGATCCGGCCCTGCGGCGCAAGCTGAACTGGCTACACGGTCGCGTGCGCGCCACCACCAACCGCGGCCAGAAGGTGTTGCTCTTCCTAGTTATCGAGGGCATGTTTTTTGTCAGCTCCTTCTATGTCATCGGCCTGTTGCGCGTGCGCGGGCTATTTCCAGGAGTCTGTCTCGCCAACGACTACATCTCGCGAGACGAGCAGTTACACACGCGCGCCGCGGCCATGCTGTTCAATACCCTCGTGCTGGCGAAACACCGCCCCTCGGCCGCCTGGATTCAGGACCTGCTTCGCGAGGCGGTTGACGTGGAAATGCAATTCATACAGGCAAAGGGCAAGGGCGTCACCCTGGTGAACTTTACCGACATCCGCAACTTCCTGCAGGCGACCGCAGACCGCATCTTGCGAGAAATTTCCGTTCCTCCCATCTATGGGACCACGCCCCCAGCTGAGTGCCCTTTGGCCTACACTGGGTGCATCAAGAGCACAAACTTCTTTGAGCGCGAGAGTTCGGATTACTCCACCTTTGTTGCCAACGATCTTTGAGTCGCCGCGGCCGTATTTAAGTTCCTTTCGCGCGTGGTGATTTCTGAGAAGATCTCTCGTGCCAGAGCCATAAGGTCACATGCTACTTCCCAATACAGCTTTACTTTCGACTATCCTCTCTAGCTTCTGTGTCGTCTGATGCCGGTCACTTGCCTGTCTACATTCTGTTTCTGTTGCTATTGCGCGCTCCTATCAGATCGTCGCATATCTGTCTTCTGTTTCTGGCCCGCGTCGCTCGGGGAGGCCGTGTCTGGATATCATGGGCGTGACAGATGTTCCGGCCGACATGGAGGTTACCCACACTGTGGAGATTGACCCCAAAACGCTGCTGAATGTGTTTAAGGTATACGAACACATTAAGGCCACGGTGGCAAAGGGGCTAGTTCAGATATCGGGCACCGAAGAGAAGCCGGTGCTCTCTCTGCTAAGCAGCGTCGACAATGCGGCCATATTGCGCTTTTCCATGTGCTTGGCCCTAAAGAGCTGCTCGGTGACGCACGGCCCCCGCGACAACATTTCGCTCTCTTTCCGCAACACCTCTCTAGGGGGCTCGTTCGTCTCCACGCGGGAGTTCTTTGGGCCGCACACCAAAAACGTCTCCATGGTTTTCTACCGTCGCCCCGGCGAGCAGCGCCCAGAGTTCTTCAGCAGCCGCGTCACGTACCAAGATGGCCACACGCAGACCACCCACAAGAGTGTCACAGAGCCGTGGATGCAGCCCTTTGATGAGAGCGCGATCGGCGCCTCCCACCTGATAGCCAAAGTTCTGCTCTCCATCAAGAGCCTCTCCACCATCTACAAATGGCTTCGCGGATACCGCGTGGCCAACGAGACTCGCTCTGTTAGTGTGCGCATTTCTGTTCAGCTAGACATGAGCATGTTGGTTTTCTCCATTGGAAACGCAACCAAAACCGTTGTCTTTCAGACATGCGCGGAGGATATCCAGTGTGCCCTCTTGCGGGTCCACAAGCCGGGCGACCACGTGGCGGCCACTCGCAGCTGTCGGGTCATTGTCGCAATCGATCCCCTCATTTCCGCCCTCACCCTCTGTAAGGTGCCCGGGATCATTAACCCGTGCCTTTGGCTGTATGAGGGGGATATATTAGAAGTTGTGGGTGTGCCTGCCAGGACATACAACTACGAGGGCGTCAAGCTTTCTGTTATTCTATTCAAGGACGGCCGCCCACCACATCCCGCCTCGCAGGAACTGTCGGGATCTGGAGAGGCGGAACACCCCTATGATGAGTCACTAGCTGCGACCAACGCCCTGCTTGCGGTCACCGAAGCGGACGTCTATGACGTCACAGTACCTGGGATCGCTCTTGAGCTGGAGCTGCAGGCAAAATTGGAGAGTGGGGTGACGGAAGAGGAAGCCGAAGCCCTGGACGATGAGATTATAGACATCCCCCTGGAGTTTAGGGATTCCAATTTGCCCGTCGAGCCCGCGTCGGAAGTAGATGCCGAGCTTCGAGATCAACGGCGCGCGCAACGAAGGGAGCGTCTCAGCGAGTGGCGCCGTCAAGTTCTAAATCCTTCTCCGCTGGACCAACCGGTCGTGTTGTTTGACTCCGCGATCGCGGGTCCACCTTCGCCAGTCGAGGGCGTGCCGAGCCTGCTGTTCGAGGAACCAGACGGCTCCATCGTTTCCAGCACCTGTGATATTCCCGGCCCGGAAGACCTTTTGCGCGAGGGGCTGGACGCCTCGGCGGTCGACGGACCAGAGCCTCGCGCTAAGCGCCAAAAGCTTGTTTTTAACCCCATCATCTAAACGCGGCGCGCCGCCCGTGTTGAGTAGCGCCATGGGCTGGACCGACGCGCAGTACGTGCCCGTTGCCGACGTGCCTACCGCTGACTGGTTCATGCTCAGCGCCGCTTTTGGAGCGGGCACGCTGGCCGCCGCGCCGCTCATCTGGCTGTACCTCTACATCTCTGTATTCTCCCTCTCTATCTTTGTGTCCTGGCAGATGATTTTTTACACGTGGGCCATTGTTGCCGTGCAAGCGATCATGCTTGTGATGCTACTGTCGCGCGGTTACGCTCTCCCGCGCCGTTTTTGGGGGCCTCTCTGCATTTGCAGCCTAGGTCTTGTCTTCTCAGCCGCTCTAGTTGACGCCCTTGTTCCGGGCGCGCTCGGTACCGCACGTCCCGTCATCTTCACCATGGCCTGTATGTGCCTCTCGCCCTGGCTGCCCGCCGCTGTGCAGATTGTGTATCTGTGCCAGCGTGTTGTGCAGTGCTACTTTGAGCTTGGCCTCGCTTTCGCCCTGGTTCTGTACTACTGTCTGGTCTATCTTGCCATATACACCCAGGCCTTCTACCTGCCGCTCGCCGCCTTCCTTGCCGCTGGACCGGCCTGCCTCGACGTTATACGGCGTCACAGGGTATACCAGACGGGTCTCGAGCGCTGCCGTGCCGTCTTTACCTGCGAGGGCGGACCCACCTACAACGAGCACTCGATAACCACCACCTGCAACACGATTGGTTTGGACCTGGCCATAATGTGCATAATGACCCTCGTTAGCGTTGGCGGCACCATCTCCCTGGCCCTCAACACGCCCGTCCTTGCAGGTCTGCGCACCTGTGTTTTTTTCTTTTGTGTTGGGAACATCACCTGTGCCGGGCTTTCCGATCGCATACCGGGGTTGTATTGGGCGTACATGTTGACATATATTATCCTAGTTGTCCTCATTCACATATTCGCCTGGTCCTGGCAACGGGCCGCGCTAGCCGGAATTTTTTCCATGGCATACCTTTGTTTTTTCGGGGCCATGGGCGTGCGTTTACAGATGGCGCGTCTCAAGCTCGCGCGCGGCATTAACTCGCCAAGTATTGTAACTGCCGTGGCCTTGTTCTTTAACATTGTCCAATCCGTCACCTTTATTTCTCTCAATAAATTTTTGGCTTGAGCATCTCTGAGGCCCGCTGTATCGGTGTGTTTTGTGGTAGGGGCGGGGGCTGAATCACATAATGAGAATAAAAGTTTAGGAACGAGGAAGAAGCTACCCGGTAAACAGGAAGTGGTGGAGTAATAGGAAGTTATGGGCAGACTAGATAAGGGGGGAAAGGTTAAAGTTGGGCGCCCGTGCCCTTTATGTTACAAACAGGGGAAATTTCGAAGAACTGGAATGAGGAACTAGAAGAACATTCCAGACGTCCCATACACGCCCAATGACTGTCAGGCGCCACTTAAGGGTTAGGGGTAATGTCTATATTGAGTCATCACCGAGCTATAATTGCAAAACATAAGCTGTGCTGCTGGATGAATGCATTTTCCACGTCATGTATTTTTAGGCGGGCACTGTCCCGGGCTCTATACTTAAAGCTTTAGCCTCATGGGCCCTCTGCCAAATCACTAATTGCGGGGCATTGTGTGGCCGAGCTTGTTTATTAGAACAACGACTCATGGCTGACGATTCGCCGGTCGGGGCTCACATCTATGGAAACCTGCCAGCTTCTACGACCGAGCCTGGCGAGAACGCCACCGCTGATGAACCCGTCGCCTGTGCTGCTGGACGATGCATTGACACCGCGGAGATGGTGCACGCGCTGGTGCAGTGTTTTAATGGAGAGCGGAGTCCGGGGGCTCCTGGAACGCCCTTGAGAAACTTAGTGGACATGGTCGCTGACGTGCTCGCCGCTATGGACGACGATATGCGTGCCGCTATCCGAGCGCTACCACTAAGTCAATCGGAGCCGCTGTACTTGGCCGTGCTACAAGTTTTATCACCCTTGGTTGACGCTGGCGCAATGAATTGGGGACGCATTGCGGCTGCGCTGGCTTTTTTGGTGGCGCTCACGCACCACATAGAACAGACGACGCGGCAGCGTAATCATCCCCTGGCTACGATGGCGATGATCACCACTTCAGACTATTTTAAAGAGCACGCCGCTGATTTTCTCCAAAAGGCTGGAGGGTGGGAGGCGCTTAAACATTACAATAAACGGCGGCCCATGTCGCGCTACGCGGCATGGCTCGCCACTTTCATGGCCACGCTTGTACTGATGTTCTCCCTGTCGCGCCTGATGCGGCGCTGATGCCCACAGCTGCCGTTTTCCCTTCACTTCCGCTGACCCCACCATTAAAATGTTTTGAGCTGCGAGTTTGAGTCGTGTTTGTATTTTTATAAATGATGACAGAACCATTGGTGTGCGCGCTGGGGCGGGATGGGCAAATCGACCACAAAAGTCAAAATTTTGTGTGAATGAAGCTTATTCTTTATTGATAAAACTGGGCATGTGATCACAAGATTGTGTTAATTACATGATTAAAAATCAAACAGTAGTTGACAGAAGAAATATTTTGTTATTTGCCATATTTTTTACTCTGTCGGCACAAATAGCAGCCCGCGTGTCAATGAACAGTCACCAACCATTGCCCGCGCGGTGGACACACACATCTTGCTAGTACATTTTGAAAAGTGGTTGCGCACCATGTTGGAGAACATGGCTGTCACCATGCCGGGGCGATACATGGCCAGATGCTCGGTGAAAAACTCCTCTCCTTTCTTGCCCGTGAACGCGCCCTGCATCAACATGGGCACCGTTACGGCATACGCTACCAGCGGGGCGCCCGGAAAGTCCATCTTAGTCATCACCAGCAGCTCTGCGGCCTCCTGGGGGCGTCCTTCGGACGTCAACAGCACATCTATCTGTCGCCCCAGTGCCTGCTCGTACGCGTCGCCGAACATGCACCGCAGCATCTGCTTCAGCTTGAACAGCATGTGTTGCATTAGTGTTTCTCCAGTTGCCAAGATGATGTCGTGTTTGTCGCCACACAGGGGCACGTTGTTGCGCGCACACGCCCACGCCCACGCCAGCTGCTCTTCTAAGAAGGCCAGCAGCACCTGTAGCCCGGCGCTAGCAATAGTCTCTTTGCGCACAGACACCCACGCGTGGTAGTTGCGAGACCCCTGTACAAATTGCTTAAACAGGTAGAACTCGTCACACAGGAGCTGCGAGGACAGGCGCTTTTCGCTCAGCGCTCGGTTGGTTAGACCCACCTCTGTTAGCACACTCACCGAGCGGAAAGTGTACACCTCGGGCTGGAACACCACATCTGGAAAGACGCGCCGCAGTGGCCACGAAGACACCCCCCATAAACTCCCCTCGGCGTCTCCGACGCAGATAGAACCACTTAAATTATATGGTAAAGACATAGAGGGGGGCTCTGGCGTGTGAACCAGCGGCGGGGGCGGCGGGGGAGTCGCCGCCGCGTGCTGCAAAAATGGGGGCGTTGCCCGTCTGGAAGGCAGCGAGGGCATGGACGACCGCTGTGGCGGCGGCGCGCCTGGAAGGGTGTTTTTGTGCGCCCTCTCGCGGTCCCGATCCCTTTCCCAATCTCTCTCCCGCTCACGCTCCCCACGCACCGGAGCTGATTGGTGGTGCGCCGGAAGTGGAGACATGTCAAAACGCACAAACTTATCCTGGTTACCATGCTTGTACACTCTCCCGTATGGAACCCCATATCTGGAGAGCAACACCCTCCCGCCGCTTTCGCCGTCACCCTCTTCTCCGTCCCCCTCGGCGAACAACCGCTTCTTCTCGGCACCGTGACCCTCATCGCGCTCCCGCTCGCGGCGCGCCGCTTCACGTGCGCGAACCCGTGCGCGCGCCCGCTCTAGACGAAGGCTGCACACGCGCACCGGGGTGCGCGGTCGCTCTCCACGACACTGGTTCTGGGGCCGGTGTCGGGACGTCGTCGCGGTTGGCGAGCGAGATCGCGCCCGGTTTGGGGGAGAGGATTTAGATGTTACCCTCACTTGAGACTTCACACGCGCAGACGCTGCTGCAGCCTCTGGTTGCGACTCCGGACTTTGTAGCGGCGCCGCATCCTTCGAGGCGGTGTGGGAGGCCGCGGGGATGGCGTCCGCGACAGCGACCTCGATGACGGCGGCGGCGGCGTCACCCTCGTCATCGCCAGCTGGGGCGTCGTCAGCGGTGGTCTCGCTGTTGGCTGGGGATCGTGGGCGATTTGGAGAAGCCTCTCTTGAAGTTGATGTGGATGAACGTGTTTCTCCATCATCACTCAGCATAAAATCGTCGTCCTCGGTAGATAGCTCTGCAGATACGCGCGCACAGAAGAAAGAAAAAATACACGCGGGCACGTTGGCGGCGGCCAGGATTGTTGCGAAAGAGTGTTGTGAGCAGAGATAGCTGGTGACCGGAAGCTTTAAAGTTCTAGTAAAACTTTGGAGAGAGAATAGGAATGAAGAGAAGAGTATAGAGAAGTTAAAAGTTATAAGCGAGTGGGTAGATAAATGAGCGGCGAGAGCTCATTAATAGTTAGCTTAATCACCTTTCATAATAGAAGATATAGCTTCAACGTCCAACATTTTTTGAGCCATAGAGGTGGAAACTGAAGCAAGTCTTCTATCTTTATAAACTGCGCAGTGCAAAGCACAGATGCTTTTAAAAGTCTCTCTCGCGCAGCGCGCTTATTTTATTTCCCCTGTTGACTCAGTGGAAACCCCATTGAGAAATGGGCGGTGGACCGGTTGTGGTTACATTTGCTGGCAAAACATTGACTCATGAGCGTGACCGTGACCTTTTCCTCATCGCTGGCGTGAAATACCAAGAAAACACGCACGCCCTGTGTGCGCTGTCGGTGACCAAAGTTCAAGCACCGAAAGGCTCCGCGCATTGGCCTCACCGAGACCAGGTTGCCGCCCTGGTCCTCGAACCGGACATGTTGAAACTGGGGTACCCGGTCATCCGGCAGGTATTTGGAAATGTAGCAAAACATCTTGGGCCACACGTTGGCTGCCAGCCAGGTGGCCACGTCAGTGTCGAATACAGACTCCACCCTGGCCACCACGTCGCGCAAGCTTCGGGGGAGCTGTGCGCGGGTCTTTCGGGACAAAAAGTCTTCGTTTAGGTCGCACACCGAGTACACGGCGGTCACGTCCCCATCTTCCCCAGTGTCCCCGCTAGGCCGCGGCGCGTGGTGTAGAAGGTTATGTAGAGAAAACGCGCCTCGCACGTACTCGGCCTTGTCCGCCTCTGGATGGCACACAAATAGTCGCAGCTGGCGCTCTAACGCGCCAGCCTCGCCTACTTTAAAGGTGTGCGGTAGTCTCACGCACCTCCCGCGGCCGTATATCCCGGTGTCTAGCGGGCCGTGTTCTAGTTGGGGCGCGTGAGGGAACATGGCCACTACGCGACGGTTCATCTTCACCGTGCGGTTAAGGACGCGCACCAGCGCGGAGACTGCGCTGGAGCCTAGCAGTACCACCCCCTGCGGCAGTGGCGTTGCCATGCGCAGGCCTAGTTTGACGTTACACCGACAGAAGGCGGTTGGGTCTATGCGCGCGGTTGTCTCCGTTCCGGCTCCCATCCCCGACCCAAACTCCATGAAATCGCTTAACGCATCATATGCCTCGGCGGGCAGCGGCGGGCACGCCGATTTGAAAAAGTACACCGGGTGCGCTTGGGGGACCGGGCCCAGCAGGCGCAGAATGTCCAACACCTCGAGCCGCAGCTCCACACACAGCGCGTGCAGCTCTTCCAGCGAGAAGGACGTCCGTTCCGTCTCCGGGGCCAACGGCATGTCAAAATCTAAAATCAAATTGTGAACGGGCAGGCGTGGATTAAAGTACTCGTGTCGCGACAGCGCCAGCTGCTCTGTCAGGAGCGCGCCGGACGCGCACGTTTCCCGATACACCACGCTCCGTGTTACCTCAGTGTCCGAAAGTGCGGCACACCCCGGTTCGCGGACGGGCAGACTGGCCACCGTAGACAGTGGCCACCGCCGAACCGCGGCCTCTCGCGCCGCAAGCACGAAGTAGTTTCTCCCCAGGTGCTGACACCGGTACACCGGACACGGGCCCGCCGGCTCGCCGCCCCCCGCGAACGAAAGGGACACCCCGTCCCCGCACGTGCCACCGGACTCTCGCGGAAACGCCGCCGCCAGGTCCAACAGCCCCCGCAAATCACATGATAGCATTAGGTCCTGGTGCCGAGCGCCCACCGCTTCAAGAAGAGCCTGCACATCGCGGGCCTGTCCGGCCCACACGCAGGGCGGGGGCGTCGCGCACATATCGCCGCCGTCGCCCTGGACCCCTAGCGCGCCTTGCGCGTACCCAGATACGCCGCTCAACCGCGCGCTGCGCACGCGTACGTGCGTGCGCAGATACGCTTGTTTGTTGTAGTATGTACACATCTTTTCCCTAAAGTCCTCGTCGATAAAGGCGGGCAGCAGTGGCGGCGTGTCAACCAGCGCCTCTAACGCCCCCGGTGCCGTGTGCGCCGAGTAATCGAGAAATCTGTTTTTGTTTAAACATTGAAAGAAAGACAGGTATATGTACTGGATCAGGTCCCGGTCCGACAGCATAAGCTGTCCCCGAAAAGCGTTGACTGCCGCGTCCACGGCGCGCGACTCCATGTCGTCCCGTGCTAACTTCGCTCGCACATAGCGCGCAAATTCCGGCGCGCGCGCCAGCCACTTAGACACTCCAAACAGCCCGCCGAGCTCTGAGAAGGTGTTAATGGCGGCCAGGGAGCGCCCCCCGCCCCCCTTGGACGCCGACAGGAACAGTCGCGCCAAATGCGTCAGGGTCTCCACCGTACACGCGTGGTCCGCGAAAAAGTACCCCGCCACCACCAGCACGAACAGCGCCTCCGTCTGGCCAAAGGTGCCAATTAGCCAGTACGGAGAGGGCGTGATCTTGTACAGCTTGCGCAACGCGGTCACGAACTTGGCGCGTAGCCAGTATACCTGATGCCGGAAGTCGCCGTGTGAGTCAATATTTAACCTGCTCCCGCACGCAAGCACTTCGAGCAGCGGCCGGAAGCACTTTTTAGCGGCTCGGATGTTTAGCGCGCGTCGTACCTCGTCAGCGCCCAGCGGCCGGCCCCACATCAAAAAGTCCAGCGCCGCGGCCGAGCTCAGTTGTACCTCCAGCACCGGCAGGCATTTGCTGGACGCCCCGGGCCGCTTGGCCGGTAGGCACAGTGTCAGCGCAACTTCGCCCGCCGGCAGGGCATCGTAGTTGAAGCAGTTGTGCACGACAGAGTAAAACTTTGCCCCCGAGCGAATATCGGTCAGCACGTCGGTCACCACCTCGGCGCTGTCCCCGTCGGTGGCGAAGACCGTGCGCAACCTGTGAGAAGCGTCGCCCGCATCCAACCCGCATCGGCTAGAATCTGGCGTCTCTCGCGCAGACGATGGCTGGTTTCCGAAGCCGCCGGCGAACTTCCGCGTGGACATGTTGTGGCTTCTGGCCCTTCGGGTCCTCGCGCTCCGCTCGCGACGTGCGCTCTTATCACCGTCTTGATACTGACGGCGAGGAGCTTGACTGGTCTCAACGACCGCACTCTGCTCAGCAGCGCGCCGCTCGGATGGAGGTTGAGATTGAAATGGGCCTGCCTCCCGGCGTTACGCTGGCTGACGTGCTTCGTTCTCGCAACGGAGAGGCAGTCCTTCACCAGGCCTACCTCCTTGCCGTTCAATCCAACCAGATCTCTGATTACCTGCGACGCTTTGACGCGGCTAGGGTGCCCGACAGCTGTCGCGCGGTGGTTAATGCACAGGTGGCCAAGCTGCGCTCCGTTCAAAGTGTGATATGGAACGCGATGATATCGCTAGCTGTTGGAGGAATCACTATCGAGGACGCCAGCCTCCAGGCGCTGCTTGATAAACAGGCCGGGGAGACCCTCGCTTTGGTTGAGATGGAGAAGCTGGCCACCGCGATTAAGATGGACGACAGCCAAAATTGGGCCACCGACATCGAGCGCCTGTTGCACCCACTTGCGGTCCCCACCCAGCTTTCCCCAGAAACTGCACCAGACTCTTACGAGCCAGTTGTTACCCACCCACCTCCTCCAGCCCGACCTGCCCCGCCCAAACCACCTCGCGCGCGAAAGACTATCAGTGAGGCCAGTCAAGTTTGAAATTTAAAAATAAACTTTATTGTTAGCGTGACATCATTTGTTTTTTTGTGGGATAACGCTATAGTGGAGGGATTGGATAGTTATTTATGATTATAAGGTGAGGGTGATTAATGTGGGTTAAATTGGCTGGGGGATGGGGGGGAAACTTGTTGCGGCTGCTATCTGGGGTAAAGGTTAGGAGACGGGCGGGTTACTTCATGCCGCTGGAACCAAACCCGCGGTCACCGCGGACGGAGTCCTTGCCGCCGCTTTGTTCCTCTTTATTCTCGCCCTCTTCACGCTCAGCCCCCCGCTCTCCTCTCTGGTTCGGGTCATGGTCTTGCGCTCTCGCGTCAAGCCGTGCTTCTTTGCTGTTCATGGAGAAGTATACGGTCTTCCACTGCACCTCGCTGCGCTTGAGCTCTGGTCGAACGCGCTGCGGTGTGTCAGCGAGCTTCTTCTCCAAATCAGCGGCAGAGATTTTTGTCGCGTCAACAAATCTCACACGGCTCCCGCAGATCTGCAGGTCTGGGCCCAGGTTAGCTGTCATCATAGTGCGCCCATAGCGCTGTCGCAGGTTTCGGCGATCTACGAGAACCATCTGAGCAAAGCGCTCGCCGCATTCAAAGCTCATGGGGTTCTTACCGTAGTTGCAGACACAGACTCTCAGTATGTCATCCTTCGCTTGAGAGACGAAGGTGGCAAATGATTTGGTGGCCAGACCTGAACGGCCCACTGCTATCGGCGGCGCAAACCTGTTCTTGTCGTACTTGCAGTCATCTAGGTTGACGCTGATGTTGCACACGCTGCCGGGGTGCAGCGTCAGGTTGTTATAGGGTAGTTTGAGGTCATGCCCCGCGTCGCCCTCGTATCTGGGGGGGAGCATGTTGGCGCCAATCACCTCCAAGTCTCCATACTTAAAGGGAATTAAATTCACCGTTAACTGACCCGCCGCCACCGTCACGTCTTTCTTAGCGCAGCTTATTATGACGGCGCACAGCTCGCCCCGGTAGCGGCTGTCGATGAGCCCAGTGTTGCAGTGTGCCAGGTACCCTGCGTCGCCTACCAGCAGGAACGCGTGATCTTTAGAGTCCTCGATGCGGATGCCGAGGGGCACCTTAACAGCCGTTTGCGCTGGAATCTCTAAAGACATTGCGCTGGTGAGTTCTATCACGCTTGAACCAGACGATGACATTAAGTTGGTGGTGGTTCCAAAGAAGGAGTAGGTGATTTCTGGAACCGGATCGCCCGTCTCCCACTCTTCGGCTTCTCGCAGCTCAGCCGCCAGCTCTGCCCTAGCCTCCTTCGCGTAAGCCGCGCAAGCTTCATACTGCTCTATGTGGCTAACGCTGGGTTTGTTGATGAGCGCTAGCTCTGAGTACGCGGCTGAGACGTCGGCGTCGGCGGCAATCTCTCTAATTCGCGCCCCGGCTGGACCCGCTGGGTCAAACGGGAACTTTGGTTTTCCATTAGCTCTAGCTAAAATGCTGCTCACGTCATGTTGCTCATCGCTTGTTTCGCCGGGGGGGCTTTTGGCGCCCGCAAGCTTCTCAGCTTCAGCCGCGGCGATTGTGGCGGTGGCGGTGGCGGTGGCGGTGGCCTCTGTTGCGTGGTTGTCCATAGTAAAGTTGTTTTCTTCTATATTAGGCACTTCACCACTTAAAAGTGGGCGGGAGCAGGTGTATATAAAGGTGTGTTGATGGCAGCTAACCGCTTGGCGAGCGATCACCGCAACAGCGAGCGCACAAAAGGCAACTCAAGTAAGCGAGTGGCGAAGATGGCTTTAAGGCTACCTTATATCCTACTGGGCATGCAACTAATGCTCATGCTTGTTGCCTGTAACTCAACGTCACCGACCACAGTGGCGCGGCCGGTCGCGCCCTTGGGCGCGCCCGCCAAGGCTACACCCAAGGGCGCGTTTGAAAATTTTTACGATTATTCATGCACTGCGGATACTTACGAGATGAGTTTCTCCAGTTTTTCCTCAGTCTGGGCCTTCCTCAACGTCGCCATAATCCTCATCGCAACGGTGCTATTTTTGGTGTATATGTGCTTCAACAAGTTTGTCGACACGGTGGTGCATTCCTGAGCTTCCTTGTAAGCACCCGGTGCGTATTTAACTCTAACCTCTTGAACAGACTTAAGCAAACTCTATCTCTTCCTCCCTCCCCCGACCCGCCACCCCCTTACGCCGCTTCCGCTTTTGCCTCTTTTACTAAAGCCATGGCAGCACGGGGCCGCGCGCCTAAGAAACCCCCAACTGTGGACGAGCTCGCTGCTCAGGTACATCAATTACAACTTGAAAATAAGGAACTCCGTAAACGCGCCAAACAATCTGCTGGAGAAGGCGGCGGAAACATTCTAACGCCCGCACAGAAGGAAGCCCTCACATCGAGTCTCATCTCTAGACTGACCGCAGTGGCAGCAGCTAAGATTGCTGTAAAAGTGCGCAAGAGGGCAACGGGGTGGATGACTAAAGACGAGTTTCAAGCCCAGAGTGCGGAGCTCCGCCTGCGGGTAGATGTATCTTTAGAAGAGGCTGGCCAGACGCCCACCAAGCCCCCGTCTTCCGCGCGTTCGTCTAGGGCGGTTTCCCGCAGCCGTGCCAGCGCCCGCTCAGGTGCAAGCGACGACGATGACGAGTGATTCGCCTGTCAGCCCGCCCGTCCGCCMRTCCGCCCGCCCGCCCTCACGCGCAGCCGGTCTCGGATTCGCTGCCGCCCGTATCAATCGTGCTAAAAAGGACGCATATATGAGTTGAGGTTATCAATAAACTTTATTGAACTTAAAATCTGGTTGTCTGATAATTTATCTTTCGCCGGCCCATTGCGGCTCTCGTTGTGCACCAGCACATAAACAGGTTTACGATGAATATAAGCCCCAGCACAACAAAGATTGCTACGATGGGAGCAAACCACGTCTCAAGAAACGCCGCGTGCCACGGACCGTTCCAGCCCCATATCCATGGGAAAGCTGGGGTAGGTGATGGTGACGGCGACGGTGTCGGATCTGGGGTAACGGACTCGCTCGTTGCGCCTGTAATTAGGGCCACGGTCGACGATGTCGTGGTGGTTGTAGTTGTGGCGGCGGCTCTGGTGGTAAGTTTGACGGTCGGAGGTCTCGTTGGATGTGACGTGGGCGGGGGTGAAGTGACGCTTGTCGTTATGGCCGTATGTGCATGGTGAGTCGTAGATTGGGTTGTAGGAGTGGCCGGGGCAAGAGTAGCCGGGACAAGAGTGGCCGGGGCAGCAGTTTGGGTATGGGCACTTTTAAAAGAGCTGATTGTTGGTGTAATGGGTTTGGAGGAAGTAGCCTGCGAATCTGTTGTCTGGGTGGTAGATGGATATGTGGCGGGAAGGGGGGTCACGGTAGCTGTATCTGTTATCGTTGTGGGCGAATGAGTGGTTGTATGAGTGGTTGTAGGGGCGGCCGTCGTGGTGGTTGTTGTAGTGGCGGTCGTCGTAGTGGTTGTTGTAGTGGCGGTCGTCGTGGTGGGTGTTGCGGTTGAGGTGGCTGCAATGTAAGTTGTAAAAAACAAAGTGGTTTTTTGAATCCCCCCCACCTTAGTTGTGGTGGGAATATTCGCCGGCGTGCCGCTCTCCGGCAAAACATTTTTAGCGGTTGTTGACCGCACTTGCGCTGGTGTGGTGCTAGCGAGGACCGTGACGGCATCGGAGATTGGAGCCCGCGTTGAAACGGATGAACGCGCGTAGGCGGACACGGGCGGCGACACGGACCTGTGCGGGGTTGGGGTCGGTTTTTGGCTTGGGTTGGACGCCTGGGTTGAGGCGACCGGTGACGGAGCATTGGTGGTTTGGGGTCGTGGCTCCAGCCACCCAGACCCTGACATATCATCAAAGGTGGCGGGGGTCGGGGTCTTTAGCCACCCAGACCCGTCGTCAAACAGGGTGGAGAAAAATGAATCAGGGCTAGTTTTCGGTACAGTGGTAGTTACATCAGGCGCTGCTGTCGTAGAGGTTGTAGCGGAAACAGTAGTTGATTCTGGAGTGGCGGGCCCGGGGGTGGTTGGCGCCAAGGTGGTCGCTGCAGGCGTAGTGATAGTGGCGGGGGTTGTAGCGGACGCGGTATCTAATTCTGGAGTAGTAAGCTCGGGGGTGGTCGGTTCGGGCACGGTCGGCTCTGGGGTAGTTGGCCCCGGGGCAGTCAATGTTGGAGTAGTCGCCGCAGTGGTGTGCGTCGTGGTGGGCGCTGGCGTGGTGGGCGCTGGCGTGGTTTGCTTGTGGAACCGAATCAGCGAGAACTCGGAAGGCCGCTCCATCGCGTGCACAAACATCATCAAATCGCGTTCGTGAGAGATGTCTCGAGAGCTCTTGAAGACCAGCGTCAGCATGCTATCGCCGTTTGTGCGCACAAAAAAATCCCCGTGGATACCCAGCGCGCATTGCTCCTTTGGCGGCCGCTGTACTGCCCAAGACCCGTTTTTTCGTATCTTCCACACGCACCCGAGGCTTGGGGTTGAATCGTTAGGTTCATACACGCCCACAAAATATAAGGAGATGTTCTGTCCCGCTGTGTTGTTTAGGTGAACCGCCACTCTGGGGTGCCCGTCTGCGGCCATGTGCGCGTAGACCACCTCCGGGTTGTTGTTGATGGATGACGCGCTGCCAAACGGCAGCGAAGCCTGCGTCAGCTGCGTGAAGTTCATGCACACGTAGGGAGACTGTGATCCCGCCTTGGTCAGCGACAGCGCCACCGCATAGGGGTGGTGTTCCGGAAACACGCCCTTTACCGTGACGCGGGCCTCGAAGTTGCGCTCCTGCGGCGAAGGGGACGGCGCGCCAAAACCAAAACCCCCGGCTATGCGCCCCGATAGTGACGTCGGCGGAGCTGTATTCATTGGCCCGGTTGCGCGCACGCCGACTATCAAGGCACCGGCCAGGCAGTTGAAGGTGCGTGAGCTGTTCTCGACAAGAAACCGCACGTAACGCAGACTAATTACACAGCGCAGATCAACTTCATGTGTAAATATGTACAGCGCCATGGTTGTTTGCTTGTCCACGTCCACGCGAACCTCCACCTGCTCAAGTCTCATCTCCCCGTTCTTCACCGTTATAGTCTCGTTTCTCTGCAAACAGTTTTTTTGCTGGGCCAGCTGTCGCGCCTGGTCGGAGCTCGGAGGCGAGAGCGCATTTGCTGAAAACACCCTGCACCAGTTGATTCCAAATGGGTCGCGCACGTGCAGGATGTAGGATCTGGGCTCATAATCAACACCCCCGCCGGCTACGCCAAACTTAGTTTTAGAAAATACCATAAACATACCGTCGCGCTGCAGCGGCCTGAGGGTAAACTCGTCTATAGAGCCGTCTATGGTCGCGTTCACACTCGCCACCAACGTGCTCTCCTCAACCACGCCCAGACCAAATGCGTCATGCCCCCGGACAACGTCTCGGTTAGACTTAGTCCGTTCCCACGACGCCACCGCGCTTACGTTGTAGCCGCATTTTGGACACGCTGGGTACTTGGTGTCGTTCATCCACCACAGACTCAGCATGTATGTGGATGATAGCAGGTAGTATGTCGCCGTTGGGTAGGCATAGTCGCACGGAGGCAAGGGCGCTTGCTCCGGCAGCGCAGGACTTGATCCCATGGAGGTGTGTCGAGAACCCATGGTGTGAGCACTCTCCCGATAACTGGTCGGCGCTTCACGGGGTGTGTGATTGCCCGCTTTTAATACCGGGCGGATATTGCGAGGGCGAGGCGGCGAATGTGGCTTTTGGGGTGCGCAGGCACCTCCTTTATGCTCACCCCGTGTGAGCTTTAAAAATGTCACACCTAAAGTATGTTAGGTGACGTCATAATGTGGACTGGGGTGGCTGGGGGAAACCCCCACGCATGTCTATGGTTTCTTATAACTAGGCCCGCCCAGACTCTCCCCTTTACTTCTAACGCGCGATTTAAAGAAAGAAAGAAAGAAAGAAAGAAAGAAAGACTAACACAGAAGTGCATTGAGCATAAACATTAGTAGCTTTATTGTAACAGGACAAACAACAAAATGATTATGAGGAAGGGCATGTGGGTAAATATAATCAACTTCATACGGCAGAGATGTCTAAAAGCTCGCTTGGCGAAGGGCTGGCAATATATGACGGTTGGCGGCAGACGGGCGCTGGAGGCCGTCGCCCGCCCCCCATCACCCCAGGTGATCAGGACGAGATGGCATCTGGCTTGTGGGGTGAGCTGTGGTATGAGTTGGGAATGTTGGCCCTTGTCCAGAGTAAACGTGGTTATATGCTGGGTAGTTGATCGGGACACCCTTTTCACAGAATTTGCCACCGGTGGCAAACAGGCAGGCCAACATCCACATCTGATACCGGATGAACATGTTAGCGTTTTCCAGCTGTCGCTGCAGGCTCTGTACCTGCTTCTCCAACTCAATTCTCTGTGAGAGATACAGAAACGAAGGTGGTCAGACGACGGGTCCACAACGTCGCAGTATATTAGAGTAACACGAAAGCGAAATACAGACAGGGTCGACCTTTGCCTTGACAGTCGCCTTGGATACATGCTTAAAAATGAGGAAGTAGCCGGCAAAATAAGGAAGTTGCCATAATGACTCAGTGCACAATAGCGGCCTCGCCCAGGCGGGTTAGGCACTTCCTCATTTCTATTCCATATATGGTAGACAAATGAGGAAGTTCAATGGAAAAACTAGGTTAAGGGGAAACTGCGCATTAAAGATTTAGAGTAGTGAATAGACCAGTCGCGTCTACTGCGCGCTTGATTTTATAACTTTAATTTAATTTAATTAAGAATTATAAATAATTAAAGTGATTACTCACCGAGACCTTGTGTGGCGGCTCATCTGAGGGATGATTGAAGACACCATTTGAGAAGCCGGTCTTCTGGGAATCTCGCCTCCACTCGCTGTCCCGCCTGGGCGGGCCCCCCAGGGCGCTGTCGGGATGAGGTAAGAACGACGGATCGCCGAACACCTGCTGGGTGGGCTGCTGAGCAGATGGGCGTGTCGACTGTTGGCCGGCGCGGTCCGGGGGGGATTCCTGGACCTTTTGGTTGGAGTTCAGCTTTGCGAAGAAGGATTCCACCCAGTCTTTAAGGTAGGCGCACCCCGGAGGCAAGGTCTTAGCAGAAGACCCGACGCTCGCCCCGCCGGGGCCGGGTTGGGTGCCATCCACCCTGGGCTCGCCTCTGCCGCAAATCCCGGGACCTTCTTGGCCAGGTGCCCATCCTCCCAACGCCTTGCGCTTTCTGGCGCCGGCCAGGCCTTGTGGCTGGGCGGGGGGCAATCTTCGAGGTTGAGGCCTAACGATAGGAACCTCAGAGTCCTGCGAAGGAGGGGCCTGATGAATGGCAGTAAACCCACCTTGAGTTAGCTGTGGTGACTGTGGCGACCGTCGCGGCAACTGGGTGTGCTGAAACTGAAGCTGGCTCTGAGGCTGAGGCTGAGGCTGAGGCTGAGGCTGAGGCCGAGGCTGAGGCTGGTGTTGAAGTTGATGATCCGCGCCTTGTTGCTGCTGGGGCGGAGGTTGCTGGCTTGCGCTTGGCTGCTGTGGTCTCTGCTGCCGCTGCCTTTCTTGATATAGCTGTTGAAGCTGAGCCTCTATTGTAGATGGAGGCTTTGGAAGTATTGGCTTAAACGCCGAGGAGTGAGAGAATTGAATCACTGGCTTGGTTCTCCACATTCCCTCCTGGGCGTAGTGAAACTTTACCTTCCTGCCGGGGGCTTCGCTTTTCGAAGGTGGGCTACTGCCGCCGTCGCCGCCTCCGGCATCACCAGTCTCGCTCTGCCGTCGATCACATTCATTTTCTGTTGTAGTAGATGGATCTGAGACGGTGCTGTCGTACACCATGCAAGCTGTGCTAGCTAACATGGTCAGACGCTCTGTAGACATGGTGTCGAAGTGATGTTGGTCTTGTAAAAGAAGTTGATTTTGAAGATATCTCTTCTCTTCTTCTATTCTCTGCGAGCAAGTTGCCAGCGAATGTAATGTGAATTAAAGAATATGACACTTTACATATATACATGAGTTTAAGGAAGTAATTAAATAAATCTCATTGGCTGAACATCTAAACCAATGAGATAAGTTTCTGTTTAGTCACAATCGCTGAAGTAAACAGTTTCTATTTTTCACTAAACTATGACACTTGACATATATACACAAGTTTAAGGAAGTGTATAACTAATTCTCATTGGCTGAACCTCTAGTCTATTAATATAAGTTTCTGTTTTGTCATGGTTGCTGAGGTAAACAGTTTCTGTTTTCATAGATACATATAGATTCCAATGGAGTTAAGTTTCGATTCTTGGCTGACAAGTCACCACCCTTACAGGAATCGGCAGGGTTATAAGTGCATTAAGTTCCTCTTTTTGATTGACAGTTCCCCATACATTCCAGGAATCGGCCGGGTCAAAAGTACAGTGCAAATGTTAAGTTCCTCTTTTTGATTGGCAGGCACAGCCCTTCCCGGAACCAAGCAAGTCAGAAATTCAGAACCAATTCATCGCCTAAGCTTAAGGTAGGAGCCGGGGTCGGAGCGTCTCCAGACAGCACCTCTCTAAATACCTGGCCCAGGTTGTTCTGTTCGAGCGCCGCGTCCAGGGTCCGGTCTGATGGGTGAAACAGCGGCGACGGGGGTGAGCTCTTCCTCTCAACACCATCCTCCTCCCCCTCTTCGTCCTCGCTGTCGTCGTCGCTGTCATAGTCATCCTCGTCCTCGCTGTCGTCGTCTGGGGGCTTCAGGTGCGGCGGCGATGGAGACAGCTGACGCTGCGGAGGGTCGCGTCCGGAGCCTGGGAGTGACTCTGCCTCTCTCAACACCGACCGGAGGTCCGCCGCGTCCTGCTGAGGTAGGTTTTGTACCTTGTACAGACTTCTTAAAATTCCTTCTAGCGCAAGGTCTTCGTTGGTCTTTGTCTCGGGGTTGGCAGGTACGCTGTTAGGATTTTCCAGGAACTTTTCCAACCACGAGGTGTCACTGCTGTCCTCTACCCTAGCTGCGCGCTCCCCCCCGGGCTCCCCTGAGGTGGTCTGCACAGAGGGCACTTCGGGCGCCCCAGACGCGGGGGCGGCGGTGGCGGCGGAAATGGTGGCCGGTCGCGGCTGGCACTGCTGGTAGGTCAAGGGTAACGACACATTCTCCACAAGCGGTGGGTTTAGCTGCTGCTGGAGGCCTCCAAACTGTTGAACGGGAGCCAACCTGGGGGCTTGCGGCTGAGCCCCCGGCCACGCACCTGTCACCTGGTAGACTGGGACGACCCCCGCGGGTTGAGGTCGGCGGTGGTTTACATACGCGGCGCCCACTGAGGAGTGGGCCAAGGACCTAATGTGAGTTTGGCCTATTCTGGCTGGGTTCCAGTTTGGGCGATTCAGCGGGTTGTAGCTAGCCCTCTGAGGAAAAATGGCTCCCGGGTGCCGGTCATGGTAGGTGACCTTGCGCTGCTGAGTGTACAGCTGCTCGCGACGCAGTTTGCTCAGCTGGAGCTCCAGTGCTGCCGATGTTATGGCCTCGAGCTTTCTTTTGTAGGCAGCGGAGGGGCGAGTGAGCTCTCGGACCTGCTGCGGTAAGCCCTTGTTGGCGTTCACAGAAAGGTCCTCCGGCTGGTCCTGGGGTGACTGTGCTCCCAGCGGTCGCTGAAACCCGGACGGCTGTGGCTGGAATTGGGCTTGAAACTGGGCCCGAAACTGGCCCGGTGCCAGAGGTTGCATTTGAGGCGAGTCTGTGGCTTGAGCTTGTTTTTGTGACAGGTTTAGGCCAGGAAACTGGGGTGGAGATTTACCTTGGGCCTCGCCCGGAGTTTGCGCAGGATTCGCAAGTTGAGGCTTGGGGGCCGAAAACATAAATTCGGCTTGGCGTTGGTCTGGAAAACAGGTCTGAGGCGCCTGGGTATGTCCCAGAAAGCCGCCCTGGGCCTGTTGGGGCCCGGAGAGCGGCGTTTCAACCTGCTGCTGGGGCTGGGGCCGGGGCTGTCCCTGGGGCTGTCCCTGGGCATGTCCTGGCGTCTCGCCCGAGAGATGTCCTTGGAACTGGGCCCGGGACTGCGGTTGGTCTGGGAACGGAGCATGTTGGCCTGGCTGTCCCGGAAACATGGAGACGTTTTGTGGACTGGCTTGGAACCCTGCCCCTGGCTGTGCTTGAAAAGACGCCTGGGACTGTGGTTGATTTTGGAACGATGCCTGGAGTTGGGACTGTCCCTGAAACTGTGTCGAAGAATGTCCCTGGAACTGTGCCTGGAGAGGAGCCGGGTGCTGGAACTGGGCCTGACCTTGAGGCTGAAGCTGTACTTGCAGCTGAAGCTGGAGCTGGGCCTGGGCCTGGGCTTGAGTCTGGGTGGGAGTCTGGCCCTGGACCAAAGATTGAGTCGCTTGCGGCTGGACGTGAACTTGCTGCTGGAGCGGCTGCTGGAGCGGCTGCTGCTGCTGGAGCGGCTGCTGCGGGAGCTGCTGCCGCTGAAGCTGTTGGAGGTGCTGCTGATAAATCAGGTAATCTCGCTGTTTTTGGAGGATAGCTTGCTGATCCGGAGTGAGTGGGTAAACGACGCCCCCGTGATGAGGCTGCTGCTGAAACGGCGGAGGTTGTTGCTGCTGGAGTGGATGTTGAAGCCTTGGTTGGTTAATTTGTTGTTGATGACACAAGAACAGGTGCGGATACCGCTGGGACGGGGGGACGAATGTAGGGATTGGTTCCTTTTGAATCAGCAGCTCCTTGGTCAGTAGAGGGGCAGCTATCTGGGCCGGAACTGGCACTGTTGATGTTACAGCCGGGGAATGGGTTATCTCTATCCCTGAAATGCCGGTCTGTTTCGCGAGGTTCAGGGGCACAAACACAACCGAAGCCAGCTCGCTGGGGTCAGTTGGTTGGTTGCGATCGTTCAGCTTTGATGGCACTTCTTGAAGTGTCCACCGCTCAGTGCAGTCAGAGCTCTCAATTGTACTCACGTTGTCGCCGCTGTTGTTGATTTTTTCGTCCTTGTCTGTGGCGTTTTTAATGTTGTTGTTGATGTCGCTGCCGGCGTCTTCCATCTCGCGTGCGGCCCGTGGGGTGGCGGTATCCCACTGCCGAGAGTCGACAAGGTCGTCCAGCAATGTGAGCAACGGAGGGTGCGCCGTCTGAGACTGGTTGGAATCCGGTCTGGGCGGCGTAAAACCCCCGTCTGTCGAGTCCGACCCCTGACCCTCTTTTAGACTCGTCTCCTGGGTGGAGGCCACACTCGTGAGCCCCATGTGGCATGCACCCACGCCCGGTGTTGAGTCATCTATTGGGGTGAGTTCGGGCATTTCCGCGTCTGGTACCTCTGTTGTTGATAGGCTGTATGCCAAGTCTTGACTTGGGTCGCGATCGGTGCCGCGGGGGCTTACCGGGGACGAATCGCCCGGTCCATCTTTCTCGCCCTTCTCGTTATCGTCAATCACTATTAGTTCCGGTGGTTCTTGTGGGGACGCGGAACCCGCACCGTCCTCGCCTATGCCCTCGTCTGGTGACCGTTGGAGTGAGGGCGCCTCAGACGCGGTCGTGTAAGGAGTGGGACAGGCTGACCCGGTAGATGTGGCAGGGGTGAGGCACGATGACCCCGCCGGGGTGGCGGGCTCGCTATCGTGGGAAGAAGACACTGAGGGACAGTTTCCGTATGCAAGCTCTGCCATCATGGCCATGACCGCGGCCGCCCCGGCCATCACGTCCGCCGTGGTGGCCTTCGTGTCGGTGGCGCTTTGGGCGTCGAGCGGTAGCTGCAAGTCATTGGTCTCTGAATTTAACACCGCCTCGGGGTTCTCCAAAAGCTTAGTGAGGTCCGGGACTGTGCTGCTAAAGAGCACCTCGTCCTCCATCGTTAGCAGAGGGTCAGGGATGGCATATGTCTGGGCCCTCATTAGGTCGCTGATGGCACCTGCTCCAATTGTGCGCTTCTTCGGCTGCCCCGAATCTGAAATTAGGGTAAGTACATCTTCGGTCTCATCGCCCCGCGCGTGTGCACTGAGGGCCGCGTAAAACTGGCCAAGATCAATCAGAGGGAAGACCAGCTTACAAAAAGCCTTGCCTCGAGCGGTTATCAGGTTGCACTTTGCCAACTCGCAGTAGGCCATCTGCACGTCCACGCCTCGAAGGGCCAGCTCTTTTCGGGCTTTGCCCAGGTACTTCCACGCACTGGCGCTTCTGCGCCGCACGTCCACGGCCAAGCGAAAGAGGGCGTGACACAGGGTCTTTGGCAGCTCGATGCCCGTGCACACCGCGCACACAAAGAACCGGTCAGTGAGACACACCAATCTGTCGTTCAGCATACGCAGAAATGGCTGCGCTATCAAAGCCATGGCGTTTTCATTGGCCACTCTAGCCCGCTGTTTAGACTTATAGTTGCGGAAGAGGGTGCACATGTGGCTGAGATTGATGTCCAACAATAGTCCCCCAAGGGGGCCCATGTTTCGCATCTCTGCCTTAAGCGTATCACAGACGGTCATCACGTCTTCCACAAAGGCGGCCTCATCGCTCGGGTGGATGATGGACCGGTGAAAGTCCTTTAACAGCTTGAACATTGCCTGCTTAAAGTCCATTGACACAAAGATGAAACTGTCCACACAGTCCCGTCTGGGCATCCTGACAGACTGCACCGCGTTCTGTTGGGTGAAAAGAGAAGGGGGGAAGGATTATAAATCAGCGTGGGTGTAACAGCGTGCGCGGGAGCAAAGACTCGAGCACGTTCTCACAGCTAACTGTTTGTTTTTTTGGTACAGGATGTGCCAGAAGTCTCCGGAAAATACTTGGCACCTCATTCATCACTGCGAGTTCATAGTACCGCCCGAGGCAACAGAACACAGTGGCCACATTATTAGCTAACACATTGAGTTTTTGTAAGGAAACTCAACCCATCCTTTTCCAAAACACCATTCTCACAGCCAGCTAGTTAAATCAGAGACTTAAACTCTACTTAACCTTAATGTTCTGAGGCGCTAGTCATAGCATATTGCCAAGAGACACTCACCTTTTCCTTGAGGGCGGTGCCGCCCGGGACCACCTTCTGTTTTTTTGCTGGCCTTAACATGCCCGCGCAGTCACGCACCCTCGTCGAGAAAAACAGATCGCGTGAATCAGGCTGGCAAGTCAGGACGTCGGCAGAGACCTCCGGCCCTACCCTCCACTTCAGCTTGCCGCACCCGGGTGACTAAAAACGGGTCTTGCCAGACACGGGTGGAAAACAGCACTCCTGTCCCATCCCCCACAGGACATGGAGCATCAGCACACCCGATGTAACTGGGACAAGGGGCACAGAACTGGGGGCGGTTGAGAGCATAAACCTCAAAATTGGTCAAAGGGTAACTGAAACTACGCCAATGGGGAACTCTGTCGGCGACAATTGACCTCTAGGTCAAAAATGGGGAAGCTGGTCGCGACTGCTTACATCCGCCTAATCTATTTTTCTCTTTGCTTATTCAGCTACGGCCTCTTCGTAAAGTCTAGTAATTAGACACCTTTATCTACACCTCTGTGTTAGCCCCGAGATGGTCTCCGCTCGTCCCGAGGGGGCGCACCGCAAGTCACGGTCTCGCCTTAACTCCGCCCAGCGCGTCTCATCCCTGCGCGAGTTACCCTCGCATGCTGCTAGGTGACTGGCGGGCCGACGGTAATCAGGTAAGTGACTTTTGGCACACGGCAACACGGCAGAACACCTTCTACGCTAAACAAGAGCCCGGGTAAACGGCACCATAGTTAAGATTAGAGAGGCGGCATTAGACACAATGCGCACTTTACCGGACCCGACCGTCAACTGTGGTCGGGTCGCCAGGCCGTGCGCGACCCCCGGCTCGGCGCACGCTAGCAGCTCCTGTTCCGAACAACCCCCCAAAACTGTCAACGTGTCGTCTGGGCCTATAACGCCGGGGGTGGCCCAACCGGATTTTAAGGTGAGTGGCGTCTCACATGATAAACTTAATCGATAAGGTTAAAGACGAGACTTAGAGAAGGAAGGCGTGGCTTTTTTTGCTTTGAAAGTAATGCTTATTTAAGCTACATACATAGACAATCCATGTAAAAGCAAAAATAAGACGGGGCACGCCAACTCTTCCCGCCATGTCAGCATGAAAATGTACCTGTTTGGCGTCGGCGTTTGGCTGGCTCAACGCGCCGCTCCCCCGTCTGTGTCGCGAGGCCTCGATGGTCGTGCTGGTGGCGCGGCGGCGAATCATGCTGCTGCTGCCTTGATGACTAACGGGTCACAGTGGTAGAGAATTTGTGATTTTGACCAAAATACAAAATTTTAGAGACGGCTCACACACACAGCACCTTAAAACACCTAAAAGTGCTAGACAATATGTTAAGGTGCGGCAACGTGTGTAGGTGCGCCGCATTTAAAATGGGCGGAGGGGGAGTGGCGCCGGCAGCGCGTCCGGTATTTAAAGGAGGCGTGCCCTCGCCACTGACTTACTCATCACACCCTGAACCTACACCGCCGAAATGGCAACGGCTGTGCCTATCTGGGGCGTGAGCGAGGCCGATGGCGCAGAATGGAACAATTTAATCGAGTTGGGGGTCCGCAACGGGAGCCAGATGGAACGCGCGGTGAGCATCTTACGCCGACGCTTGTACAACACCGAGCCGCTCGGCTATCTAGCTTCTCTGTTAGCTTTGCGCCAAGAGCTGAACAGCGTCACGGGCGGGAGCGCGCAGGAGATATTGTTGGAGAGTTTGGCAGTAATCCAACAATTGGCCAAGGTGATCTACGGGGAGCTTAAAGATCAGCCCCCCACCGCTCGCATTAACGAGATCTTCCGGGACTGCCGCCTGCGCTTAGCCTTGGTGTTGGACGCCGCGTGCGGCTGCGTGGACTGTTTCCGCCTTGCCAAAGTGCTCAAGGTTGCGCCGCGCTGCCTGCGTCCCCCGAAGCTGATGGCGCACGAGCGACAGTGCGCAGCCGCCAGCACCCTCACCTATTTTTACAACTCATACATGGTGGCGGGGTCAGACGTTGAGGTCGCCCCCGAACACATCGAGTTGCTTCTCATCCGCCCCGATCAGCTAAACAGCTACCCATATGGCTGGGACGAGGAAGTCGCGGGGCTCATGTCGTGCCTAAACCTGTGCTGGCTGTACACCATGATGTATGAGCACGCTACTCGCGGCATGTGTACTCTTACCAGGGCCCTAGAAGAGGCCTATCACCGGGTCCGTCCCGGGTCGAAGGCCACTCTTGAGAACATGGTGCAAGCTGTGATCGAGGGCGACTCGCGCGCTTCGCGTTCCGAAGAGCCACGGCCTCACCACTACACTTTGATTAAGCCACTGGTGACAATGAAACACGAGCACAGGTGGTCTGAGAAGCAAGACTCGGCCGTTCAAACACAAGTAAGCTGCCTGTATGAGTTAGTTAAAGGCATGTACGGCCCATACGCACGACAGGTCCAATATGGACGAAAGCCCACCGATATGGTTCCCCCCCTGCTCTCCTCCGTACTCATGGGGGTCCATCCAGAACTTTTGAGAGAAAAGGACCCTCCTCTATGTCAGCCTCTCCAGCCTCCGCTGGGCAGCTCTAGCGCCACGGGGGACAAAGCTGGAGACGTGAGCGCCGAGAGAGCAGCCGGGCGCGCGAGCGAGGCCGAAGGAGACCGACAGTACACCACATGTGGATGTCTCGGCGCCTGCGCCTGCGGCACCCTCGACACAACAGAGGGTGAGATAGTGTACCACGCGGCACGCGGGACCGGGCCTAAGCCGTTTTGTCTGGGCACGGGCTCGGGGCAAATCCCGTGTCGCGGCGAGGATGTGCGGGACGCGAGAGACCCTACCTGTCAAAGAGAGGCGATAGGTGAAGTTACCGAGGGCGCGGACCAGGTCGACAAAACGACCACCCAACGGGCCGCCTCGCAGTTTGAACCCACCCCAGAAGACGTTATCAGACTGGGCGCGCGCAGAAAGACTTCCGGTATAGGCACCGCGGCCGGCGATGTTTTAAGACCTGACATCGCACAGAACCAGTACCCGCTACTGGCACTGGACCCCAGAGACTTAGAGTCTAGGAGGGTTCAACACGTGTTTTCAGACGAGCGCGCGGGGAGTCCGGAGACGGGGGAACCAGACCAAGAGCCGCGGAAACGAAAGCCAGAGTCTGGAAACGGCTCGCCGGGGGCTTCCCCATTTTTCAAAAGTATCTGGGGCGGAGGTGACTATGTCAGACAGTCGCCACCGCTTGGCTATGGTCCCACTAAAGACCGCGCAGTTGGGGACACATATTGGAACTACACCGGCACTGATGATGAACAAGAGCGCTGTGAGGCAGACGGGGTGGGGGATGAAGATGAGTATGAGGACTGCGATGAGTTAGATTTAAGAGACACAAAGACGGGAGGGTGTCACGCAACGCTTGGAGGGGACGGTAATCAGGAGCCACCGTTTCTGTTGCTGAGGGACTTTGAGGCACTGTTAAAAACAGGCAGTTCAGAAGGGCTCTCCCCACACATTCAGGTCAGTCACGGAACGGAGAAAGAGACGCTGGAGGACGGTGGAAGTTGTCTGAAAGTTTATGAGGATGATAGTAAGGGAGAGAGCGGGGGAAACCCGAGGGATGTGACTGGAAACGTGGAGGACGCAGTGGATGGGTACAATTCAGATGACTTGGGCATTTCATGCTGCCAGGATGGGTGGAGTGGGGACGACGGAGAGGCGGTGGACACGGAAGACGAGGACACGTATACTAATCAAGAGGGATGCGGGGGAGGGGTTGAAGAAGGTGAGGATCATGGAATTGGTGAGGAGGAAGACGGGGGGGACGAGTGTTATGAGGACGAGGGGGCCCAGTCCAGCTATTATGATAGAGTAGCAGGAGACAATGCTGATGAACTGGGTGAGGAGTTGGGAGAAGATGATGAATTGGGTGAAGAGTTGGGAGATGAAGAGTCTGTGGAGGATGAGGATTCGGGAGACGGTGGAGACGGTGAAGAGGTGTGCGAGGATTATGAGGTGTGTGATGGTGATGAGGAGTGCGAGGAGGGAAACGACACAGGGTTGGAGACCCTCGAAGACTCGGTAGATGAGGAGAACATGGGTATTTACTTTAGAGAGCACATATAATTTGACCCTTTGCCCAGAAACAGCAGTAGCCTAAACACCCTTTCACCTAGACATCTGGGACATCAACTTCCTTTTTCCCCTAACTTTGCTTTCTATTTCCTCTTTTAGATGTCTATTTTTAAATAAAATTTTATGATTTTACCAATTTGTGTCTGCGTGACTATATTGTAATTAGTATGAGTCATTGTCACGAACCAGCTAGTCCTGTCTGGGTGAGAGGACACCAGGCTGGGCGGTGTCGGGATCGCCTAGATACTGACCGATGAAACACTGTGACTTTACTAGGTGACTACCTGGTGAATGCACCATGACTCCTAGGTGAGTACGTGCCGTGACTGGGTGCGGCCCAGGGCCTGTCAGGTAACAAAACAGATGACTACCTTGTTATTGTCTGGGGTTATTTGGAGGTTACCTGCATAAATGAGGAAACAAAAACATCCGCCATGGGCACCACCCTCCCATTAACACCAACTTCCTGCACTGGATGGGTGTGTCGTGTATAAAAGTTATGTGGATAAATTTTATTACCTTATTTGAGACCAGCGCTTCAAAATGTCTATGTGTAGCGCTATTTGGTTAGCTTTAAAAGCCTTAGCTTTGACCCAGTGGCTTAAAGAAGTCGGTGCCGCCCCCGAATCAAGCCCCTACGTGGAATGCTGTCACCTGAACACAAACTGGCGCACCCCACCGTCTCCCGTAGAGGACGTGTTTAGGTACGCGCGGGTGCGTCTGCTTCCCCCCGATGCCTGTGAAAATCGAAACCTGGCCCGGCTGTACCTAGAGGAAACCGAGGGTCGGGATCCTGGCGATTGTGCCAACGGTTTCTACGTCATGAGCTTTCTGCTCAAAGTGTTACAGACTATCGGATCTTCCCAAAACAGTAGCGAGCGGGCGCTTGAGAAGTATCTCCAAGAGGCGCTCAGGCGATACTTGGACGCGCTAACTGCGGAGACCGCGGACACCTCTAAATACAAGAGAGCCCCATCTAAGAATGGACCGCTGGTTGGAGGTTCACGTGTGGCCACACTTGGACCCCCAGCTAGACCACGCGGATAACATCCCGTCTGCCTCTAACGACGGCGGCGCCGCGGGGGGGCTTGGCGACCGGGACCTGCTTCTTTCACCTGCGTGGTTGACTTTCCTAAACCTAACTCCGTTTATGCGCCGGCGCTTATCTACCCTCCTCAAGCGCGTGCGAGAGCTCAGGGAAAGCGCCGTGGTCTACCCTCCGGAAAACCAGATAATGCTGTGGTCCTACCTCTGCGACCCCGCTGATATTAAAGTGGTGATCCTTGGCCAAGACCCTTACCACCGCGGACAGGCAAACGGCGTGGCCTTCAGCGTGTCCCGGGACAAGCCCGTTCCGCCTAGCCTGCGCAACATATTTGCCGAGCTCGAACGGAGCGTCCCGGGGTTCGTCGCCCCCTCCCACGGGTGTCTTCACGAGTGGGGACACCAAGGTGTGTTGCTGCTTAACACGGTGTTGACGGTGGAGGAAGGCAAGCCGGGCTCGCACTTCCAACTGGGCTGGCAGTGGTTCACCAATTACGTCATCGGATCGGTATCTAAAGAATTGAGGAACTGCGTGTTTATGCTCTGGGGCTCGAAAGCACTTGAGAAGGCGGCGCTTGTAGATGGGAGGCGCCACTTAGTACTTAAGGCGCAGCATCCATCGCCTTTAGCAGCGCGCAACCAAGGGAGCATTCGCTCAAATCCTCCCTTTTTAGGCTGCAACCACTTTCAGCTAGCAAACCAATATTTGGAAGACAAGGGACGCGGCGCAGTGGATTGGAGTCTCAACTAACACACAGCTTCGACACTCCGCCGGCCGCCGACAAATCCCCGCACTCCTTGTTGTCAGTTTTACGATGGCCGAGTTCCTGTCTCTTGCCGCAAAAGAAGTTAAAAAGCGGTCTCCCAGGCCGGTTCAGGGACTCGGTGATTTGAAATATCTGGCGGCTCGACGCATCCGCCGCCCCCGAGACAGTCCAGAACAAGATGACCAAGATGGGGACTCCGGCAGCGGCAGTAGCCTGTTCATCACCCAGCTATCTCCCCGGAGCCGAGAGGCCCAGCGTCGCCAAGATTTTGACATTGGCGACGACCAAGACTCGCCAGACAGTGACAGCGAGACGGCAAGCGCCAGCGAGAGTGAAGGCTCCGAAGACTCCTACAGTTTAGGGAGCGTCAGCGACCTAGATGATAACTCATCACCCGCCTTAGATGGCAGCCCCTTGCTGGGGCGCCCGGATAAGATTAGGCACAGGAGGCCTGAGGTGGATGGTCGCCAAGAGCCCCCAAACACGGAGGACGGCGACGTTTGGCGCATCGGCCGGAAAAGGCCCCGCAAACCCCGTCCTTTGGTGGACGAGTCTGACTCCGACAACGAGGGGGCGGGCCAAGCGCCACTAACATCTCCAAACGCGTCCGCCGGGAACGACGATGAGATGGGTGACGACGCCGGAGACACTTTTTTGACCCCCACACGTACGCGTTACCGCCTCGATATGCAGTATAGCATCGGGGGCAAAAAGCGACACCTTTACGAGATCGTTTCCAGCGATGATGACAGTGAAGTGGACGAAGGAAGCGGTAAAATGCGCGTCACCCTCGTAAATCCGTTTCCAGCCACGGGGGAAAAGGTAAAGGGGGTACGCGTCACTGTCAAAAAGAAGGCTCTCTCGCAAGAACCCAGCTTTCCGAGCGAGGGCGAGACTGACGAGGACGAAACGGGCGCTGCTCTCGAGGGACACGCACAAGAAAGCCAGTCACTCGGCCTAGATGAGGTAATTACTATTTCTTCTAGTGAAGATGGGGGGGAACAAGAAGAGGAAGACATGGACATGTGCTTGGCCCCGGCCGAAGCGATTGTCCTCTCCTCAGACGAGGACAGCGAAATCCGCGACATGGAAGACCGCTACCAAAGGTCTCTGGCGGCCGCGGCCTCTAAAGCCGCGTCTCAAGATCTAGACTCTGTTGACTCGGCCAAGCCCAGATACATGTCCGAGGCGTCCCCCGTGAGTAATTCTGGCATTGGGGACACCGGGGGCGATGAAGACATGCAATCGAACGGGTCTGGGGAATTGTATTGTAGCGAGGAAGACTTGAGCGAAAACGAGGACGAAGAAGACGCGGACGGCGGAGCTCGCGCGAACCCCCTCCTCGCGGATGCCGCCCCTGTCACTTCAACGCGCGACCGGAGCCCCGGGCGTGACGTGTCTGGATTTGAGGGCGACAACACCAAAAACCAAGAAAGCCAGCTAACTACAGACCGCGCTATGCGGTCCACGCCGCCCCTTGCCGGACACGAGGACTATAACTGGCCTTGGATTGACTAGTCTTGTCCCATTTTTGGTATGTTTTTACATGTCTCGTAAAGTCAACCTATTCTATAGTTTCTAGCTTTTGGGTTTACCGGCGCGGCTCCTGAAGATAATGTAGCTAATGTGATAACTCATATAGTTGATTTATTTGATTATAGTGTTGTCTTTGTTTATGCATGTCAATATTTACCAATGTGCTATGAGTTTTGAATTAAACACTTATAACAATTTAAAATAAAGTGATTTGTCTAATTAAAAGTTAACTAGGCGTGTCTGTGATGTTTGGAGTGATTCTCTTAAACAGTATATTTAAAACACTCGACGGTGGAAACTTTTTATAGAAATGGGAAGTAGTGGCTCTGTATAGGGGTGATCACCATGGAGACCGCCATAACAGTGCACTAAAAAAGGGGAAGCTTCCCGGAACTGGCTCGGGCGAAAGCGAAACATAATTAAAATGGGGAAGTTTAAATGTAGTACAAGGGTGGTTACTATAGAGATTTACACAGCAGTGGGGGACATTGGGATATTGGCTAAACAGCGACACCAAGCGGTTAGTTTAAATAGTGGCATTTATTTGTGAATGCGCCTAAACTCTTTACAGATAAGGTGATTGGGGGCCGCCCGCGCGGCCCCGGTCGCGGTCAATCACGCCCCGCGTCTTTTAACCAATCAGTATACCAGCAGCGTGTCGGGGTTGTGCATGGCTTTGATAATATGCTTGGAAGCCGACGACAGGGTTCCCGGGGCGGGGGCCGTTCGACGTTTGGGGGGCGGCCGTTGGGCGGTCGGCCTAAAATTCGCGTCCCCGTCCCCCTCGTCCGCTGCCTCCAGCGCCCGGAGCGGGTTCCTGTCCATAACCAAACAGTTAGGGTCCGTGGCCCTAGAGATGGCCACGTACACGTGACTTTTGCGGACGTTCCGGTGATTTCCGAAAGAGACGGCAACCCGGTCAAGGGACAGCCCCTGGGCCTTCGTGACAGTCATTGACAGCTTGGAGCTGATACCGTAGTCGCTCACGCTGCACATGTGCAACACATTCCCATTTTCCAATGTCTCGGACATCTTAGTCACGTTGTTCTCTAAACAGGCCACAAAGCCCCCCGAGTCTTCTACAACCATGGTGGGCATGCGGCTCTGCGAGTCTTGGGTCGGCTCTTCTTGTCTCCCGTAGCGCCCAAAGTTCACTCTGAGAAACGTGTAGCCTTTGAGCCGGTACGACTCGACGGTAGAGGCAAAGTCTAGCAGGCCCGGCAGGCGATCGGAAGGCGAGGAAAAGTCCACCCCGTCGCGAATGACCATGTTTACGGTAAAGGTATAAAAGGCCTCGTCGACGAAGTCCGCTCCAAGGTGCCGCTCCGCGACGGCCATGCGCGCCAAAAAGTAGCGTTTGAGGGCATGGTAGAGTTCGATAAGCGTGGGCAGGGAGGCAGATGATGCGGACGGCGGGCGAGGTACGCGATGATAGAAGATATCCTCATCGTCACGTAGGCGGCCGGGGGTTTCCGCGGCCCCTCCGGGCCCCAGCTCCTCTCCGGCCCTAGGGTCCCCCGTCTCAAACCACCCATACTCGCCCCTATCCCCTTCAGTGTCACCATCAACTCCCGTGCACCCAACGTCATCTTCATCCTCACCGTCCTCTCCGGGTATAGAGGGTGAGATGTCATGTAAAAGAGCGGGGGGCAGCGGTACCGTGACCAGCTCGCAGAGATAGGCCGAGTTCCCGGCCTCGAGCCCGCGGCGGTAGAAGGAGTAGAGGCCGTTGTATATGAGCGTGTTGAGGAAGCTGTACGCGAACTCGGGTTGCTCGTGTGCGTGCGCATCAATGAAGGTGTCGCTTTCAAGCACGCGGCGGAAGCGCGCGAAGGTGCCCATGTAGCCGCATATACACTTTTTGGTCTTCCCGTTGACAGAGATGTAGCTATTTCTGACAAAGTTGGCGGTATAGGTGACCCGGGTGGAGCGATCGGTGACCGCGGTGGCGGCAGCGACCATGTCCTGGTCGACAAACTGGGAATAGTTACTCAGTCGCGAGAGATTCCGCGTGAGCCATTCAACCGGTGACAGGGAGGGCAGATTTACAGTGGCGCGGTACTCCAGGAAGGGCTTGGTGAAGACCTCGCAGACGATGGGGCAGGAGAAGAGACACGCCCCGGCGGCGTTCTCCGCACCAGTTGCGAGGGCGGAGTGCAGGGAAACCAGGTAGGCCTTAACCTCCCCGTGGGACAGGAACAGCCGCGTCCAACCCACAAATTCAAACGGGTTGAGGATGCGCGCCCGCGGAACCACAAAACGGTCCACGTATGTCATGACCTCCGGGGCGACATCAAGGTCGTACTCTAGCGTTTTCAACAGATGTCCAAACTCCGGGTCGACGCAGCGCTTGTTGTTGATAAAGAGCGCCCAGTTGCGCCCCACCCCGGCATATGCCGCCACGACCGGATTGCCGATAAGAAAAGAGAGCACATTGTCACACTCGGCAATGTGGTGCTTCTGTTTGCTGTGATTGAAGGTGGACTGAAATGCTTCCGTCTGCGTAGGCGATCCCACGCAGACGATACAAGGTACGGCCCCGGCGCGGTAGAGGGGCGTTTCAAGCCAGCTGTTGTATAGCCAATAAAAGTAAACAACGGCGGAGAGGATGTGGGAGGAGAGCGTTCCGGCCTCGTCAATGACGATAATGTTAGTTGTCCACAGGCTCGGAGGCCCCATCTGCACCAGGGTATTAAATGCGGCGCGGCCCAGCGTGGCATACTGTCCCTTCTGGCGCCGGCGCGTGAAGTCCTGGGTGATATCTGAAATGACGGGCCAGTAGCGACAGAGCTCGCGGCGCTGAACGCCGGCCATCGTAGCCGCGGACACGTGTTGGGGAGCTACGCGGGTTTGAAAGTTGATGTGGCGCCCCTTGAACCCGAAGGCGTTGAAGATCGTTGGACAGTAAGCGCGCAGTCCGCGGGAGAGGTTCTGCGCGGCGACGGTGGTGGCCCCGGTGACGAGACAGTTGAGGTTTTGGTGCAGGGCGCTGATGCTAGTGCTCTTACCCGCGCCGGCGGTGCCAGTGATCAAAAAGGCGGAGAAGGGCAAGAAGGGGACGGGGGAGCCCTTCTCATCGCCGCAGGCGCCCTCGCCCCCCTCCCCGTTACCGCAACCCTCGCGCCGCCCGCTCATCTCGCCCTCAAACCCCGCGGAATTTTTTGGCGGGCCGCCCGCCTCGCCTCTATCGATCGGGCGGCTCTTGGGCCCGGGGGTGCTGGCTAAAAGGCCGCCCACTTCGCCGCATTCTGCATACGCCTCGTCTGGGTCGTCGGCGGGGTCACACTGACCGTCAAACCAGCTCATCTCTGGCGGTTCAGCTACAGTCCGCGCAGCCAACTCCCGCACGCGACGAACGATCTCGCGCACCTTCGAATCCGAGGTCATGTTCAAAATGAACCCCGGCGCAGGCTCCGGAGGTGGCGACGACGAGATGTTAGACGCGCCCCGCTGTCCAAACTTTCCGCTCTTTCCCGGCGCCGCGAGCGGCGCAGCTCCGGCCATCGTGATCCACCCCACTCGGCAGTCCGTGGCTCTGTTTGAAATCATCCAGGGCAAGTACTGCTATGTAAAAGGGCAGACGCTGCTGTCTAGTTTACGTCACCCGGGGGCGTTCTTCCGGCAGCTCTTCGTGCACCTCTACCGCGCGGCCCTATCGAGCTGCTCATACGATGACGTCGTTGCGGATTGGCAGGATTTTGAAGCGGCAATCCGCGCGCGCTGGACGGCGGGGTGCGAGACCTCGGAGAGCTTTCGCCAATCAACCTTCAAGTCGTGGGCGGACACCATGAAAATGACCATAGAACAGATTCTGTTGAGCAACATTTATCAGGTGCTGCACTCCAAGACCAACCTGTCTTACAGTCGCTACGTGGACTGGGTGCTAACCACGGGGCTGGTGCCCGTGTGCCGGCACAGCCCCGACCTACAGTTTGCGAAGCGCATCAAGGCCCAGTTTGACGCCACCTACCGCAGGTGCTGCGGCAACAACCGCACCATTCGAGACATGTTCGAGTCATTTGAACACGAGCTGCAGAGTATCGTGTTCCAGCTGACGGCGCTTTATGTGCCAGACTACTCCGAGGTGATCATCGAGTACCATCCCGACTCCGGCACGTTTTCTGGAGTGTGCAAAAACAAGAGGATCAAGGTGGAGGTGATAAATCGCCCGGTGGTGTTCAATAGCACAGTAACCTTCGACAGCCCAGTCCAGCGGCTGTACTCGACAATAATGACCTGCTACCGCACGACGGAGCACGCCAAGCTCTGCCAGCTGCTCAACACCGCGCCCGTTAAGGCCATCACCGGAAGCGCGTCGAGTAACATGTACAGGGACATCCTGGCACACCTGGAACAGGCCTCTAACAAGAAACCAGATCCCAAGAAGGAGCTGTTTCAGCTCCTTGTTAAGCTTGCCGAAAACCGCACCGTGACGGGCGTCACAGACGTCGTGGAGGACTTTGTGACGGACGTGTCCCAGAACATAGTGGACAAGAACAAGCTTTTTGGCACGCGGCCAGAGACCACAACCCAGGGCCTGCGCCGTCAGGTGTCCAACACCGTGTTTAAGGCCCTAACGAACCAAATTAATGAACAGTTCGACACGATTCACGCGCTCGAGAAGGAGCGCGAGCTGTTCGCGAAAAAGTTGCGGCAGATCGAAACCCAGCTGGCGCGCCGCCTCGCGGACGAGCGCGCAGGATGTGGGGGGACGGGCGGGGGAGGGTCACAGCCGTCGCTGGATATTTTGACCACGGACACCCTGCGCACCCTAGAGGAGGTGCACGGCTCGCCCTTAAATTTAAACGCGGCGCGAGTGCCGCAAGGGGACACGGTCATGAATAGCTTTTTTTCCCAATTTGTGCCCCCATTCATGGAACTGAGCCGCGACTTGACGTCGTTGTGGGAGAATGAACTCTTTGAAACTTTCAAAATCACGCCTGTAGTGGATCATCAGGGCCAGCGGCTGTTTATCAAGTTTTCGCAGGACACCATTTCCGCCCTGCTCGGACCTTTCACCTATTTAATAGCGGGGCTGGGCCAGGTGGAGCTAGTGAGTGACCTTTACACATTCATCAGTTTAAGCGAGATCGCAGAACACTTATACCGCGCCAGTCGTCTATCGGTTTATATGCTAGATATCGGCAGTAAATATTGTCCCGCGGCTTTCTGGGACGAGAATTCTCTGCAACGACAGTGGCTTTACCAACAACAACAAGATCGAAGCTATCGCGCCCATGGAAGAACATCGCGAGAGCGGCCCGGATACCAATCCGCCTTCTAACCCCGCGGTGGCGGAGGAGGATGAAAGGAATGGCGTGACCGGGGAACCTGGAGACGTGACTGCTAAAGATCTACATGATACGCGTCAAAACAACGAAGAGCCGGCGCCCGCGGGCGCGCGTGGCGGCAGCGGCGCAGCAAATGAACCGGTTTCTGTGTACCGCAGCAACCCCCCCGTAATTCCGCGTTTGGTGCTAGAGGTTAACGTGAATGGGGGGGTTCACGTGGCTTGCAACACCCCCAACTTCCTGTCGTGCGACGGGCGGCTTCAGGTCCGCAACATCAGCGCCTATGTGCGCGCCAAGGCGACGTCGCCAACCTTCCTAGGCTTCACCGTCTCGTGCGTCGCTGAGTTTGAGGACCACGTCACGCGACTGGACCTGTACCCGCACGTGTTGCGCGCGCGCACGCGCCTGTTACACCCGCGCACTTTGAGCGAGATGGAGCTCTGCGCGCTCCTGTCGATGGTGGAGAACCTTCCAGAGTCGCCCATGTGCGCGCTGCGCGAAATCCGCGAACGCGGGCGCGCGCTTTACCGAAAGTGTGCCAGCAAGGACGCATGCTTCTTGCTTCACGGGCTCGAGACCCTGCTCGCCACGCACGCGGCTTACTACAAGCTAGACCCGGCGGGCACGCGCGAATTGGGAACGCCGCTTGTGCTCTACAAGCTCCACCGGGAGCTTGATCGCGCCGACAGTGAGTGCAAGGGACTGCTTAAGAGCATCTACCTCCAATCCACGAAGATGGCAGCCCTCGTAAACAAACAAGGCTTGAGCGATCGCGAAATTCTTGAAGATGAAGAATCTGGCCAGCTGCCCATGAACACATCAAGAGACAACAAGTCTGCGTTCAACCTGTTTTATTCAGAGACCGTTTTCACCATTCACCTCCAATGCCGCGAGGTGGTGCGCGTGCTTAAGGAAGTCTGTCTGCGCAAAATCGTGGTCCCTTCCCTTTTTTTACATTATAAATAAAGCTCCCGCCATCTCACCCGCCATGGTTTGTGCACGTTCGCGTCGTTCTTCCTCTTCCGCCTCCGTCGCCGTATCCCCCTCTCGCGTCCCTGTCGCACAGTCGTTGTCCAACATAAGCCCGGGCTCCGTCCGGGCTTCCCCGTTTAGCCAGACGCCCGGCGCCTGCGTGGGATAGGCGCCGCTCGCGGCCTCGAACATATACTCAAGAGCCCGCTCCAAGTAAGCGCTATAGTCAATGGATACGGGCATCGAAAGGCTCCGATGCCAACAGACGGCACCGTCGGAGGTAATTAGATAAGAGAGAGGACGGACGCAGTCTACTGGAAGGGGCGGGGGGATTTCACGGCGAAAGAGCCATTGTCTGGACAGGAGCCAAAACCCGGCGTCACGCCGTTTTGAAAAAAGGGCGGGCATGACCGTGCGCTCAAGGGCATCGGTCGGGTGTATGGCACACTCGGCACACGTGAGGGTGGCCATGATCCCGATGACGGTCGTTATAAACGAGCTGGCATTGGGCGGGGCAATTTCTGGCCCGCGGCACCCGCACATAGGCACGCCCGCGTCCACAACACGCCCACCTATCCTAAAAAAACACGAGGCTGGTCGTTGGCATTGGCTCACGTCTTCCGGTCGCAGCCGTGGCACCGAGGCGCACAGCTTTGAGAGCATCGTGTGGATTGGTTCCTTAAAATAAAAACAGAGTTGAGAGAGATGAGAGTGGGTGAGAAAATGCGACTTAAAATGTTTTTAGGGTTCATGCACTCACCTGCTTTTCAGAGGTGCCGGGGGTTAAGAATCCCAACTCGCTGTCCTCCACATATACCCAGCGCGTGTCGTCGCCGCGCGACGTCGCCCAGGAAATGCAGTTCGTGGTAATGTGTTCGTACATCCCACGCAGCCACTGGCGCCAGCGTGGGCTCGCGTAGGCCTCAACGAGGCGCGGCATTAGAGAGGGGTTGTCTGAGAGGCAGGCAACGCCCATGTAGCGACAGAGCGCCGGGGCTATGTTGATCTTTATGAGACGATGGGAATATCTAACTACGGCTCTGCTGGTCACGAGGCGCGGTCTAGACTCCTCGTCCTCGTAACAGACACCCTTACACAGTTGTTTTCTCCCGTTGCCGATGCCGAGTTCATCTTCCACGGCTTCCTCGCGCCCGCCCCCGTCCACGCGCGGCAGGGCGCGTAGCTCAGAGGCCCACGGCGTTAGCCCGGTCCCTCGGGGGGCGATACCGCCAGGTGGGGAGTCGTTTAAGCCAAGAAGCAGGTCGGCGTGGGCTCCGCGGGCCACCCCCGGAAGGTGTAACAGGATCCCGGAGTCTAGAATATAGGGGCCCAGTTTAGCAATTGAGACGCGCCGTGGGCGCCCAAAGCGCACTCGGGTAAACGGAAAGGCCGGAAGATATGCCCCAAACTCTGTTCCAGATATGGTGCTTCCCGGAAACGCGTAGGCAAACATAGGGAGCACTCCCTTAAACGATGAGGGGTATATGCGATTGTACAACGCGGTCAAAAACTCTTGAGGCGCCCCGTTCCACAGTCCGGACTCGTTCACCCAGAGCAAGTGAAAGTCCACAGCTACGGGTCTCAGTTCAACCGGTTCCCCGCCCATGGTTATTATCCAAGAAAATGGTCTAAATATGCACTCGATGTTGGCGCAGGCGGGGCTGGCGTCCGGGTCCCTGTTCCGGTCTCCGGCGTTTTCGTTCTCTGTGGCGGTCCGTGCACGCTTTTTTCCCGGCTCTCGCGCTCCGGTCTCTCCCACGTTTCCGTCGTCGCCGGACGCGCACGTGTACTCGACACCCCCGCGGGTTTTGATGAAAATATCGACGCCCCGTAGCGATGACCCTCGAAGCATGTCATGATACCAATGACGTCGCGACACGCCGCAATCGTCATATCCAGCGATTCCCCCAAGGTCCTCGTCCCAATGGTCCATGTTTTCCTCCGCGTCACCGCCGCCTCCCCCGGCGGTAGCCTCAACCTTTGGGGCGCACGCGCTGTAGATTTGCATCCCTTCCGCGTGCATGTACGCTCCGGACACAACACGGTCCGGAGCCGCGAGCGACGCCAGCGGCTCAATTTCCAAAATAACCCGCTCGGGGGAGAGCCATAGACGAAAGGGCGTGTCACATGGCCTGGTGCAGATTTTGCGCAGAAGGTGATGATTGAAGCGCAGGCGTAGCTCCCACAGGACGGATTCCACATTGAGGTTTAATCGGTGTCGCGACCACGCTGCTCGCGAAACCTCCCGAGGCGGTTTCGTTGCACGGCCAAAGGCGTCGATGGCGGGCCCTAGCGCGAACGCAAACGGCGGCTGTTTCGCCAATGGCGGGGCAGTTGTAGTCACCCCGTCACCGGCAGGGCCGCTGGCTTCTCCGCTGGTAGCATTGGCCGCGGAGCCCTCCAATGGCAGCAGTGTGATATACCAAACCATGCACCCGTGTCGTTCAACAAAGCCGTAGGGGAATACGCCCACAACATGGGCCAGGAGCTCCTCCGCTCGCCCGCATCCATGGTCAGCGCGCAACATGGTTCCCGGTATTGGCGGTGGGATACGTTAAACGCGACCGGCCGCGAGATGCGATGTTTGTGAGTAAGGTTTGGGGAATGTGGACACTAATAGTTTTTTTGTGCCCCGGCGCTGCGGAAGTGTGGGCGGTGCAACAGCCCGCGCCCCAGAACGGGTCACGTTGTGGTTAGTGGGGCTAGGAGCACACCGGAACCGGGTATTTAAATTTGAAGCGCTGCGGCTTTAGACTCCGCGCGTCAGCCTTTTTTAACTCCGCCCGCAATCACTTAACTCAGCAAATACCCAACACTTCGCCTTGTCAACCGCGACCAAGCCGGGCCCCGCATCAGCTCCAACACGCCGGCCGCGGAATGGCGGGGTTCAAAATCCCAGCGTCGCGCAGCGACCAATTCATCCACGCGCTGTGGGTGAAGATGTTGATATTGTACTTTGTGATGTTCTTTTTGGCCGCGGTGGTGCCATTCGCGGCTATGGTGCCCGGGCTCGGCTTCCCATGCTACTTTAACACGGTGGTGAACTACAGCGCGTTGAACCTGACAGCTCGCAACACGGCAAAACACCTGACGCCGATCCTGTTTCTAGAGGCGCCTGAAATGTTTATGTACATCGCCTTTTCGTTCTTCGTGGACGTGGTTGCGGCAGCATATTACGCGATGTCCACGTGGACGGTGTCGCTTGCGAAGCGTGACCACGTGACTCGCCTCAACAGCGTGACGCAGTGGATCTACCTTTCGGGGTCCCCTACGCTGGTGTTTATGGGGCTCCTGCGCCTGTGGACATTCCAGCTGTTTATTCAGACTCTGTCATACAAGAACATTTTTCTGGCGGCCTTCGTGTACGGGCTACACTTCCTGCTGTCCTTCGCGCACATGCAGAGCTACATCTCCCGCAACGCGCCCGCGTGGGAGGTGTCCTCCTTAGAGCGCCAGGTACCGGAGGGCACGGCAATCAACCGCCACCTGCGTTTGAGCAAGCCGCTGACTGCGAACCTGCACCTGGCCTGTCTTGGAGTTGAGACCCTGGTGTTCTCATTAAGCTTCATGGTGGCCATCGGAAACAGCTTCTACACCCCCGTCGCGGACATAATTTTTGGGGCGGTGAACCTGTACCTGGTTATGTCATTGTTTTGGTACGCCTTCACCGAGATTTACCTGCAGCGGTATATGCAGTACCAGATCGGCTATTATCTGGGTATCATGGCAGGCTCGGTGTTCCTGTCTCTACCGCTAGTACGCTACGAGCACGTGTTCCTGAGCGCCAAAGTGCACTCGGCGGTGGCCACCAATATTGCAGCAGTGCCGCTACTGGCGGCCCTGGCATTAGCCCTGCGACTGACGCGCGCACGCTACGGGACCCGGCGCGTAGCCTACGTGCCGGTGAAGAGCTCCGCCTCGGTCGCGGCCCGGGCGGGATGTGACGAGGACGGAGACTGCTTCTCTCTGGATAGCTTTAACGAGGAAACGGCCGAAGCGGGGGCTACCGGGACAGGTGCATCGCGGGGCTACGATAGTGGGCAGAATAAGCGGGGACGAAGCAGCGGAGGCGGCGGATCTGAAAGGAAGTCGGGGAGGTCTCGGAAGCAGCAGCCCACTGGGCCGGCGCTAATGGAGAGCGGATCAGAAGAGGAGGAAATCTTTTAAAGAAAAGTCAGAGAACCGGGAGGGGGAAAATGTCACCCATTCAATAAAATCCATTATTTCAAAACAAAAGGCTATATAGTCCAATGTTTTTAATCAGCAATAACATTTATTGATACAGTTTGGAAGTTGGGCGAAAGAACTAAATCAATAAGGCTGGCTTAAAATTGGAGGTGGGCGGGTAAAGACGGAACCTCGTATTCGGGTCCGGGGGGACACGCCCTTCACGTCTCCGCTAGCGGCGTGGCGATAGCCAACGTTGTCATCCGCGCCAAAGGCGCGAACGGATGCACCGCGTCCACCGGCCGCAGCATCATTGCTTAGATGAGCGCCGAGACTTGCGCTTCACGTGAGGAGTGGCGGAGCGGGGACATGGTTTCTTAGACCCCGGGCCCTTCTTAGACCCCGAGGCGCAATTCTTGCTCAATTGCACAGCCTCCTGACACTTCACGCCGTCCTCCGCGAGAACAAGTTCGTCGAGCTCGTCGAAGGTGTCGAACTCATCTTCGACGTTGAGGTCGTCCCCATCGATGGTCTTCAGGGACTGCACCCTCCTGCGGCAGCAACAACAGAGTCCGGCACCCATGGCGCGTGGGGGAAGGCCTCCTCGGCGCAACGGGTCCAGAAGTTAGAGGCCCGGGAGAGGCTATCGGCGATAGTGTCTGGCGGGAAGACAACAGGCGTTATTATGAGCAGCACTGGGATCTCAGTCCCGGGACCGAGCTCGTTGGCCGCCTCTTCCGCCGCACCGCCGCTGTCGCCGATGGTGCAGAGAGCGGGGTCGTCCGGCGCACGCTGGCGGAAGAAGGCCGAGACAATGAAGCAACCCGGACTGCCGAGCCCGGGCGGGCCGGGCTGTAGCGATATGTAGCTCTTGACAACCTTGTACTGCAGCAACACCTGACTGTAGTATGCGTGTCTAGGGTTGACAAACACGTCGACTCTAAATTGTGCTTTAATATCAATTTTGCCCCCGTTCAGAGAAGGGTCAGAGAGCAGGTAGGCGGTAGATGCGCGCCGTGAGTTGCGAGCGATGCAGCGAGCGACCAAGTTGTGTGTGGGCGTGGTCAGTTTCCGGTGTCGCTGGGCGTGGCGGACGTTCCAATCATTGTCCGCGGTGATGAGGTAATCTGCTTCTGTTGGCAATCGGCCATCGGGCACAAACTCAACGGCCGGGCGTGGAATGGCGTGCAGAAACGCGACGAGGGCCTCTTTGCCCGGGCGTTCGTAGAGCTCGCGGTAGGCGGGGTAGATGGAATCGCAGTCCGTCTTGGCAAAGAGGTACTTAAAACGGCTTTTAATCTCGTAAATCTCGGCATCCGAGCCAAACGTGATGTGGCCCGGCGCGCCTTTCGCGCCGTCTTCCGTGTGGGCGTTGAGGCACAGGTCTAGAGAGACCCCGAAAATCCCATCCAGCGGGCTTTGCAGAAATCCGCAGCGGGTGACGCTGCGCTTATTGCGGCAGATGAGACGACAAAGCACCTCGCGAACCGTGCTCTCACAGCGCAACCCAAATGCCAGGGGACTGGCGACGTAGTAGTTGTTCTGAATGGGCCAGGGGGAGAAAATCTTAGCGCTGCCCTGCTGCTTTATGGCGCGAGAGAACTTGGAGGCGGAGATGATTCCGTCGCGCAGGACGTCCCAAAGGGTGTTGAAGTGCTGGCCGCGGGTCATGGCCTCGAGCACCAGGCCCAGGCGCGCCAGCGCATCGGGGCCGGCGGCATCGAATGCCGCGTAGACGGTGTTCATATCCCCGAGGTCCGCGTCCTTGGGCATCAGGGCGGCGCTGGCCTCGACGAACGAGACGTCGCCGATGAACTCAGAGATGCGGCGAAAGAGGAAGTGCAGGTACATGTAACGCACCGTGGGCATGCGGGGCACTCGGTCAAGGGCGTCGAGAAAAGCGCGAACGCGCGGATGGCGCAGAAAATTTGAGAACGTGAGAGCGCTGAGGGCATAGCTTTGCTGGTCAACCGAGTATCCGGCCAACTCGTCGGTAAGGGGAACCTCGGAGAAGAACTCTGCGCCCCCCGGCGTGCTCATGGCGGTCAAACGGCGGGAGGATAGCACGCAGACAGGCCCGGTTCGTTAGAGGTGACGGCGATGCACGCGCGGCCGATGACGTAGATCCCGGACTCCCTGAAGCTGCGGCTGCTGCGGAGGCTGGTGCTGCGGCTGAGGGAGACGGTTCGAGATCGGGCGCGGCGGCGCGTGCGGCAGCAGATTGAAAAAGTCAAAGGACAGTAGGCGAAGAGCTATCGCGCGCAGACTAGAATCCCGCAAGCGACTCTCGATGTGAGGCAGAAGAGCTTTGTCGAGGCGCTCCTTAAATGCTTTGCAGAGCCCGGCGAAGGCGTGGGCGTCATCTCGCTCTAGGCGCAGCCCCCGGGAGCAGCCCTGTGGAGACACGCCGAGATCAAGGTCTACACGCCACACTTCCGCCAAGTATTTCAACATCACGACCTTGGGGGCGAGCATGCGCAGATAGTACATAGGCTGCTCACGCTGTACCGGCACCTCGGCGATGAACTCATCGGTCGGGTTCATCTCCAGCATGTCCACCAGGCGCTCAACCACATAAATCAGGCAGTATGCCAAACACGAAACGTCCACAGCGAGGGCGACGGGGGGAGTCACTATGCCACAGAAAGGCTCCCCCGGGTTGTAGGAGTCACCTTCCCCAAGCTCCACCAGGCGTCGCTGCAGCTCGTCCTCTTCTAAGCAGGGGTCGTCCATGCGGAGATTGTGGCGCAGGCGTGTGCGCCGACGGCGCTCAATCAGCGTTGCGTAGCAGGCCGCCAGCACCATGGCGGGCTTGAAGGCGTCCTTGCATATGTAAAAGGGGTCCCTTGTGCAATACATGCGGTGGATGAGGTGCCCGCCCGGGCCGCGAATCGCCATGCCGTGGCGCGCGTTCCCGGAGTGAAGCGAGCAGACCCCGTAGTCTGAAAGAACGAGCTCTCCCAGCAGCGTGTCTGACGTGCTGTGCGCGACCAGGATGTTACATGGAGTAATATCTGAGTGAAAGAGGCCACAGTCGGCGTTGAGGAAGCGCACGCCCTCAAGCAGGCCCTCAAATCCCGCCACAAAGCGTGAAACGTTATGAACGCTAAAGTTTGGGAAGTGTTCAAGGCTGCAGCGATACCTGGGCAGCATCAGCACGCGGCAGGGCACGCAGGCGCCGTGAAAGGCGATGAGGGCGCGGTGGCGCGCGCACGAGGAGCTCGCGCGCGTCTTTGCCAACGCCACAAGCTCATAGGCGAGCAGCTCCTGGTAGAGGTGTGTCGTGTGGAGAAAGCTCTTGACACACTGGATGTCCGACACCGCGTAAACGGTGCCAAAAACGCCCTCCCCCAGCTTTTTTGAGCCGCGCATGGGCGCGTGGGCGCAGCAAGTTAGGTAGCGGCGGGGAAGACGCACCGAGACGGTGTTGGCGCTGACTTCGTAGGTGCGGATGTGGCTAGCTTGGTCCATGAGAGTGTCTAGTATGGTGGTGCTGGGCAGGATAGCACGCGGGAGCAGCGCGGCGCGAACCGGGGCAGGCGGTGCGGGCGCCGGCGCATCTGGCTCATCGAGGGGAAGGCGGGGCCCCTCTCGCGCACCAAGGCCGCCCCAGACATCTCCGCGAGATGGTGCCCGAAACGCCAATACCTCGGCGGCCGAAAGGCGCCTGGTTTCACGCGCGCGGCACCGGGGGGAGGAGGTCCAGGCGCCATCGTAGGACAGCGCTCTCTGGACTCTCCTCCTCGTCACCTCCCCTCCCTCCTCCGGGGACGAGCGGTGCCTCCCTGCGAGCCGCCCCTGAGCCGGCGGCGGAGAGGACGGCGGCGTCTCCGCGCTTGCCATCGGTAGACTGACGGAATCCCCCGCTTGGCGGCGGCGATGGTGGCAGCAGTAGGTCAACGGCCTCTCGGAGGTCTTCCCCCAAATCTTCCACCGCGTCGCAGAGCTCTCCGACCGCTTCTGCAGCGAGCGCGCCGCGACCACGGCCGCTGTGGCTGACGAGCAGCTCGTACTCGGCACGCTTGTCCAAAAAGGCGCTTCGTAGAGCGCCCAGTCTAGCCTCCGCCTCGGCGCGCCGCCGCAGGGCCGCGTGCGAAGCGATGGAGGCGCGGGCTGTTTCGTACTGCTGTAGAAAAATCGAGCTGTTCCCTCCAAAGCGGTCAAGCAGAGAGGCGGCGAGGCGCTGGTTCACCTCAGCTTCTAGCGCGCGGGTGACTAACTGTCGGGGCGTGTTAGAGGCCATGGAGAACCAGGTAAGGAAAAAGCTATGAGGAAGCTCTCCTAAAGACTAACAGATGGGGCGTGGCGAGCCTCGCCCTCTGAAAGGTCAGCCAACAGGCGCGCAACGTTATAACAGGGATAAAGAATGGCGTCTCCTAGGCGGGCGCAGCGCGTCACCGTAACGTCTGGGGTTATATACCGCACCCCGGCGGCCCCGCCTAGTATGAGACACCCGCCCACGCCCTGACCCGATAGAAGGTTCTGCCTATAAAGTACACATAGAAGGCAAGTTCGTGACAGATAAACAGGCCCGGGCGTGGCACCGGAAGCCGCGCCCGCCCCGCCCCCAGTCCCGGCCAACAGGCCACTGGCTGCACAGAAACCGTCTTCCGCAGCGCAACCGGCAGCGTCGGCGCCGCTGTCCAGCGCGTCCAGGGCCAACACGGCGCGTGTTAGCCGCGTCGGGTGAAACGGGGGCGGAACTTCAGCCAGGGGCCGGCCCTCGTGCGCCAAGTCTCGGTATAGGAAACGGCAAAGCAGGGCAGCGTGGCGCATAAAGGCTCCCAAATCCTCGTGGGGCTTATACATGTGTGGGGGGAGAAGCACCGGTCCCGGACGCGGAAAGCGGGCCAGGTATAGACAGTCTTCTGCCGCACAGGAAGAGCGCGCGCCATAAAACAGCAGCCAGATTATTGGAAGGGGGTCATCAACTAAAGTGCCCCTCCAGTTTGTCGGGTGCGCGAGTAGCTCCACCGCGCGCTCAACAAGCTCGCGCCTGTCAAATCTCAGAGCCCATCCCCAGGCCTCCGCGTCATAAACAACATAGTGCGGGGGCCATGCGATTTTGTGCATACCGGTATCCCTCGGTTGCGGCGGCGAGTCTGATGTCCCGTCATCTGAGTGCGTGGAAGAGGGCTGGGAGTGGTCCGGAGAGCATCCGCCTCCAAATTTAGAGTTCCTGGTCGCGTCGGCCGCTGCACAGATTCGATCTAGAGCTTCAAGGCGCGGTAGGCGAAGATTGCTAAAATCTAGCAGTGGCGATGGCGACAAAGTAGCGGAAGCGAGCTTTCGGCTCCCCGGGTCCCCGCGGCCCTCCGGTTCCAAACTTCCATCACTCTCTCCAGACGACCCACCCCCCTCGGCGTCTCCGCTATTATCGCCCAACGGCCTCTCATCATCCGGCATAATATTAGTGACGAGGAGGAAGCTGTTCAGAGGGGTTTCTACCAGCTTGAACTGTCCGGGCACCGTCTCACACAGGTCAACTGCGAGCTCTACGCTCCGCGCGTAGCGGCGGGCCAGTTCGGGATTGCCCCCCGTTGCTAGATTAACGCAATTAAACATGCTGCCGGCTGCCCTGCGAGAACGGCTGCGCTCCAACTACAGGCACGCAATGCGCGCGCGGGGCCTGGACCAAGTGCCCGGCGAGGCGGGCGCGGTGGAGGCGGTCGTCCGGACCGAGACCGACGCGGAGAAAGATCTCGAAACTGGAGAAGAGGAGGCGGAGGTCACCAAAGAACACGACAACCCTGGCGCCGCGTCTGCAGAGGAAGAGGAAAATGAGGGCGAAGGCTACACGCACACGGATGCCGATATGGCGGAAGAGGAAGTGGAGACAGGGACCGGGGGCGAGACAGTGGAAGACCCGGGACGAGAGGCAGGGGTCGAAATGGATGACGAAAGTGGAAGTGGTGACGAAGAGGGAGGAGCTAGGAACAGGCCTGGATGGGCGCTACACACGACCCCCGCGATCGTGGCGGCGTGCCCCAAGTCAGAACGCACAGCGAACCCATACGTGGGCGTGTTACAGGGCGCCACCCTGTACAGCGCAATGATGGGCGCGTACTGTACCGAATGCAACCCAGCGCACGCCGATGACCCTGACCCGGAAGTTGGAACGTACCGCGTGCAGAAGCGCGCGCGGTTTGAGGCGTCGCCCGGGCTATCCCAGCTCCTGCCCCGGCTATGTGCCGCGCTGAGCCGGCCGGAGGACACCGAGTCCCACATAGAGTTTGCGGCGGCCGTGCAGACGCACCAGGCGGCGCTGGCGGCCCCGGAGGTGCAGGAGCTGCGCCGCTTCCTGATAAACCTGTCCTCATTCCTAAACGGCTGCTACGCCGGTCGAGCCACGAGCGTTGAACCGTTCCAGAAACAGCTTATTCTGCACACATTTTATTTTTTAATCTCAATCAAGGCCCCCGAATCAACAAACAGGCTATTCGACATTTTTAAGGAATATTTCGGTTTATTGGACATGCCGGGGGAGAAGCTACAGACATTCAAGCAAAAATCAAGCATTTTTTTAATTCCGCGGCGCCACGGAAAGACGTGGATCGTCGTTGCCATAATTAGCATGCTGCTGGCGAGCGTAGAGGACATACATGTGGGCTACGTGGCCCACCAAAAGCACGTGGCCAACGCGGTCTTCGCCGAGATCATCAACACGCTGTGCCGCTGGTTTCCGCCAAAGCGGGTGGAGGTGAAGAAGGAGAACGGAACCATCGTGTTCCGCCACGAGACGGGCCGCGCGAGCACGCTAATGTGCGCGACCTGCTTTAACAAAAATGTAAGCAGCTGCGCTTTAGCACTTGGCAGTTATACATTAGCATGCGCGAGTAGAAATGTGACACGCGTAGCAGGACCCACGGGTTGGCGTTAGGTGTGATGATGGAGCCGTCGGCTGTAAGACCCGCAATGATCTCATTTAGATTGCGCGGGCGGGGGGTGGCGTGGACTCGCAGGGATTCGACCGCAGTGGCATCCTCGGCATCGAAAAGGAGACCCAGTAGCGAGCGGTTTTCGCGCACGGGCGCGTCGGTGTCGCGCAGGGTGGCACATGACGCCACGCAAGGACAGGAGCACGAATTTCCCTCCGCGCCTGGCAAGGTGTGCCCGTGCGTGACGTCAACGTGAATGCCGCGGCCGAAGCATGGCACGCAGCCACCGCGGTCGCAACGCGTGAGCAGGTTGAGGAATGCGCCGATCGAGGGCAGGTGCGGGATTTGGGGGCAGTAGACCATGTAGTCCACCGACAGGAAGTAGATGAACAGCGACCCGCGCGCGTACCAGGCAACCTTGCCCACGGCGTTGAACTCGCTATCGGCCCAATCATTGAGCATATCGGGGTCAACGCGCGACGACGTAAGCCAAAGGTCGGTCTTAGACAGGCTTAGCGATGGGTCGGGTACGGGCGCCGCGCTTAACGAAGGATGTGCCGGCACGCGGGCGTCGGGAGGCGCGTCGAAAAGGTCCCCGAAGAATAGCAAAAAGAGTCCATGGCGCCCGGGCACGGAGGTCTGGTGCACGATTTCCGGGGTGACACAATCCAGAAGGGTGTTGTTCAGGTACACGGTAGCGTAGGCTGGTTTGTTCTTAGGCTTAAGGAAGATGATGGTTACGTTCATAAAGTGAACCTGCACGGGCTCTTCGCCGCGCCTCTCGCGGCCCCTGAGGCCCGGTCGAAAGCTTGGCGAGATGGCGGTAGTCGCTAGGAATATTTTCACGTGGGAACTCGATGCCGGGTGCTGGCGCCACATGCACTCCTTGTTTAAAAAACGTCGCAGGGCCAGGCGCCCGTCGGCGTCCTGGCAGGCGCCGGCCCGGTCACCCATAGTGGGCGGCAACCAAATCTATATCCTGCGCCGTAAGGCGGTAGCGGCCTTTAATAGCGAAACCGCCGGGCAAAATTAAGAGCGCCTCCAGAGCCGAGGGCAGCACCAACACGGCCGCCACAAAAGGGTTTAGCCACACCGCGCGCAGTTCGGGCCGCTCAGAGAGCCAAAGCCAAAAGCGCGGATCTAAAGTATCCACCGGCGCGGCCCCGTTCTCATTATCGCATGAGTCACCGGGTGGAGCCGGTATGGCCACACCTGTCTTGGCACTCCCAGATTCCCACAAACGGATCACGTCCGCGTACCAATGCCGGGCGTGTCCGGTCATCGTCCTTCGGCGGCGACGCATGTCGGCAGCGGTACGCACCCACGCGGCCGTTGGCGAAAACTGTCGGCGCAGGCACAGGCAGGCCTCGACAAAGTTCTCCCCTAGGAAGTCAGGGGCACTGGGGCCGGCGTCAACAATCACCGCCGGCAGGTGCTGATAGACGCGATGGCCGCCGCTAAGACACGCGCGTTCAAGGGTGTCGACGAAAGCGTTCTGGCGCTCCGCCAAAAAACGGGCGTAGCTGAGCAGGGCGGCGAGGGGGTCGATGGTGCCCAGTTGGGCGGATGTCATGTGGTCTAAAGCGGACACGAGGTTGAATGAGTTTTCCTGTAGGAAGGCGGCGTAGAAGCACACATAGTATGTCTGGCCCGAGAACACGTGGGTGACGGGCACGATGGCACACGGGCGCCTATCCTCCGTGCGCACATTTACCGGACAGACGATGCGTGCAGGGGCAGATACGTCTGCCGGGGGGCGCTCGGGTGACCCGACCTCCGCGCCGTCGGCGCAGCGCACGTCTCCTGGGTTTTCGAGGGCCTGGTGGTGCCGGGCCACAGAGGGCGCTCGCGGCACCGCGGTGCCCAACATGCCCGCGCCGCCATCGCGGCCAAGCAGGCTGGCAAGTACCGCCAGGGCGCCCGGTCGCGCGCCGTCCCCGCCTGGACCGACGGGGCCGGCACATTTGCCTTCACGAAAGCTGGCTAAGATGGCGTCCAGCGGGTCATCGGGCACACTGTCGCTGTCGCCATCCGTGGAGCCCCCTCCACATCTTCCGTCGCGTCCGCCGGGCCCCGTCGCGCCATCTCGACGCTGACCTCCACCCCCCTTGCCCGGGTCGCATCCGTGACGACGGTCGGCCCGGGGCCGCTGCTCTTCAATCGCGTTAAAGCGCGCCAGGCCCTCGCGCTGCCCATACAAAAGCGCGATATTAACAAATTGCAAAAAGCGCACATCGCCGCCATCGTCGGGGTCCTCAATCTTGACCACGGTCACGTCCAGGGGGTTACAGGCTCCGCGAAAAAAGTGGATAGGCAGGCTGAGGCAGAGGCCCTCGGTCACGTGAGGCAGGCCGTCCACGGCCGTGCCGCTGAAAAAGCGCGCCCACAGGGGCTCGTAGGGGGTGGGCGGAGTGCCATCGTTGTGGCGCGTCTGACAGAAAAAGCGCCAAGAATGGCGCGCGTCGCCGCCCGCGTCAAGCCCGTGCGCGCGCATGAAACGGACGGGCAGTAGCAGATGTACTAGGAGGTGCTCGCCGCGCCAGCCGCGATAGCGCCAGTTATTAGCGTGGACATCCATGCTTCTCGCATTCTCTTAACCACGGCATTGTACTTCTTGTTCTTCGTGCACTTAAATAGCAGGTTCCCATACACCGTTTTCGTGGCGTACACAGAGATTATGATGTGAACATACATGCTACATATGATATCGTAACCGCGCGACGCTTCTGCGAACACGTGGCGGCAGAGCGGAAACGTGTCTCGAATTAGAGCCTCGACCTCGGGGCGCAGCGTGGGCTGGGCGTGGCCGTTTTGGGCGCCCTTCTCGCGAACATCGCCACCCGCGGGTGACAGGAGCACGGCGGCTCGCACGTCCTCCATGTCAGGGCTCTCTGCGGTAGAGAAGTAGCGCGCCATGTCTGCCTGGACGGCGCCAAGGACTCCATCTAGGGCGTGCCCGTCTGGACCGCCGTAATCCAGCGCGCCCTTGTGGAAAAAAAAGGGGGCGCGCGCCCCGCCGCGCGCCCCCAGGTCCGGCGCGCGGCTTGGCATGCAGCGTCCGGTGAGCGCGCAGACGAGGCTCTCTCGCGTTTCCACCAAGTGGCACGCGCCCTCGCCGTCGCACACGTGATAGCGCTCGCATTCTTCACATTGATATATGTTAGTGACGCGGTGGAAAGAACAGATGGGAGAGTTTACCTTGGTAAAGGAGCATGTGCAGCCAGAGGCTCCGCCACAGTTCCCACCGCCTCCTGGTGGACAGCCCGCCGCCGGTTCGATACGGCCTCTTGCAGGCATTCGGTGCCAACTATGTCGAGGAACAGACAGAGCAGTTCTAGCTTCTGGCTTGTGGTGTCGCAGTCCCCGAGGTCGCTTAAGGCTCCGGCGCTTCGAGACAGAAGCTCTGGAAGCGCGAGCTTAAAAAACCCATGGCAGGCCTCGAAATCCTCAGCGGAGAGGGACATGGGTGGCGATTTGAACGGCGCGCGGCGGAAACTGGTTGAGATGTGGGGGGAGCGTCCGGTTTCGCCGAGCCCGGTCCTCCCACATTATACGTCACACATATAATATTCTCTCGTTTCTCCACCCCTTTATCCTTCCCCCCTTACCCCCTATTTTCCCCTCACGTCTCCGCACGTCTCCCCGTACCCACCCCCGCACTTGTCCCCAATCTGCCCCGATACCAGAGCATCAGAGGACAGACCTTCAACCTGCTCTACGTGGACGAGGCCAACTTTATCAAAAAAGATGCCCTGCCGGCAATATTGGGTTTCATGCTCCAGCGTGACGCCAAAATTATCTTCATTAGCTCAGTAAACTCTGCAGATCAGGCCACGAGTTTTTTATACCGGTTGCGCAACGCCAGCGAGCGCATGCTCAACGTGGTGAGCTATGTGTGTCCAGACCATCGCGAGGACTTCAATTTACAAGAGTCCCTAGTGTCGTGTCCCTGCTATCGACTACACATTCCAGCGTACATTACAATAGACGAGAGCATCAAGACCACCACCAACTTATTTTTGGAGGGCGCGTTCACCACAGAGCTGATGGGAGACGCGTCCACCGTGTCGCGGAGCACCATGCACCGCGTGGTGGGCGAGGCGGCGCTGGAACAGTTTGACCTGTGCCGGGTGGACACGACCGGGGCGTCACGAGAAGGGGGCGACGAAAGAGCCGGGAACGAGTTAGACAACACGCTGTACATATACATCGACCCCGCGTACAGCAACAACTCGGAGGCGTCAGGCACGGGAGTGGGCGCGGTGGTGGCGCTCCGCAACAGACCCGGACGCGCACTGCTGCTGGGACTAGAGCACTTCTTTTTGCGAGACTTAACGGGCGCGGCGACGGCCCAGATCGCGGCATGTGCGGCCACGTTGGTGCGCTCGGTGGCCATCTTGCACCCCGGCATCCGTTCGGTTAACGTGGCCGTAGAGGGCAACAGTAGTCAGGACTCGGCCGTCGCAATAGCTACATACCTCAACGAGTGTTGCCCCCTGCCGGCACAGTTCTTACACTACACCGACCGAGCCTCCGGGTTGCAGTGGCCCATGTTTATGCTCAATAACGAAAAGTCTCCGGCCTTCGAGGGTTTCATCTACGCGCTGAATGCAGGCACGTTGAGCGCCAGTCAGAGCACCGTATCAAACACCATAAAGCTTTCGTACGACCCCGTCAGCTATTTGCTGGAGCAGGTGAAAGCCATTCGATGTTACCCGCTGCGGGACGGTGGCCAGAGCTACTGCGCCAAAACCAAGACCATGGCGGACGACGCGCTGGTCGCCGTAGTGATGGCGCATTACTTCGCCACCTCAGACCGATACCTGTTTCGGCCGCTGTGCGCCCGCGCGCCCGCGCACCAGTGATCTACTCGCATCCCGCACATCGCCCAGTGACCCCCATCCCCCAACCCGCCTGTTAATTCCCACCCCCGCCCCATACTTTTTTGTAAGTGGATAAATAAAGAGCGCAGTTGCTGAAGTTTATGTTATCCATTTGATAATTTATTTGTAAGGGAAAGACCAATCATATGACCGGCTCGCTGTCATGCTGTTTCTTGGGGTTTTCCAAGTTTGTTGAATCTAGCAGCATGCTGCCTGTATCTTCATCCTCGGAGATGCGACGCCATCGCTTAGGTGAGCGGCGCCTCTTCACACAGCGGACCAGGCACTCAATCATCTCGCGCAGGCAATAAAAGAATAGAGCAAATAGAAGCATAAATGTAAGGCAGAGGGCCATGGCGCGCACCAAGAAGACGAATGCAGTTTTAGTTGAGGAGGCCGGCTCGCGTGTGCTGTTGCTGGCGTGTCCAATAAGCGGAGTATCTTCTAAAAAGAGCGAGGTGTACGAATAGTGCATAAACATGGCGTTGGCGACGAGACATCCGATGAACAGCACGCTAATGGTGGCGAAACAGGGGATGGCACACAACATGGCTGTATCGCTAGAAAGACAAAGACGACTTGTGGCTTTTGGCAACAGTGGCGACAGGCTATATGGGGCGATTCGGAGAGCGGTTTAAATCACGAGTCTAAGGTAAATACGCCCTTTCCTCGATCCTCGCCCAACCCCGCCTCGTCTGAGCAGGCTCTTCAAAAATTCTCAAACGCATCAACAGATGACTAAGAAGGATTTTTAAGAGTCAGCTGCTACTATAACAGATGACTCATGTTCTATTTTTATGTTCACAAACCAGCTCAACTAGCTACAGGGCGGCGCCTGCCCGAGTTTAAGGAAGGGCGGGTCTGTCTTGTAAAAAGTTAATAGGCGAAAGGGTGACAAGGCACGAAAAGCTCCAAAATTGACGAAAGAGCACAAGGGTCTTAAAAACACTCCAAAGAGGCACGTGTACAAAGTGTAAACTCAAAACTTTATTGTGAACGGAAGTTCCGCATTCCGGGCACCCGGCCGCGCCCTGGTGACGTGTTTCTGGGACAGTCCAGGTCGTGAGGAGGTCAGGCAGGTAGGCGACAGAATCCGCGCCGGGGCACGTGTGAGGTTGTAAATGCGACCCCAGCCCGGGTCGCAGGGTCCGGGCGCCGGCGTGCGCGCGAGTGATATGGGGTCGATGCCGCTGTGTGCGCGCACTATGTGCGGGTTGAGGACGCCAAAGAGAGCTTCCGGGTGACAATCTTGTTGAAGCACGAAGAGTCCGAGGAGCAGGCGTATTCTCGCCTGACCCCTAAAGTCCTGGACAGTGGCGTAAACGTCCGAATCTTCAGGGTCGTCTGTGGCGACCCCTGATGACACGAGACGGTACGCGAGCCCATAGGCCCCCTCCAGGACGTCTACGTCACAGGAAGCGTTACTGAGTACAGAGTAGGCAGCGGCGACGGCAGCCCCGTAATCCGCCGGTCTACCTGCGTCGTTGGTGAAGTTTGGGTAGAACACGCCCACCGGGGTTTCAATGACGGGGGGAGCGATCTCGGGGTCACAGAAGATGGCGTCGTGACAGCCCGGGTGCGCGGGGGCGAGCGGGAGAAGCGCCAGCTCGAGCGGTAGGGCATGACCGTCTCGGCCGACCGATGGGCGCCGGTCCGCAAAGAACGGGTGGGTAGCTACCACGATCGCCAGGGCCGCGAGGCCGTAGAGTAGGTAGCAGAGTGCACAGACGGTGGCGCGTAGGCAGCAGGAGTTTTTGGGATGTCCGGGAGTAGGTTTTTCTGCACCCCAGCCGCAGGACACTTTACTCTCAAGCAGCGCGCGTTTGGACCCGCGGCTACCACTTCCACATCCGCCGGCTTCCCTCGAGCCCTCGCCTCCACAGACGCCGCCACCGTTGCTTTCGCGACCAAGCAGGGGCTCTGTGGTGGAGCGGTAGGGCGAGGCGGTCTGGTCTTGGGTGTACCCGGCCGCCCCGTGCACCTTTTCGGTGACGGAACCTCCCGGGCCCGCGTGGAGCTCGCGCACGCTGCCGTCATCGAGGCGGCCGACGGAGAGGAGGTTCGATATGAAGACCATCCTACTACAGGCGCTGGCGGGCGCGGGGGGCGCGGAGGTAGAGAAGCCAGGGACGGATTTTGTCGATCAATTATAGGCGGTGAAGGCGGAGACGGGGGCCGCGGCGATAGACGCGACCGCGACTGGGACCGCCTCTTCCAGTTGCGCCCCCTAGAGCACCCAGAGTCTGCCGCCGCGCTATCACCTGTGCGCGGCGGCCAGATAGAGAGGTTCAGGCGGTGGAAAGCCAGCACGTCGCCAATTGAGTTTCTGGACAAAATACGGAAATGCGAAAGCAGGGCCCGAGATTAAATATGGACCCGACCGTCTGCAAATACGTCATCAGCGTGCCCATGCGCGTCATGTCCTCGTTAACGTTAAGCTGGCCCAGGTCGATGCGGTTGATTTCATCTGGGACCACGCCCCTAAACACATCTAGAAGCTCGTGCTCATTGTAGCGCAGGAGCGACGTGACGAGCCGCAAACAGGCCCGCGGGAGGAGCGTGCAGAGAATTGAGATGTACATGGCTAAATTGTCCAACAGGTTGAGTGCGCCGGCGGGGTTTTGGCGCTCAAAATCAAGGCGGTAATTTCTACCTAAATGCGTGAGCGAAGTGGTGTAGACGCGCACCTCGGCCATGTTCACGTCATTGGGGAGCGCGGCGTTGACGCGCTCGTAGACATTGTGCAGAAGCAGGCGCTGTAGCACCATCTGGGCGATGTCAAAGGGCACGAGGATAGGAAAGACCACATCGATACCGTTTGACTCGATAGGAACAGTTGCAGTTTCGCGCCCGAAAATTGGAGGAAGTAGGACGAGACGACTGTGTTGGTCCCATTGGAAGAAGGGCTTGTAGACATTCTTAATCTGGTAGGCAGTTGTGGGGTCCAGTTTGGTGAGGGTGATGGTGTCCTGCGTCACCCCGTCGAGGATGGCAAGGGTGCACTGAGAGAGGTAAGAGAACATGTGGACGTAGTCAGGCGCGGTCTCACGCGAGTAAACACACTCGAGGCCCAGGGCTTGAATGCTCTGCAGGCGGTGCGGGTCCTTAAGGGGCACGACGGAACCGACGCGCTCCTGGAGCTGTGCGAGTTCATCGGCATACAGGCGCGAAGTGAGAGTGATCTTAATTTCCCGGTCGACGTTCATTTCCGCAGCGCCCCGTCCGGTCAAACCAAGAATCGAAACCGCACACCCAGCGGCGCGATGGAGGCTGGATGGCGGGCGGGCGATAGATCAAAAGTAAAATACAAGCGTTGGCGCCAACGCGGTGACGAGCGAGCCGCCCAGGCAAGGCGCCAAGGTCCAAGGAAAAAAGCGCGCGGCGAGGGCGAAGCGTCTCAGTACACCACCTTCGCACCGATCTTAAATAGTCTCCGCACCGGCGCCGTCTCCTCGATGAGGTATTGGTTCATATGCACGGGCGCATGCGTGGTTTTGGAAGACATGAATTCGTCCATGAGACTGCGATGGCTGGCGGAGAGCGTAGGGAAGGCCTCCTGGAGGAACTGGCATGGCTGCTCAAGGAAGACGTCCGTCCCGTTGACAACCACATACTGGAGGTCGGTGGTGCTCGTGGCCGGATGTCCAGAGAGACGAGCCGAGTACTCGGTGATGAGGGTGAAGAGGCCTTTGTTGTTCTTGAGGATCTCATCGCGGTTGAAGAACTGGCGACACGGGCTGTATATGCCCGGCGTGGCCAGCTGGCGGTAGGAGGAGTTGTAGAGCACGTCCCCTAGAGAGCCCCGCTGGGACGCCCAGGGGTTAGCGGTACTGCGGAACTCATAGGCGGGGTCCGGGATGGAATGATCATAAAGGAACGCCTCTGCGGTGTCCGCGCTGTAGGCATCGCACGAGACCACACAGGAGGCGCGGCCGCGCGGGCTATTTGATGTCTGGAAGTAGGCCACGTCGGCAACGACTGGCGTTAGGACCACCTCGCAGGTGGCAATCTGCCCGTGGCTGAGTCCCGGGAGGGAGGAGCAGTGCCGCGCCCCGGCTATATAGTCGCGGGGATCGCGCGCACGGGCGGCGGGACGGTCCGCGCCGAGCTTCTGGAGGATGTATTCGTTGACATTAGGGTCCGCGTAGCGCTCGCTGGGAAAAACTGCAAAGAGATCCTGGCAGTGAATTCCCATGTCTGTCGCGATAGACGCGACATGGGCGGGGGCAATCACAGAGCTGTATCCGAGTCCGGTGTCAAGCGAAGCCAGGTCATGATTTATCTCAAAGGTGACGGCATCGGCGCGCACCTCTCGGCGCGTAACGCTGGGCTGTCCGACAAAGACCGAGGTTGAGGCGCGCGTGCTGTACAGCAGGTGCTCGCCGATTATTTCATCTGTGCGCACCACGGTGAGCGCAAACGCTGGGTGCACGCGGTGCTTGGCCTGGATTATGAAGGAAATCGGCGAGAGCTTTAGATGCATGGCGAGCATGGCGCTGAGAGAACGCGGGCACGGTTCGCATGCGCGCACGTAGGCTAGCATTGGCGACTTGTGCCACTCTTGATACTCTGCAAAAAGCTCTGGCGGCTGATGAAAGCAGACAGCGTCGCGCTGCCCAGGCATGCGCGTGATGAAGTCTGCAACAACCGGATGTAGAGTAGCGGCAACCATCGGATCTGCAAAAAACTTGTGAAACGGGACGGGGTAGAAGAGGGTTTCCGCGGGCGCCCTCGCGGCGGTGCTCATGGCAAAGGCAATGGTTCCGTTGACAAGCACGGTCTGGCCGACAATGCGACCCCGCTCGTGGGTGGCCGCAAACTGAGTGATGTCGCGGTTGGTGGTGACGCGCACGGCCTGCGTGACATAAGGGCACGTGAGGTACGAGATGACGAGGGAGCGCATCATGCCAACGCTGGGGTTGAGATCGGAGGCGATAAGAAGATCCCGCAGGGTGCCGTTCTCGAGGTGGGACAGGATCGGCTCGCGCACATTAACCTGATTGGTGAGCATTGGGCCGTTGTACGCCAGCGCAATGCCGAGGTGCGAATAATCGGTGCCCAGTCCGCACAGGTGTCCGTTGGTACAAACTGGGAGGAGCACGTAGTAGAAGAGCTTTTCGAGCACGCGCATAGACTCGGGATCGTGGTCATCTGGCAGGGGCAGAAAGACGCGCACTGAGTGGTCATCAACAGTGCGCACGCGGTAGATGGTGGCAAAGTCGTTAACCATGTCCTCGAGCGCCGCGCGGCGCTCGATGATGCGGTCCCGGTGGGCCACGTTGTCATACTCCCTGCCCCCGGCGCGCACAACAGGGAAGCGGTCCGAGTTCTCAATGAGGGGCGTAAAGATGTCGGTGTACGCCAGCGGAGGAAGGAGGTTTATGTCCACAAGGGCGTTGACAAACTGGCCCATGTGAATTCGACCGGCGTGCTCACTGTTGGTGAGGCGCGCCAGGGCCTGCTCCATGGCAAGGAGCTGCCCGTAAATTCGACGGTAGTGGCTGTAAGCATCCGGATGAACGGTGCCCCCGCCTAGGTGAGCAGCTATATAGCGAACCATGACAAAGCTGTTCACGAAGGCCAGGTTTCCGGAGCGCCGCCAGTAGCTGTTTATGATGTAAGCGACAAGCGCGCGGTTAATGAGAAAGAGGTCCTCTTGCCCGTGGATCATGAGCTCAACAAAGTAACAGAAGGCCGGGTAGGTCGGGTCGAATGCGGTCTGCTGGATAAGTTCCATGGTCTGGCGGTCGATGACGTGCACCAGCGCAGAGGCGGCCTCGAGCTGAACGCCGCGCGCGTCGTGAAGGGTGGGCGGCGCAAGCGCGCCCGGAATGTTCCCAGAGAGGCCCCGGTGCGCGGCGCGGTGAACCGCGCGCCCATCGTCGCGGAGACCGACGTAAAAGTCAAAAAACGGGTGCACTTCGAGACGCATGAGGGCGTGCATGGAGGGATGTAGGAAGTCGTCTGTGGTGACGATGGCCCGGCGAGCAACGTCCGGTACCTCGACCTGGTTGACCCCGTTATAGGTACGGTAGGTTATAGTGAGAAGGTTCATGGTAGTGGGGACCTCGGTGTCAATGCCAACGGTCGCGACGTCCTCGGGATCTGGCGCGGCCTGCTGGAGAGCCTGGGCGCACTGTCCCGGATTGTGCATGCGGGGGTGACAAATGGAGCGCAGAGCGTTTTGATAGTTGAAGCAGAGGAGGACGTTGTTCTTGTTAACCACCCAGGCCTCGGTAGACTGGAAGAGCGGACTGTCGACGCCGCCGCGCACGGTCGCGGATGTCGTGTACGCGGGCTGCGGGAGGTGTAGGCCGACCGGGAAGAAGGAGCTGTACTGCATGCGGCGATTAAGCGGGTGGGGAAACTGGGTCTCGGTGTACATGCGCTGGAGGCTCTCGAGGGCGATGTTGCTGTTACCCACGCGAACGATGGCCGCGGGGATGGTCGTGGTGTTAGACCCGACCCGCCCCTTAGAGGGCAGACTGTTTTCAGCAATGGCGTCCAGATCGGACTCTGGCGTGCCTACGCGCGTGGGGTGGTCAACGATGCGGCTGAGAAACTGGTCGAACGAGCGCATGACGCGGCCGTAGCTAACGGCCGTGACAAGGTTCTCGCCGCGAACCACGTAGTTAGCGTATGAGGCGGGGCCAACCATAGAGGAGCCGGCCTGGCCAAGGAAGGTGATGAGGCGCCGCATGACGCTGTCCGTGGTCTCGAAGACGCCAGAGACCGGCTCCCCGTCCTGAGTGGTGTATGTAGTGAGCCCGCGAACAACGGTTTCCTTGGTAACCGCGCCAACCAGGTCGGCGAGCAGGGCGGAGACATACTGCTTACCCTTGGCCAAGTGCTCAGCCTTGTCGAGGAAGAAAGAATTTTCCACCAGGTGGCGCTTGAACATGGCGATGAGGTCAGCCTTGATGGCTTTCTTGGCCCCCCGCTCCAAGAGGGCCGGGTCGCTGAGCGCGTGGAGGATGAAGTGGGGGGGCGCATGGCGAATCTTTACGGCGAGCACGGAATCGATGAGGCCTCGCTCAAGCGCGTCCACCCCGAACTGGAGCGCGGAGGTGATGGTCTTGATGGCGCCCACGTACTCGAGCATGTCAAGGGGCGTGTCCTGAGGCGCGTGCAACAGCTCGAGATCGAGCATGGCGAGCTCGATCTCGGCACTAATGTGGTGCTTGTTGCAGGCCTTCATGATGATGTACTGGCGCTGCTTGTGGGGGCGTCGCCCATCGCCGTGGGCAATCGTGGGAATAGTAATTTTGAATTGAATTTTGCCGTCAGTCATGCGCCGAAGATCTTTAAATTCGGTGTTGATACAGGACACCGCCAGAGAGGTTTCCAGGAACTTGACGAACTGGATCGCGTTTGCGTACACCCCAAGCAGGGCCTCAAACTTGACCCCGTTCTCGCGCACGTCCTTTCCGAGGAGAACCTCAAAACTTTTAAAAAGCCCCTCGGTGGCGGACTCTTTGATGTTCTGGAGAACTCCGACGTCGGTGACGAGATAGGGGAAGGGCCTGTTCTCCACGGCCTGGGGATCAACGCCCGCCATGGTGGCCACGAGAAAATCTCAGGAGCGCGGGCGCGAGGCGATAGCTCGGGCCGCCGGGGCCTCGGGGACCGCGGAGGCGGCGACGCGAGAGACGAGGGGAGGACACGAGAGCGGTGCCGCAACTCCGCGCCCGCCGTCACCGCCACACCCCCGCGACCCGGTACTGTTTCCAGTCTATGGGCTCCACGGCGCGAAGGCACAGGCCCCGGCTCCCCTCGAAACGGATGCGGGTCCGGGCCGCGAAGGTGTCTCGGCGACAACGGCCGTCAACTGGGCGGAGCGGCTACGCGTGCGCAAGCGCAATGAGCGCGAGCAGCGCGAGCTCTTCTTCCTGCTGGCCCTGAACACGAACTCGCCCAAGGACACGGATACGAGCCTGGAGCTGCTGGATCGCGAGCTGGCGAACGAGGCGGCCTTTTATACTTGCCGCGCGATGCGGAGGCTGATGTTGGGTCCCTATTGGTACCCGGCCGCGTTTGCCCCAACGGCCGATTCCCCGCCGCCGGTAGAGTGGGTGACTGGGGAGGCCTATGTCGGCCCGGGTTTAATAATGAACGAGCACGCGTGGGTAACCTCGACCAGGGTGAACACGAACACGTTCCTGCCAACGGTGCTGAGCCTGGAGCTTACGGACGCGCACCACGACGGGCGCGCCCCGGGCCTTCTGCGTGCGCTGTACTGTCGGCATCTGGCGCGCACCCGCGCGGACTACGCGTACATGTTTAGACTAATAGCCAGGTACTTGTCGATGCGACAGATAGAGGGGTGCTATGCGGAGTTCGCGGACACGCTGCCCTCCGTGCTGCGGGGCACGTGCGAGCGCAATTACTTGCGCCTGTTACGACACCTGCGCACGCCACACATCGGGGCGTTGCCCGACGCGGGAGCCGAGAGACGGCTGGAGTTCCAGAGGTGCTGCCTGCTGGCATTCGTGGGAGACTGGATTCCGAACGCGAGCCTGGGACCGCTGCGCACGCTGATCGCGGCGAACGCCGCGCGGTATCCGCGCGTGGTGGCATCCCTATTTGCCACCGGGCGCCACGAGTGCGTGGAGCTCGCGGCGGGAGGGGCCCGCATTTTGCGCTTTCACGAGACGGTGGCGCGTTGCGCGGGTCCCGCGCTGCCAACGGTGCAGGTCACGCGCAAGGACCCCGCCGGCCGCCCCCTGGCCGTGGCCGTGCGCGGTGGCGGGGGAGACGCGACGGACCGCTGGATGATGTTCTCGGGCACACACGCTGCCATGTACCGAGTGGCGCTATGCGTGGCGGTAGCAGATGCGGTGCAGACGCGTTCACGCGGCGGCGGCGGAGGGTGCGGAGGCCGCCGCGCGGGCGGCGCGCCCCTTCCGCGCCATGGAATAGCACACGCGCTCGCGTCACTGTTTGCGCGCGTGAACTACGCTCCAAAGGACCGGGCCGAGAACATGCGCGCCCCCGTCTTTGATAGCGCGGAGGCAACGGCCGCCGCCGTTGCCGCGGAAGCGGAAGTTGATGAGGGGGAGGAACCGGAAACGGCAGACCGCGAGGGGTCCCGCGGACGCCCGCGCCCCAGCGACGCCATATATGAAGCTTTCTGTCCCGTAAACCACGTGAGCGTGAACGGGTTTAAGATTAATATCTTTAACACAAACATGGTGATAAACACCAAAATAGCATGCCTGCCGGGCGGCCCGGGGAGCGCGCTCAACGTGCCGCGACTCACTAACAACTTCGTGGTCCGCAAATACTCTGTAAAGGAGCCCTCGTTCACCATCAGTGTGTTCTACGCCGAGAACCCACAACAGGGGACCGCGATTAACATAAACCTGAGCGGGGGGCTATTGCGATTTCTGTTTGCCATGGGGAGCCTGCGATGCCTGTTGCCAACGGCCCACATCTTTCCGGCATCGGTGGCCAACTGGAACTCGACGCTCGACGTGCACGGACTGGAGAACCAGCAGATCGTGCGCAGCGGGCGACGGGACGTGTTCTGGACCACCAACTTCCCATCCGTGGTGTCCTCACGCGCGGGCTTCAATGTCTCATGGTTTAAGGCGGCAACGGCCACCGTGTCAAAAATCCACGGGACGGCATTGGTTGCACAGATTCGGGGAGAGGCGGCGCGCGTGCTGGGCGCGCCCGGCGCAAAGATCTGTCTGGCCAAAAACGCCCTGTTTGCGAGCCTGGAGCGGCGCAACGGGGCGCAGATCCAGGCGCTGCACAAGCGGTTCCTGGAGTGCCTGTTCGAGTGCGTCTCGGTGACGAGATTGGACATACACGTGCCGCGGCGGCTGGCAATGGCTGGGCTATTCGACTTCTCGCGGCGCGTCATCGCGCACGCCAAGAACCGCCACGAGTGCGCCCTGTTGGGATACAGGCGTTGCAACATGATCCCAAAGGTGCTGTCGTCCAACAAGAAGACGCGACTGGACGAGCTGGGGCGCAACGCAAACTTTCTGACGCTGGCGCCGAGCTTGGCGCGGCGCCACGGGGCCATGAAAGCGCGTTTGCTGCGCCACGTAGCGCGAAGGTTTGGGCTGGGCTGGCGCGTTCAACGCGGGCGTCTCGTGCGCGCGCATGCGGCCCAGCCCCGCCGCAGCGCGCGCCTGGTGGCCCGCGAGACGAGGCGCGCGGCGGCGGATGGGGCGTGTCGTAGAGCGATGCAGATGCGGAAACGGTGCGAAAAGGGAAGAGAGCGAGTGACTGCGGGGGCGGGTGTTGAGGTAATAGGCGGGCGTCGCCTCAGGCCACGTCCTGCCCCGCCCCGTCGCCGCTCCTCGCGGGCGCTAAAGGGCGTGAGCCGTGAATCATCTCAACACAGGCGCACTTAAAGGTCGGATGGGAAGTCGGACCGGTTTGTAAATAAACACTTTAGGACAGAGGGGCCCAGCGACGGGCAGCCGCGGAACCGGATCGGGCCAGCCAGTCTACCGTCCTGGGCTAGTCCTAAAAGAGTCTTGTCATCACCGGGAGGGGCCGAAAGACCACGGCTGGCTATTAGTGGAGCGCTCGTGTGCCCAGTGAGCAGAGAGAACAGGGCGGGGACGCCTCTCTGAACGTGATAAAGACACTGTTGCGATCGCGACCCAACCAAGCGCACGTTCACCGTCTCCGGCCCTCGGGTTGCCGCTACTGAGGCGGTTCTCGCCACCGCGAGCGCTAGCGGACGCCGGCCCAGCCGCGAGTCGGAGAGCAGCGAGTGGCAACTAAGCTAGGTGAACATGGCGCACGCGAGACCATCGGAGGCGCTCGAATTGCCAGAGGCGGACTATCCCACCACCGAGTCTTCCACAGAGGCGTCAAGTTCTCCCTCTGTGGAGGGCGAGGGCGAGGGCGAGGGCGAGGGCGATGGAGAAAAGGATCTGGGGGGGAGCGGGGAGCCTCGACGGCAGGTGACAATAGCCGAGGAGCGCAACGAGGTGTTGGAGTTCAGCCGCGACGATCCACCGGCGCGTGTAGGCGAAGCGGCCATCGGGGATTTGATCGATCTGCGTGACCAGCCAGGCCAATGGCGACCGCGAACGGCGCGCGAGGTGTACCGACGAGCACCGCGATCTATCCTAAAGAGGAGGCTGCGAGCCGGAGTGACGGGGACCGCGGGCGACGCGGCGCCTCCCCCGCAGGCGCCGCCGCCATTTGGCCCGGCTCTGCGCCACGCGCTGATTTTTGAGGCGCTGGTAGCAAGCCCGCCCCGCGCGGGACGCGGGCCAGCGTCGGCCTTCTACACGGTCACCGTGATGGCCAGGTCACAGAACTCGATACCGCTGGCAGCGCGCCTGTCCCTGACACCCATGCAGCGGCTGTTTGTGAAACACGTGATCTTACACAGGCTAGGACTGGAGAACGTGCTGGACGAGTTTGAGACGCTGTACGCGCCACTATTGGCCCGACCGACGCGGGGCACGGCGCCGGCCGCGCGCACCGCGACGCGGGCGTTTGAGCGCGCAGTGGCGCTAGCGCTGCTGCAAGCGCAGGTGTGCGTGCGCGCGTTGGACGATGCGGCGGCATCGGCTCCACCGCCCCCTTCTGGTGGGAACGACGGCGGAAGTGGGCGGGCGGCGCCGGGCGTTCCCGGGCCCGGGATCGAAATCGGGCTCGAGAAGTACTTTCTGATGTTCTGTCCCGAGAACAGACTGTCGGCGGCGCGCGCCGGGGCGGCTGTGGTGCGCAGCGTGTGCGCGGCATCTAAACCGCGCACGCTGCTATCCACGGATGATCCGCAGAGCCGGCAGCGGCCCCGACGGCGACGCCAGTCTGCGCGCGAGGCCGAGGAAGACGAGGACAGCAATCCCAGACTGCCCCTTCTGTCATCCCGCCACTTATCATATTGGCGCGAATCAATGAGCTTGGCGGAAGAGATGGTTAAAATATACACTTTATTAACTGTTTAAAAACATTTGACAATAAGCTTGTATGCGATAAAGAGCGCGACAGCCAGCGAAATAAAAAATATGGTGTACAATAAACCATCTGCCACGTGTCTTCTGTACAGACCCCGAAGTTCAATAACGGTCCCGTTGCTCATGAGCAACAGGTAGTGGGTGTGGAGGTTGTTATTGTCAAAAAACGGGGAGAGGTCCGTGAACATGTTGTTCTGAACATGGCGGTTGGTTATGTACATCATGCTGAGGAGGCCGTCTAGCTCGTCATAGCTGAGCAGGGCGGAGTGACACAGAGTGCAGCTAGTGCGCGGGTGGCTGAAGTTATAAACAACCGGGATGCGACGCGGGCCGGCGCGCGGGAAGGGCAGGGTCAGGTTGTTTTCATCTCCGACGCCGTCCGTTGGGCTAAATGGGGTACAGTCCGGGCGGACGGCTGAAATGACGATGGTGCTGCGCAAGAACGTCTGGTACACGCGGTAGACGAGCGCGTTCTGCACTGGAACAGAGGACACAATGTAGGTGAGGTCCTTAAGGGGAACCGCGAGGAAAATCGGCCCGCTGTGGTCGAGGCATCTAGAGACAGGCAGGACATTGAGGCTGGTGGCTATGTGGGTGGCGCGCATGAACTCTAGGAGGCCCGAGGCCCCGCGGCGCGTCTGCACGCTCGAAAGCTGGACGCTCTGCATGCTCTGGCTGACGAGCTTATCGCGTGTGAAGTCAAAGCGCAGGCTCATGAAGCACGGGGAGAATATGTCGCGCACTTCAAGCGCATGGCCCCCGGAAAAGCGCGAAACGAGGGTTGAGATCTCCGAGGACGTGCACATCGAGGTGGCCAGGACGTAGGCGGACCGCAGGTCCTCGTTGTCCACGTCGGCCCGGATGAAGCGCGCGCCGCCGGAGTGGAGGATGCCATAGACGCCAAAGAGCGCGCGGCGCGCCCAGGGGTGTAAGTCAAACCCATACGTGAAGCTCGTGTAGAGGGCATCCATGAAGGCGGCCAGTCCCTTTATAACACGGTCCTCCATCGATGGCTCGTCCACCGCAAGCGCGTACAGGGTTATGAGATCCCGGCGGTCGCTCTCAGATAGAGATGAGACGGACGAGAGCGAGGCGGCAGCCGCTTGCGCAGCCGCCGCGCGCGCAAGCGAGGGCGTGACTATGGGGTCGGCCCGGTAGGTGTTAAAACAGCCAGATGCCAGGCGCTGGAGGTGTCTCAGATGCACGAGGCGTTCTGAGATACATCCAAGGTCCACAACGCTCCCGGCCCAGGTGGGGATGGCGACGAGGCGAAACTCGGCGGCCACAAGCTTAAAAAAGAGAAGGAAGTAGTCTAGGGGGCTTATGTCTCGAAGACAGTTGCCCCCGACCTCCATAGAAACGAGCTGACGCTCCAGTCCTTCCATGAGGGCCTCAACCGAGGAGTTGGCCAGAACGGCAAAAAGGTCACGAGCCGCCGTGGCATTGAGGGCGCCGACGACGGAAGCCCCGCTCCCGGGCACAAGGTGCGCATTCTCAACGGGGTCATTGGACGCGACGAGCCAGAGCGCAAAGTCCGAGTCTTTTGCCAAGAGCACGTCGTCCGGAAGGAAAAACCCGGGGCTGACCGGCAGGGCGTTACTGTAGCCAAAAAAGAGGGCGACCGGCCCGTATCTGCGGGACGCGTCACGACAGGTGAGAACCATGTGCGCGTGAGTGGGCGTGACGGCGCCATGGAAGGTGTAGGAGTCGGCGATCGTGAGAAGATCGAAGGCGCGCGTCAAGCCGGGCTCTATATCTGAATAGATGAATCCACGAAGTGCATCTTCGTAATCATCGAAATCCCTATAGGTGAAGAAGTCCGAGGCTACCGCTTTTGAGGAGACCCCGACACGCCCCAGATACCCCGGCACCCCGACGAGGGGCGCCCCCGAGGCGCCCGGCGAGACCGAGAGGGACAGGACACGCCCATGCGGCGCAACGGAGCATTCGCGCCGCGGGCGACCGGAGCTGCTGACGGTCTCGCCCCGGATACGATAAACGTAGCGTTGTCGATCGAGGACCTCCTCAAGTGGGTAGTCAACATAGCTCTGGTTCCACCATAGAGAGATATTGCGTTTAGAGGAGAAAGAGACAACGCGCCCCCAATCAAGAATGTAGCGCGGCCCTCCCGCGGCACCGATCTCTACGATGAGGACATCACCGCCGGAGGTCCCGGGCGGGCGCGGCGACGGCGGCAAAGCCGCGGCGTGCGACAGCAGAAACAGCAGCAGCAACAGCGGCAGCGTCGGTGGAAACGACGGCGTGCGAGTCGTCGAGACAAGCGGCACGGAGGGCGTTAGAGGCGGAGCGCCGCACAGGCCTGGCGCGCTTCTTGAGCCCATGATCCAAACTATGGGCCTCTTCACGCCGCGCTAAACTTATGCGCGAGGCACCGCAGGGCCCCCCAGTCGTACAGGTGCGTTTTAATAGCGGGCTGCTGAAGCACCTGAGAGTAGACAGTGGACCAGAGCCCCTGGACGTCGCCTTCAAAGGGGGCGATGTCCACGGTGACACACTGAAGCTTGCGCACCTCGCGGAAGAAGCGCAGACAGACCTCGAGCACCACGCAGTCTGCGCGGAAGGGCTGGATGACCTCCGCCAGGAGAGGAATCATGCTCTTGGCATTGAGGCGGGAAGCGAGAGCCTCTTGAACAGGGCGCGTCGAGGCGTTGGCGCATGCGTCAGCAATGTGCCTCACCCCGACACAGAGCTCGACGATGACCTCTGGCGCGAAGTACTGGAGGAGCAGCCACGTGCAGTAGAACATGGAGTAAGCGTCTGCCATGTCCTCAAGATAGGATGCGGTGACGGCATCCTCCGCTTTCCGGTTTCTGCCTTTAACGCGCTGATAGTTCTTCCACGGGGGGCCCTGGAGCAGGACAACCACGTCGCCGCGATGGGCTCGAAAGGCGGCAAGCAGGCCGAAGAGGTGCTCGACGGTCAAGATGCCTCGCTTCGCGTGCGTGAGCGGAAAGATGACGGCGGCCGAGAGCGGATGCCTATCAAAGAGGCACCAGCGGTCAAGAGGTGAAAGGTCAACCTCCCGACCATCATCCGGATGGCGAAAGCGGCGCACTGCCGTCTGTATGGCGGCCAGAGGCGTGAGGAACTTGGTCTGGCAGGCGAGCAGGGATATTGACCGCGCCGAGCGGCCGCTGCCCCCAGAGGCGGCCGATTTGAGGGTTTTGTTGACCTTTTCAATGCAGTCTGAGAAAACACCACGCCAGTAGTCCATGGGCTCTCCAAAAGCAAGGGCGACGTCTGAGCCGAGCATGGAAGAGACGCTGGAGATGAGAGTGGTCTTTCCGACGCCCATGGACCCCTCGATAAAAACGCGACAGACGCGCGCGTACTCGGGATCTGGTGAGGGGCGCAGCAGGCCGATGGGAATGAGGCGGACCGGAGATTCGTCCTCGCCCTCGTCCCCTGAAGACCCGCCCCCGATATTTAACAAACAGCCCAAGCTCCCTTGTAGGTTCTTCGCCGCGCGGCGCCGCCTATCCTGTGAAATCGCACGCGAGTCGCGCAGCAGTTTCGGTGGTCCTGCGCGCGTAGCAGAGCGCCCACGGCGGCGCCCACCGTCGGCCGGGGCGTTCGCCGGTAACATCAGGTCAGCGTTGCCATAGCCCCCGGATCGGAGCGAGCGAGCGGTGTTGCGCCCGCTGCTGCCCCCGCCGCTGCTAAAGGTTGTCTCGTATTCGCCGCTGGCCGCGCTGCTGGCGCTACGCAGGAGCGCGGCTCGTGGAGGCTTTCTGGGCGGTGGGAGTGGCGGCGGCGGCGGTCCGGCATACTGGGCCCGGGTCGGCGTCTTTGGCGCGCGGGCCGGTTTCTCCAGCAGCGCGTATACGTGCTCCGGTTCTCCCTCCGAGGTTGAAAAGGCGTCGAGCGCCTCGCGGCGGGCACCATGATCCCCGCCTTCCGCGCCCCCGCTACACGACGAAGGGGCGGAAAGGACCTCAAAAGAGGTGGAGTCGTCATCGCCCCCGGCACCGGCCTTGGCGCCCGGCGGCGGCCGCGGGCGGCTGTAGGCCTCACTGTAAGCACACTCTTCGTCTCGCGGACCGCGGTGCTCGTTCTCACGCGGAAAGCGACTGCGCCCCCTGGCGGGGACGTTGTACAGCGCGTCCCCGCAAGTAAAGTTGCGCGGAGTGCGCGTCCCCCGGGGGCCGTGGCGCCAAGAAGAGAGGCTTTCGGCCGCGTCGTCTTCGGTCCCGGTGCCGGGCACGGGGGGCGGCGGGTGCGAGGGTGGCGGGGTGCCCCTGGAGATGACGGTGAAGTCGCTGTGGGCGAGGCTGTCCCACTCTGCGCCGCCGCCGGTCCGCGCGTTTCCGCCCACCGAGCGAAGCGGGGCGGGCTCGTCGCGGTCGTGAGCGCGAAATCTGGGGCGCCCGCGAGACGCCGAGGCCGAAGAGCCCGCGCGCGTCTCGCGCCCCCCGAAGCGCCCGCTTAGGTCGACCACGCTGTAAGCGCCGCTTTCGGCTTCAAACGCCTCCGCGCCACCGTAGTCGCACGGCGGCAGCAGAGGCGGGTGGCGCCCGCGCTGATGTGCCTTCTTCCCTCCGCTTTTAGACATCGCTTTCGCCCGACGCGGCGCGACAGGAGATGTTTGCGAACGCAGGTCAATCCTCGCGGCTGGACAGACTGCTGAAAAAGAGCAGAGAGACGCTGTCAAAGCTTCCAAATACTCGAAAGGCTGCTGGAAATAAGGCACACTTGGCCTCTTATAAGAAGATGTGTGGGTACTCGCGTCCCGCCTCGCTCTTAAAGTTTTTAGGCGTTTCCCATCCGTGCCCTACTCGAGTCACGGTAAACCTGTTTTTCGAGGTGACTCTAGGGCCGCGGATTGCGGACTGCGTCATGCTCGTGGCATCCGGGGAGACAAGGGCGTGCTACGTCATAGAGTTCAAGACCTGCATAACTCAACACGCGGACATGCGGAACGAGGTGAGGCGGTCCCAGCGCCTCCAGGGCCTCTGTCAGTTGGCCGACGCGGTGCAATACCTGAGCCGAGCCGCGCCCGTCTCGCGCCAGGTGGTCGCGGTGCTGCCATATTTGGTATTTAAATGCCAAAAGACGCTTAAAACGCTACACGTTGAAACGCCCGCGTTCGCAGTGAACCAGATACACACTAACTGGGAGAAGCTGCACAGCTTCCTGTTTTCGCGACAGGATGGCGCAGTGCGACAGCTACTACGCGCGCCTGCGAGCCAGTCGCCGACTGCGCCTACCCAACAGCGCCGCCTATTGGGCGCCAGACCCGCGCAACGCGCTGCGCGTGAACAGGGGCGCGCTGCTGGAGGCGCGAAGAAACGCGCTCCATCTGCGGCGCGCGCTGCTCCAAGGCACGTCGGGGCAACTGCGCACCCGCATGATCCGCGCTGAGCTGAACGGGCTCGTGCGCGATCACCTGGAGCGCGCGGAGGACCTGATGCGGGGCCTGGACCGCGCCGAGGCCCTCGCATCGACGCTCCCTACCCACCAAGACAAAGACGACGACGGCGCGGGAGACGGCACGCCCGCCTCCCAGGACAATCCCGGGGTAGCGCCCGTGCCCGGCGCGTATACCATCACAATCGCGCCGGGCGACATGGGATTTACCGTGGAGGAGGACATTCGCGCAGAGTTCCTGGAGGGCCTGTACGCGCAGCCGACGGTATGGCTGCCATCGTACGGGACGTGGTTCATTCACCTGACCCAAACCGCAATGCAGCGGCGCGTGTTCCCTAAAGAGCTGCGAGGACGCGCCAACTTCCAGAACAGCACCTCGCTGAAGCTGATCCGCGAGGTGCTGCAGACGGCGGCGGGGGCGACGCGTGACGTGTTCACAGACGTGCGTCACCTATCTGACACAAACGCGGCGCTGTGCCTGCTGAACGCATACCACTGCTCTCAAACGAACGCGCCGCTGCCCACGACGTACGCCGGGCTGCTAGAGGACATGCACACGAAGCTTGGCATGCTGACACAGCGCCTAAAACGCGAGTGTAACGCGGGGGTGCGATTCGCATTCACGTATCACGTGCAGAACGCAAAGCAGCGCGAGACTCTGGCGCCCTTAAACCGCGACACGAAGTACCCCCCGGACTTCTTCAACGCGCACGGGCTATACACGGTTCTTCAGGCATCCGGGGCGCTGGGATACATGACTCGCGCCGCGCACGCGCCAAACCAGGAAGACCGGGCGGACCTGACATACCGCATTGCGGGGGCCGTCTTCGGACAGGACGTGCCGCCCTTCATGGCTTACCAGTGGAACCTGCGCGTGGGCCTGGTCGCCCTAGAGATGCTGCTGATGGCCTACCTGCTGCTGGAAACGGCACAGATTTCGGCCAGCGCGGGCCGACGACTGCAGCTGCGGGAACTGCTGGGAGACCGTTATCAGTCGCCCGACGGGCAGAACGGGGTGGGGCAAGGAGGCGGGGGGCAGGGTCAGGGACAGGGCCAGGGCCCGCAACGCACGCCCAGCCTGTTCTACGCCCGAGGCGACGCGTTTCAGTTCTTCGCTGAGCACTACATAACCCCCACGCTGCAACACGACCCCCAAACGCCCGCGTCGTCGCTGCTTCCGGGACTGGTGTTGCTGGCGCTGGAAAGCGCAGAGCTGGGCCGTACGCGCGTCGCTAACAGCCGCTACGTGAGCCTGACGGGCCGCAAGTTCAATGAGCTGTTTGACGTCATCAACCAGAAATATATCTATATGGACCCGGACGGGATGCTGCGCGCGCGCACCACACTGCGAATGGCGGTAGAGGACGGCCTGGCGGCGCTGATGACGCGCGCGGCGCCCGTAGCGGCGTGCCAAGAGATGATGCGAAACCAGTTTGGGGTGGCTGACGACTACGACGCGATGTACTTCCTGGTGCTTGGCTGTTTACCCATTGCGGTGGCGGTGGTGTGACCTCGCCCCCGCCCCGTACCCCGCCCGGCGCCTTACCTGTCGGAATCCGGCCACCGGCTCTCCCAGGCGGATGTGGCGGCGGCGGCCGAAAAGGCGGAAGCGGATACAGGGGCCGGATTGGCAACGGATGACGGGGCTAGAACGGGCGCCCCGCTTCCGCTTTCGTCCCCGCCATCGAACCCCGGGACGCCATAGTTGTTGTTAAAAATAAACACATAATCCCAACAGCCCTCCGAACCGTGTTGAGTCCCGGGGCATTCTTGGCACACGCAGACGCCGGCCATGGCGGCCACGTCGGCGGCGATGATGTCCATGGGCCCACGATGGTCGTCTGCTGACGCGTGGGCCATGAAGCTGCGCCTCGGCAGCAGGTGCCCCGACAGCACGAGGTAGAGAAGAAAGAGGCGCGCCACGTGGCCGCGGAGCCAGGGTTCCGCGGCCGGGTCTCCCCAGCGCAGCAGGCAGCCGGAGATGATCATGAGCAGGCGCGCGGGCAGCACACCGCCAAGGTTGAAGAGAAAGTTGCCGTCGACCAGGTTGTGTGTAGAAATAGCCGCAAGGTGGCGCAACCCCAACCGGGCGAGCACGTAGCGCGCCAGACCGAGAAGCAGCGGGGGGCGCGCATTGAGGTGCCGCCAGAGCGCGGCGCAGGCGTGCTCTGAGCAGAGAACGGCATCCGAGACCCCCATGGCCACGCAGCCCTCGCGCAGCGCTGCCCAAAACTCGAGGGGAACCTTGCGCGCGAGCACGGCGTCGTCGCGCGCTCCAGTGTTAGCCAACGCTTCTCGTAGCAGATATACGTTGAGGCAGAGGTCATAGAGCCCGCCAAGCACCGCGTGGAGGTAGCGAAGCTCCACCGACGAGAGGGTATTTAACCCCCGGCGGCGCAGAAGCTTCCACATGAGCGCCTCGAGGCCGGGGCTCATAGGCCGACCGCGCGCCACGTGCCGACCGAGCGGCATAAGGGTCTCTGCGCGCGAAGTGAGTGAGATGGGAGGCTGCGACATGGCGCCCAAGAAGCCGGCCGCGCCGGTATACGTGGGAGGCTTCGTGGACGTGGTGCGCCTGCCCAAAACCGAACGCGAGCTGTACCTCGACGCGGACGTGGTGGCCAAGTTCCTGCCTCTCGAACGCCCAATCCCCCTGACGGTGGAACACGCGCCTGGCGCGTCCGTGGGCTGGGTGCTGGGGCTGCACCAAGTGAAACACGGGCTATTCTGTATAGGCGCGGTGACCAGCAGAAAGTTCCTGACCCTGCTTGATCGTCTGTTTTCGAGTTCTAGCGTGGCGCAGATGGCGCCACGCGACGGGGGGCTGCCGCGCGAGCCGCGCCTCGAAATGCTACACACGTGGCTGCCTGAGCTGTCGCTCGCCTCGGCGCACCCCAGCGCGCTGGCGGCAGCGGCGGAAGCGGGGGCGGCGTCCGCGGCCGGGGCGTTGGCGGATACGGGCGCGGAAGCGGCGGCGGCGGCGGCGACAGACCCGCTGCCACGAGGCGCCGCCTTTGAGCACGTGTCGCTGTGTGCGCTTGGGCGGCGCCGGGGCACGGTCGCCGTGTACGGCCCTGACGTAGAATGGGTGCTCTCAAAGTTCACATCTATGAGTCATGAGGAGAGGCGGCGCCTCGGCGAGGCCAGCATGTGCGTGGATTTGGAAGCCCTGGAAGAGCCAGACTTTTCAGTTGAGCCGGAAGAGCTTATGGCAAAAGCCATCGACGCGGGATTCATTTCGTGTCGGTTGGACCTGCTGAAAACGGACCGCGGCGTGGCCGCCGTTCAACGACCAACTTATTTAAAGGCGAGTGCGCGCCCGGCCCCTCCACCGGGCGATTCCCTCCCCTCCGCCCCAAGCCAAAAGCGGCCCATGGCCGAGGACGCAATCAGCGTGCCAAAGGCCACGTTTATGGCCATGCTTCAAAGCAACCTCGACGCCGCCAGCCGCCAGCAGCAGCAGCAGCAGCGACAGCCTCAGCAGCAGCTGCCGCCGCCACAGCAGTTCCCGCAACTGGCGATGACGCCGCCGCAGCAGCAGCCTCTCTATCCACCACAACAGCAGCCGCTGTTCGCTCACCCGCCGCATGCGGCGGGCGCGATACAGGGACACTCGCTGACCGGCGCGATGGCAGACTGCGGCGTTGGCGGAGGGTACTTTGGACAGTACGCCCCGGCATACCACCTGTACCCAGGCGCCGCCGCGACAACGGCGCCGGCGGCAGTGTACGGCATGCCGATAACTCTGGGCCGGGCCGCGACCCCGTTTGTGGGACCGGCGCCCGTCACGCCAGCCGCATACACGTTTCCGGCCACGGAGGGCTACGGATACGTCGGCTCGGGGGGCGCCTACTCCCCAACCCAGTTTCCGTCCAGGCCCGGTAAGCGCAAGCGCGACGGCGATGCGCCGGAGGAATCCGGCCCGTTCTTTCCAGGGGAGGAGAGCAACTACCGCAAGGACCTAATGTCCATGTCCCGCAACATCGCCGACATTCAAAACGAGCTGCGCAGCCTGCGCCAGCTAACTTCGGAGCAGCAACAGCTGGCCTGGCGCCAACCGCCATGGCAGCAGCAGCAGATGCCGACAATGCCGCAGCAGATGCAGCTGCCGCAGCCGCACCAGCAGGTGCAGTTTCAGCCATACGTCCAACCGCGGCAGGCCCAGCAGCCCGCGCCCGGCGGGATGGCCGGAGCGCCGCCGTCCCAAACCGCCGCGGCGGCCAGCGGCCCGTGGCTTCAACAGATGCAGCCGCAGCGGACCCGGGAAGACTGGGAGTTCCGCATCCTGGACCCTCCCCCAGAAAGCTACGCAACGCCGTTCGTAGGCCTGCTGCCCGCCGGAACAAGCTACCACCCGCAGCCCCCTCAACAGCAGCCCCTCCCGCGAGTGCTGCAGCCGCAACAACAGCCCCAGCCGCCGCCGCAGACTCCGCAGCCGCCGCGACCGCCAGAGCCGACGGAGCAGCCGATGGAAAGCGGAGACGTGACAGGGGCTGCCGGGACAGAAAAGCCCGCCGCAGATCCCGCGTGCCAAAACGCACCTGCTCCCAGCCAGGGACCGGGCGGCCCCCAAAAAACAGGAGGCAAGGCGTCGACGGTTGAGGCGAGCGGCAACAAGTCTTCGCGCAAGAGCCACCTGCAAAAGCTGTTTTGCGACGAGATGCTCAATAGAAACTAGTTTCAATAAAGCTTACCTCTTACTTACTTGTAAGCGTGCGTTGCTTTGCTTTTTAGAGGGAAGGGTGAAGATGGCCGCCAGGCTGGGCTAAAAGTGAGGGCGGGCGTGTGAGCTGGCTGAGAGCGGCGCTTAAATGAAAAGCAGCGACCGCCGCGCACTTTTGTGTGGCGGAGCCGGCGGTGACAGGGAAGATAAATGAGGCCCGGGACGCGCAAGAAATTCAGCGCGGGGGCGAGGCTTGCGCCAGAGGGGACAGAGGTCAATGCACTATAGGGTCACGTGGCCGCGCGTGAAGCGCGTCTGAGACGATGTAGCGGGTACAGAGGTTACTGCATCGCAGGGGCGCGTGCAGAGCATGGCCGGGCGGAGATGCAGCGGTCCGGCTCTTAACGCGCGATGTCACGGGACATGGCGCAAGGTGCCCTGAGCTCATTGCGCGCGAGCGGCTGCCCAGGGTGCGGTGTGGGTGTGCAGGACTGGACGCGGCGCGAGGGTAAAAAAACCACCAGAGTCGCAGAGTTACTTTTAAAGCAAATGTTATTTATTGGGGGGCTTATTTTGTATTTGTTGAGACGGGGAATGCAGACACCAGCGCCGGGAGCGGGAGATGCGGACACTGGTGCCGGGGGTCTTAAAGGCAAAAACCGTGCACGGTGGGGATAAAATTATATCAGTACCCTAACACAGAGCATGCCTCTACATAACAAAATGAGGCGCCATTGTTCATTGTCTTAACTAGTGCCCTATGCACCCTATCTTAATCTTACAAAATAACCTAAGTAAAAATAACTCAAGTAAAAGTAAAATAACAGCGTGAAAGTCAGGTAAAAGTAAAGACCAGATAAAAGAGACGTGAAAAGTCACCTAAGTGTAAGTAAAATAATAGCATGAAAAGTTACCCAAGTAAAAGGAGCATGAAAGTAAAAACCGGATAAAAGAAAAGTCACCTAGGTAAAGGCAGAGTGACAGCATGAAAAGTTTTAAGAAAAGTTACCTAAGTAAAAGTAGAATAACAGCATGAAAGGTTACCTAAGTACAAGTAAAATAACAGCATGGAAAAGTTACTCAAGTAAAGTTACCTAAGTACAAGTAAAATAACGGCATGGAAAAGTTACTTAAGTAAAAGTAAAGAGCATGAAAAGTTAAAGTGAGAGAAAAGAGACCGGGTATTTGTCAAGGTTGCCTGGCTAAATAACCCGCCCACCCACCCTTTCACACAGTCAGGATAGAGCGCAGGCGCGCACGTTCGCGCCAACACTCGTCACGCGCACTCAGTTTATGGAGATTCACATTAAGCTGGGATTTCCTCTAACGGCGGGTCCAAGCCCTTCACGGTTTTATATACACACACGCACGTCACGGTCCCCGCCCGCGCCATACACCGCCGCGTTAGCTCCCCTTCTGCGCTCCGCTCAACCCTTGACGCGCGCGTCTAGGGGGACTGTGAGTCAGAGGCCGGGAAGGCGGCGAGGACCGATGTCCGCGAAATCGCCCTCGGCGGGTCCGCCTTCAATGTTACAGATCAGATAACAGTGCTAAGGATAAAATCACAAGACTTCAGGTTGAGACTTTTTTTTCAGGCGGGACGGTCGGGCCGTTCGCGCCCGGCACAGAGTTAATCTCGCGCTTCTTGCATTGCGAAAACGTCTGTTGCCCCCAATCAGCCATGCTCAAAGCTGTCTCATGTTACGCTCGGCTCCTCCCGCACCACCGGCTGCACGCTCAACGAGGGGTTTCGCGGGCTCGCTTTTAGGGTCGGGAGAGCGCCCGCCCTATGCTCCAAAAAGGCACAGGGAGTCGATGTGAATCGGGGGCGCCAAGCCAAAGCGCACCGCAGCCCGCGCGAGGCCGGCTGGCTCATTGAGACGTGCAGCATAGCTCGAAACCCCCAGTTTCTCTTCACCGCGCAGCAGTGTCCCTCAACAGGGCGGTGTCAAGCCTTTCGTTAGAGGGCGCGCGGCAGAGGCAAGAGGCCGGCGGGGATTTTTATTGAGTTGCGCGCTTAACGCCGGGCAACAGCTGGATACGGGGCCAGCTGCGGAGATGGGCTCCACAGGTTGCTAAACGTCACTGCCCCAGCTTTCACCTCCAGCATCTGCAACACATAAATAACGATAAATCGGTTACAACAGCGCTCTAGTGACGTCAAAGCATATCCGGGGCGGAGCTAAGCACGCCCACGCAGACATCCGGTGATGACGGAACCATTAAAAGGATCAACGGGGTCTCAAATGGGGGATGGGAGCACGGCTGTACCGTATTTCCTCAGCAGCAACCGCAGCACGCAACGGCAACGCACTACGGCATCCTAATTACCGTATTCCCCGTAATAGCCAAAACACGGCCCCGCAAACCCACAGGGCGCTACGGCCAAGCACCTACCGCAAAACATTACCGTAATACTCCTACTGATAAAGCAAGCAGAAATATTACTACAGCAACGCGATAATGCGATTCCCCTAAAAACCAGGGATGAATCTGCAGCGAAAATTCAGGTGCGCATGGATCTGTAGCGAAAATTCAGGTGCGCATTACCGTAGCGCGCACCTAAATGCGTTTGCTGCTGCGCGCTTCCGCATGCGTTACCATATATGGGCACAGCTACGCGGTTCCGCCTACATTACCATATATGGTATCCGCTACGCGTTACTATAATATAATATAAATAATACAATATAATATAAATAATATAATAAACCCTCCCCTAACCCCCCCCTTTCCCCTCCCTTTTTAGCGTTCCGCTTCACCGCCCGCAAGTTGCGCAATAAAACCGCAAAAAAGTGAGTCACCTTTCCCCCTCAGCCAATCAAACCCCCCAAATTCCAGCGCCGCCCTAGTGTGTCATGGCAGCGTGCCCAAAGCTTGCAGCCAATAAAAACGCTTCCAGCGTGTCGCTTAAAGTGTGCGTCACCAGCAGCCGCCTCTCCGCCAATGGACGCGTGATACGTAAACGCTGGCTGCCGGCCAAACTGCGCCCTCTAAGCTGCTCCTGAGCCTAAGTCTCAACAAACACTCCCACTTTTTGGAGCCAAGGACTAAGTCCCGCGCTCCGCCCCGCTGCTGACGACGCGCTTAAACGCAGAGCGTTTGTGCGTTCGAACCTCTGCATCCGGTGGTCGGAAGCTCTCTTAATGATTCTAAATCGCACCCTTTAGCGGTCGGCAAGAGGAAGTCTGGTTAATAGTTTTACATTGCGACGCTTCCGGCGGCCGCTAGCGGCAAAGCCCCTCGTTGGCGAGGCCCGCGAAGCCGCGGCCGCGCGGATCCCGGACACGAGACGCCGAACCGGCTCTCCTCGCCCACGGTTCGCGCCTCGAATGCTCTCGTGCTCTAAAACGTCCTCGTCGCCGCCTTGCCCGGCGACCCGCGCTGCTGTGTGCACCCCATAATAAAACATCGGTATCTTTTTAGCTCTCTGCTCACCCACAGACCTCGCTGCGCGTGTGAGAGCGCGCGGCTTAAGATATGCTTAGGGCCGGGTGCGCTGCCGATAAACGGACAATTAAAAGTTGCACCTTGAAAATCTAGGACATGCCCTCGAAGAGCGGGCGTTGCCGGTGAATGTGCTGCTGCTCACCGGAAAGGCGAAACTATGAGACACGGTGAGTCAAGGCCAGGCCGGGAAGAGCGAGGCCGCGGCCAGACACGCCTCGCGGGCACGCCAGACTTCCGCGTGCCTGCTTTTAGATGCCATCCGCCCTAATAAATCTCGCTTCAAGCGCGTTATGGAATCCGCAAATCTACTTTGTCTGTTTATGCCCCTCCCCACTCGTGACCGTGTTTATAAGGGAATCGCCGCAGTCCCTCTTAAAAGCAACTAATTCCTCGCGGTCTCTTTAATGGCCTGTCGCCAAGAATTCCTCCCCGATTGAGTGCCAACACAAAGCACGCGACACCGTGTTTACATCTCAAAAAAAAGCTTTATTACTGCGTTGAAGCTAGCGAGCGTATGAGGGATCCCCTCCCATAACATTTGTCCCATAAGCCTTCATTGTCCATCCGTGGCCCGGGGGGGGGGTAGGCTGTGGCCCGGGGGGGTAGGCTGTTCAACTATGTTGCCGGCACGGTCACCGACGTGTAGTGCGAGGCCGCGAAATTGCGAGACAGGTCGCTGCCAAACAGCGTCCTAGCGTAGTCCTCGTCGGATCTCACACGCGCTAGGCGCTTGAAGCTGCACACCGATGATGTTAATATAGAGATCTTACCGGGGAGGGTGATGGACAGGCCAGGCAGGTATTGTTTAGCGCCTGGGCTGGCGGCCAGGAGAAAGACGGCCATGCCGAGCTCCACTCCGGTCGTGATGCGCACGGGAAGCCCCGACGTGTTTTGCACGTCCAGCTCCGCCGTCATGTCTTGTGGCCACTCCGTCTCCCTGATGCGCAGTTCCCCGCACACGCGCGGGTTGATGATCATGGCCGTTAGGTCAGGCAGGCTGCTTGACGTGTACCGGTTGTTGTACTGAATCAACACCGACTGTCCGGGCGCCACGACCACCGGCGGTCCTTGGTAGATGATGGGCACGTGCGTCAGCGTCTGCACCCACGGGTGACACACCATGGGGTTGCGGTCAAAGGCCACCGTCGCCTCATCCACCATGGTCATGCCCACGCTCACGGACTCGTCGAACTCCGGCCCTATGCACGAGCCGCCCACTGACACGCGCGCGTAGTTTTCGCTCATGTGCACAGAGTTAGCCTTGTACGCCGCGCCGTGGCTCGCGTGGAGCATCGCAAATCTCTTGCTCATGGCGCTGGTGCGCGGGGCGATCAGGTAGGGCAGCGACCGCGCGCCGTCCGTGCGAAGCCGCCCGGAGAAGAACAGCCGCGGCTCTGTTGAGTGCAGGTGCGTGCCTCGCAGCGCGCACGAGTCGGTGAAGGCCGCCTGCTTCTCCTCGGGCAGGCAGCGCAGGTAGATGCCCCTTATTTCCAGCACCACTACCGGCAGGATGCACCAGCGCACCGAGCCTTTGGACAGCATCGTGATTTTGCGCGGGGGGTTCAGCACCTGCGCGCGGAAGTCCGCCGAGGGGTCGCGCACAAACACCGGCTGTATGTGCACCTGGTTCTCGGGGTGACCGTAGACCAGGAAATATGTGCGCAGGCACGATGGCCACCAGCGCGTAGTGTCGAACTCGAACAGCGTGCCTCCCATGTGCTCGCGCAGCATCTCCGACAGGCTCTGGCACGGAGGCAGCTGTGGGTTGTCGGGGGTGATCATCAAGTCGTGTCTGTTGCTCAACCTAACGTAGTTGGAACCCACCCGTATTTCCCACGGGCCGTCGTTTGCCGCCCTGCGGCTCGAGCTCCGAGTGCAGCTCCGCCTCAGGGACCCGAAGAACCGGGCGGTCACGCCCTGGTCTTCACGATTCTGGTGTCGGGCGCCGCTCGCGCTTTTCTTCTTGCTGCCGCCCCGCGCCCCGAGTCGCGGGGCGGTGCTGGAGCCCCCGCAGCCGACTCTGTTCTCGCCGCCGCCGCCACAACCGCCCGCCGGTTCCGCGCCGCAGTCTTCCGCGCCTCGGCTCAGCGTGACCTCTCGCAGCAGGCGCAACGCCTCGGCTTCGGTGTCGCGGTGGCCGTCGGTGGCCTCGTGGATGCGCGACCATGTGCGGGTGTTCATGGTGCGCGTCGGCCGGTCCTGGCTCTGACGGCCCGGTCGCGCCTGGAACAGGTCCTCGGACATCGAAGCGTTCCTCCTGCGGAGTCTCAGAGGCAGAGACATCGCGGTTGAGCGCGAAAGGGGGCGGGTGGCGGTGGTGGGTGTAGAGGGTATGCAAATAAGCCGGAAATCGAGGGCCGACTGGCCCGAGAACGCGTGCCCGTGAGTGTCGCGCTCAGTAGATCATTCCTTCCTCCGGGTCGACCAGTTTTTCTGCCAGGTGGTAGTTTGGCGGCAGCGGGGATAGCTTTTCTGCGCCGTCTGCCAACAGGGCCCCGCACCAAGTCGCGCGCCGTCCGTCCAAGTCCAGGTACACGGGCGGCAGGCCCGATCCTCCCCCGCCGCTAGCGCCACCGATCGCCGGGGACGGCAACTGCACCGCCACGCCCAGTGCCAGCAGCTCGTTCCTCTTCACAATTATCTGGTGGCGAGACGGGTTGTGCAGCATCAGGCGCAGCCGAGACCCGGGCGTCCACACGTGCGGCTCCACGCCGTACTCGCGCTCGCTAGGGCTCGATCCGGCGATAAACACGGCGGTGGGCGGGTGCCACGGGGACTTTGGAGAGCACAGCTCGAGGCGCGTGTCCACCGTTGCCTTGCCGTGGGGGTTCAGCCGCGTCTCCTCGTCGCAGTACACCGGCAGCAGCGTGCCCCCGAGCGGGCCCTCTAACAGCGGAACGCTGCGCGACAGCACCAGGAGGGTTGGCTTTTTCAGAGAAATCACCACGAGCTCGATCCGCACGCTTTCGGGGGGCGCACAGTCAAACAACCACAGCGTGGCTCGATGTAAGCCCAACAGTGGTAAATAGTCCACCGACAGCGCTTTTAGCGTGTAGGTGCCGCCCTCGCCCCTGTTGCCCTCGTGAGTCACCGTACAATCATGCACTTGGAAGTATCCCTCAAACCCCTGCGCCCGGAAGAGCAGCGCATGGGGCCCGTTTTGGCTGCGCCGCGTGGCGGTTCCGCATACCCGAAACGCCGCTCCCGCCTCACAAGTTCCGCATTCCGCCTGGGCCACTGCGCTCTCGTCGCCGCCCGGGGGCGCCCCGGGCGGAAGCGTGCGCACGCCCGAGCAGAACTGGTCTTGGCTCAGCGTCGTCGCGCATACCAGCGCGAACCTCACCGTCCCGGGCGCCGCGTGGCTCTCTGGACTCGCCATGCGGATCTCCAGCGTCAGCTGCGCCTCCGCGTCGGTTATCAACTCCGGGGACACCGCCACCTGCCGGGCGCTCGCGCCAAACACGCCGGCCGCGCCGCGCGCGTGCAGCACGCACGGGGCGCGGCCGGCGAGCTCCCGCCGGAAGTCAAACAGCGACGGCAGCAGCCCGAAGCTCACGCGGCCGTTCGTCAGGCCGGCAAAGGAGAACGGAAGCCGCACCCAGTGTACGCGTGACGCGGGGCCTAGCTGCAGTGACTCGGAGTTCACACATACGAGTCTCCCACCCGGCAGGACGCTGACCTTCCACTTACCCACGTGAAACTCGAGCTGCGCACCGGGCCCCATTTCCGAACCGCCGCCGCCCGCGCGCTCACGGACCAGCGCCGCAAACCGGTCCGTTCTTGGGGGCTCCCGTCGCTCAAATGCGTCGCCCGGGGCTCGCCCGTGCCTGAAACGTCGGACTGGCTCAGGGCGGGCTCGCGCGCTGACAGGGTGACGAGGTGTGTGATTAGAATCGTCAGCGCCGCTCCGCTGGTCACATAGCGGCTCGCCGCGCCCAGGGACAGGACCGGGCACGGAACCGGCGCCTCCGCCGCTCGCGCCTCGTCCCCCGCCTCGCGTGCGCGCGTCACCCACATTGCCAGGGCCGCCCCCGATACCGCGCCCAGGTTTATAAACACCCTGCTCGCGTTGCGCCGGCTCACGCTCGCCACCTTGTACGCCGCGGCCCCGGCCAGCCCAACCGTCGCCACCGCGCACGCCACACAAAACCACAGGCACAGCCACGCCTTCGCCCGCGCCGCGGCGGGCGTTGCGCCCGCCGCGCAGCCCGCCAGGAGGCGCTCGAGGACCAACATCGGGGGCGCGTCGGCCGTCGCGTTGTCGGTCCCCGTCCCCGCCTCCTCCGCCCCCTCCCACCGCGCGCCGCCCCGCGGCCCGCCGACTCCGCCTCCCGCCGTCATCCGCTCCGCCACCGGCCAAGCCGCCACCCAGCACCCCGCCACCATGGCGCCCGCCAAGCACGCGCGCAGCCTCTGCGGCGAGAACGCGCCGGAGGGGCCCAGGGCCGCCGCCGCGCTGTAGCGGTCTGCACACAGGCCCACGCACAGCAGAGACCCGGTCACTCCGCAGAATGACGATAGCGCTTCCGTTAACGCGCAGGTAGCCCCCAGCAGGCCCAGTCCCGAGTTCTGCACGAGCACCCCCACGTCCCACAGCATCACCACCGGACACCCGGCCATGATCCACACTATAGCGTTGTTGCGCAGCCCAGAGGCCGCGAACACCGCGCACATCAGGCCAACCGCCGCCAGGTGCGCGCAGAAGTAAGCCGTGTCCCACGCCAGCGCCCCCGCAGACACCGCCAGGCTCGCGTTACACAGCTCTGCCACCTCGCGCAGCGAAGGGGCGACGCTAGGAGGCGCTTCGGTCTGGGACAGGGTCGCCGTCACCGTAGCCATCACAGTCGCCGACAGGGTCGCGGTCACCGTCGCGGCCAGGCCGGACTCTGTACTGTTAGAGCTTATTGGCGTTAACCCTGTCGTGGCAGACACTAGCGTCGTCATGGTCGCGGTCACGCTGGCAGACACGCTGGCAGTTATCCCCGCGGCCAGAGTTGTAGCCTTCGTGAGTCCAGACCCCTCGGCATCATGTTGAAGTAGAAGGCTTTCGCCGTTTAAAGTGGGGTCCGGGTACTGCACCGCCATTCTGCTGCTGTCGGTCACTCGTCGGGCCGCCCTTTCTTCCTTTGGCCTTCCTGTCACGATCCTCTGGCCGGCAGATGGCCAGTTTCGCCGCGGTGGCTTGATTGACAGCGCCTCTGCTTTCAATCGCGCCGCGGAGTCCTCTTCGTAACTATCACTCGATACTAAGGGATAGAGCTCTGTCCGGAGGCCCCGCTCTGCCGATAGCCTCCGGCTACAGTTATAGATACCGGTAACGCCCCGGCGTGTGGGCGTTACATTGGAATTCTGCGGACTAGACAGAAACTGACGCGAGCGCGACCGGGTGACAGATTCTCACACTTTATTTCGGTTTCACCGTCCCCCACAGATGGTTTTTATGTCTCATCCCCGGGGTATTTCCGAAACCCGCTAGTCACGTGGCCCAGCTTCCCCTTTTACATTTTCTCGGAACCTGTTGCAAACGGCTAAACATTTCCCCCCGATTTCCCCACAAAACATCACTTCCCCATATAGATATACGCCTAAGGGCTGTGGGTCAGGGGGCGTCTAGGCGGCGGGTGGGCGCCCGCTATCGTGACAGCGGCGCGTAGGGCACGTTCACGAAGTTGTACAGCACCCGCGCCGTGTGGTCCTTGTCGTTTCCGAACACGCACTGCAGGATGCTGGCCACGCCTCGCACCAGCTTGTCAAAGTACAGGTCTGCCGCCACTGGCACGTGGTGCTGCTCCACGTACGCCGGGTCCTCTGCCATCTCGCTTTTCTTTCCCTTCCCACATGTCCCGCCCGTTCCCACAAACACGTAGGGGATGCGGTCGTGCAGCTGCGGCGGCTCCTCGTTGCGCGCCAGGATTTTCTGATACACTGCCAGGTGCGGAAGACACGTGTTCTTGTACGCCGCAAAGGGCCGGCTCAGCTCGGTGCTGAAGGTCAGGTCACGTACTGGCACGCGTCCAGCGCGCAGCTCGCGCCCGCACTCGTTCAACACGTCCACTATCTTCACGAACCCGGCCGGCAGTCCGCGCTCCAGCGCCGCTGTCGGCGATGCCGCCGACAGCGCGTGCGCCGCGCGTTTCACCTCAGGGTCCTGCAGCAGCAGGTCCAGTATCTTCCGGCAGTTCTGTTGCACAAACCGACACGCCGTCTTCCTGATCAGGTCCACTCCCTTCATCAGCAGCTTGCCGTCCGATAGGGTCCCCACGTACCGCTTCTTTGTCAGCAGCAACAGACACCCAAACACCTTCTCTGCCTCAAGCTTCACCGGCGCCCGGAACAGCGATTTCGTCGTGTCCGCCACCAGCGCTTCCGATAGCGCCAGCACCGCCCCCATCGGGTATCCCCGGGTTTCGATAAACAGCGAATCTGTGTCCCCGTACACGACCCTGAAGTTGGCATCTGCCGCCGGCGCGTGAGGCGGCTCTAGCGCCGAGGGGCACAGCGCCCGGACGCGATCCACCGTCATCGCCTCGATGTAGTCCTTGGACATGCTCAGCATCGTGCGTCCGCGCAGGGTCACCGTCTCCGCTATCTTTAGACACGGAAACAAGCCAGACGCCACGCCCGTAAACCCATACACCGAGTTGCAGGTCGCCTTGATGGCTTGCTGCTGTTTGTCTAGAATCGTGCGCCGCACCGGGTCCTCGCACCGTGCCATCTCTGCGCGTATCGCCTTCCGCTTCGCCAACCACGTGGTCAGCAGCCGCGCCAGCAGGGACTCCCGCACGTGGCGCCGCACAAAGTGCACCGGGCCCCCGCTCAGCTGGAAAGTCTCGTAGTCATCCTCGCGCAGCCGCAGCGTGCGCAGGCGCTCCGGCGACACCAGCGTCGAGTAGCACAGATTGTGCGCCTGGATGATGCTGGGGTACAGGCTCGCAAAATCCACAACGAGAACCGGGGTGTCGTAAAAGCCGGGAAGTGGGTCGATCACCGTTGCCCCCTGGTAGCCCTGCTCCTCGCGCGTAGCTATCGTCGGCAGAATGTAGTTTTCCGCCCGCGCCGCCGCCAGGAGACACGAGTATACCCTGATCTGCTGTCCATCGTATAACACGCGCCTCGGAGGGATGAGCGCGATCTTTGCGATCTCGGCGACCTCCACGTGCGTCACAAACAGCCTCAGCAGGTCCATGACCAGCGCCGCGTCCTGCACACAGTACCGCCCCAGGCGGGCGCGCCCCCCGGGGCCGGCGCGAAACAGGCCCGGAATCTCTTTGTACGAAACGTCATCTTTTTGCGCGCCCAGGCACACCTGCGCCACCGTGTTAAGCTTGTAGTCTGACAGGCTCAGTTTGTCGCGACACACGATGTACATGTCCACCGAAACCACGCCCGCCACTTTCACCTTGCTCACGGAGCGCGCGAACCCCGCGTCTCCCGTCGGCCTGTGCACCTCAAAGATCGCCCCCGTCCTTACGCGGCAGTACTCGCGCAGAGGCAGGCTGTATACCTGGGTCGCCCGGTCGATCAGATAAGGGAAATCAAAGTTGGCGATGTTATACCCCGCCACAAATTCCACGTTCCCGTCTCGTATCAGCGAGAAGAACGCATAGAACATGTCCAGCTCCGAGGGGAACTCCAGCACCTCGGTGTCGGGTATCGGGTCGCACGTGCCTAGAGATAACAGCACGTGTCGCTGCGTCTCTTTGGCCGCGCCCACAGACCACAACACGCACGAGATCTGTAACACCAGGTCCGTGTCCTGTGTCGCCGATGGAAAGCCTCCCTCGCCCAGGCACTCGATATCGAAGGACAACACCGTGTACGCCGGCCAGTCTGTGCGATCTCTTAGCAGATCCAGGTCGCCGACGCCGCAGTCAAATTCCAGGTCGGTCCACGCGTCGCGCGCGCCGGCGGCGCGCGGGTATGCCGCAGAGCATCGGTACCAGCCGAACGTTGTGAGGTCCCGGTCGATCACAAACCGGCGCGCGGCGTCCACGTTGGTCTCGAACACCTCGCACCCGCTCGTCAGCAGCTGTGATGTCAGCGCGCCCAGCTGCGTCGAGGAAGACAGGTGAACCCTGTGCACCTCGTGTGTCTCCGTGTCATACTCCTTTAAGATGCGCTTCCGCTCCTGGGTCACGTGAAACGAACACCCCGCGCGGCCCAGGGACCCGGCGTCGTTCAGCGCTTGTTGGAGTATGTACTGCAGGTTGCAGCTGGCCGGAGCGCGCGTGTAAAAGTAGAGCCCCTGCCCAAACACGTTCATGCATACGCTCAGCCCCTCTTCCGTGCGCCCCAACAGCTTCAGCACCGTGCCGCTCGGAATGATATCGGTCTGGAACCGAAACGGCACCTCGTCGCACCGCTCCGACGTGTAGGTCGTTTCAATGATGTCATACACGTGAAATGTCAGCTCTATGGGCTGCCCGCCCGGTTGCATTAGCCGGCGCGCCATCTCGCGCGCCGCCGCCGGTTTGCGCTCGCTCCACAGGCTCTGCCCGGGGCGCGGAAACACCTGTCGCTCTTTCCCGCCATCAAAGTACGTCGGCGGCGCGCGGGTGTGCACCGAATACACGCCCGCGCGCCCGGGGTGGCGGAAGCATATCGGAACCAGGCGCGACATGTCACGCGCCGGGGCCGCCGGTCTGTTCGCTCGACTCTTGCCCCAGCCACCGCCGCCTCTTCCTATGCCGCCGCTGCCGCCGCGGCCGCATCCGGACCTGGACCCCCAAGCGCTCAAGGGGGCGTTGGTGTCGATGTAGGGGTTATAGAAACTCATGACCCTTTTTGTATCTCTATTTCTTCTCCCTTGCCCTCCAGCTTCTCGCTCTGTTGCTCCCCAAGACTCCTCGTCTGTGGCGCCCTCTTGCGGTCTTACTGCTCAGCTGGGCGATGGCGGCAGACGCGCAAACGCAACCCTTTGTCTCCTTACTCCGCGTCTTTTTTTGCGCAGCTGCTCTCTAAAAGACCGCGCCTGTCTAGCCCCGTCTGTGCTGTGAGGTTTTGTCATATGCCATAGACGGTGGGCGGGGTTGGTGTGCTTGCTAAGGGCCTCGCCCCGGGAACAACTCCCACGCCTCTTATTTTTTTCCCTGCCACTCCCGCGCGGCACCCCTCCCGTTTCCGGAAATAACAAAGCGACGCCAAGATCTGGTTGTGAGCGGGGCCCTCGGAGCCGCTTTATTGGAGTCCTTTAGTATTTTTAGGCACATGTGGAGATGTGCGTGCAACCTTGTCGGCCACCCGGCACGATTGTCCCCTCCCTCCCAACGACCCCTCTGGTCACGCCAATGCCTAGACCACCGTGTCTTTGTATGATGGCGGAGGAGACCGGGACCTTGACAGCTTCCGGTACGCCTGTTTACTGCCTCGAGTTATCTTGCTGGTTAGCCTCGAGAGCCGCTGCTGGGCAGTGGGCTTGTCACCGGAACCGTTAACCTCGTAGCCGCTTGAGTCGCCTGCGCTATCGCCGGCGTGCAAAGCGGTGCCCGTCTCGGGGCCGTCTCGACCCGGACCCTCGCTTTCTAGGTCGCCGCCGCTCTCTCCATCCTCCTCGTTCTTCAGGGGACGATACCCTCCCCAGCGGCGCCTCACTGTGTCGCGCATCGTGGCGTAGGCCGCCCCTATGGGCCCGTGTCGCGCCGCCTCCGCCGCCACCTGTTTTTGGTGTTCGCCTTGCTGGAAGTTGTGCATCGCCAGCAATATGCTCTTAAGCTGCGCGTCCCCGATGGGCGAGATGTTGCTTTTCTTGGCGGCCTCGTCCACGCCCGGATACAGCATGCGCACGGGCGCCGTAAACATTTGTGTCGTGCGCTGTCTGAGGCAGAACACCAGCATAACCACGCCCACCACCAGCGCTATCATCAGCATGCCTCCAAACGGGTTCCGGATAAAGTTTAACACTCCGGTCACCACGCTTCCGAAAAATCCAACAACGGTGCTCGCCACGTTCACCACCACGCGTCCTATGTTGCCGAGATCCTCCATTATTCCTCCCAGCGCGTCAATGAACGCGTCGCGGTTGTTGTCGATGGTGCTGTCCAAGTCCTTACGCAGCCCCGATAGCTTGTGTGTGTAGTAGTTATACTCGCGGAACATGGTCTCTATGTCCATCACGTTGGACAGCTTTTTCTCCTCGCGTGTGTACAGCTCTACCACCTGAAAGTCTATGTTCTCGATGAAGCTCAGGTTCATCGCTATAAAGGTGTCCAGGGTGGTCACGTTTGCCAGCGGCAGCACGGCCACGTGCAGGTAGTCGCGGTACACGTGCATCTGGTCACCTGCCTGAAAGTAGTGCTCCGCGCGCTCCGCGCATGGCTCCACGTGACTCGTGGTTAACAGAATCTCGTTTCGGGGGCCGAGCTGTCCGGTGAACACCGTGGACCCGTTCACGAACCGGAAGGACACGCGCGGCCGCGAGTAGCACACGTTTTTGTCGGGTGTTCTCAGACTGCCGTGCAGGGTCACGCTGTCTTGCGCAACATCAACGCACTGTGTCACAGATATCACGTCACCGACCTGTCGGGCCGACACCGGCCTTCCGTAGAGCACGGACATCACGCTCGTCGGGTTAATCTTGCTCAGGTGGTACCACATCTGTGTCGCGCGCTGCTGTTCGCGGCACCACGTGTGCGCCAGGTCCTCCAATATGTGGTTGATGCGCTCTCGCAGCGAGTCGTACGCGAACTGCAGCTGTGCCGTCTCTAGCGAAGACTCTATCGTGTCCTGCACGGGCGGGGAGTGCCCCACATCGCGTCGCCGTCGCGCACGCACGGTCGTCTGCGTTGGCGCGGGGGCGCTCACGTTGCCGGCGACCTCCTGTAGCCGCGCGTGCGCCTCGCTCAGCTCAACGGGCGCCAGCGGCACCCACACCAGGTGCAGCCCGCCCATGGTGGAGTAGTACTCATTTGAGCCGTTGCGTACATGCGTCTTGGCCAACTGGGCGAGCCTCTCCTCTACTGTCCGATTGATCACCCTCTCGGTGCACGGGTTGGACGACGGCAGGGGCACGTCCTGTGTCGTGGGTGTGGCAAACGATGCCGTGACGTCATTGGCCACAAAGTGGAACGAGGTCTCTGTTCGCACGCGGATGCCGTTTCTAAAGTCGCGCCACAGCGTTAGCGGGCAGTAGCTCTCCTGCCTGGTCTGGGCCTGCCACGACAGCACATACTCCCCCTTGTCCACAAAGATGCGCCGGTGTCCCGCCGGCAGCTGGCCGAGGTTGTCATACGCAATGATTTTATAGTCGTCTTCGACGTGCACGTCCTTGATGTTTTCATGTAGCGTCTCTCCGGCGCCCGTCTCCCATACCGGCGCTCCCAGCGACCGGGTGCCGCCTTTGGCGCCGCCGGCGCCGCTAGAATTGTTATGGGCCTTGCCTGCCTTCACGCTGCCCCAGAACGGGGACATTTCGACCGAGTCCCCGGTCGCAGTGATGAAATAGTCAAACGGCGGGACCGACCGCGCCTCCATGTCTGTCACCATGCAGTTTACCGTGGTTCGCGTTCGGTATAACCACAATGTGGCGCTTGGCTCCGCATATATGGTCGGCTGCGTTTGGTAGCGCCGCACGCTGTCTGTCATTCCGTCGGCGGGTCGCATGTAAGCCGACCGGTTTGTGCCGTCGCGGTCGTAAAATGTGTGTAACTGTCCGTTTAGGGTCACCATAGCGGCACTGAAGCACTCATACATCCGGTCGATGCGCCAGATCTCGTACATCGGTACCGGCAGCTTTAAGGTGTACTGGTTAGTGATTGAAACATCGTACGTCCCGCGGTACACCGTCGTTGACGTGACCAGCTTTTGGTACTTGCGCACCCGGAACAGGTGCGGAACTATATTGCTCTTGAACACCAGCAGCACCCCCATCTCGTGCTCGTGAGCCTCTGCCTGGGGGCACGTTTGTTCCATAGGAAACCGGAAGAGCTCCCCGGTTGCCGCCGCCGCGCACACCCTGTACTTGCTAAAGCTGTCGCTCTGTGACCCGTTGATAGATGGTGGCACGCCCGTCGCCATCTCGCCATCCGAGTCCGCCCAGCTAGGGGTCGGGGACGCCGGGTCCTCCGGCGTCGGTGGCGTGCCGGTTGGTGCGGCGAGCCCCGGCGCAACGCCCAGCGCCAGTGTCAGGGCCAGGGCCGTAACCAGGGCCCGCGCTTGGCGTCCATGTGTCGGTTTCGGTCCCGGCCCCGGCCCCGGCCCGGGCCCCGATCTTGGCGCTCGCGGCCGCTGTCTCCAGGTAAAGAGGTCCATGTCCTCGCTACGACCGGCGCGGCCAGCGACCCCGATCGGTGGACTCTCAGTGGACGGTGGCGCTAGCGGGCGCTGTCTGGGCTGCGCCGGACGCAGGCGACCGCTCGTTTCGCGCGCCGCTAAGCTGAAGGTGGTGGTACAGTAGCGCATACAGATCTTTAAATACCCAGCCGCGCCCGCCGTGTATCAACACCAGCGGAGCTTCTGGCTCGTATGTTAAGTACACGCCCGGGGCGGGGCACCTTTCCGCCCCGGGGCAGGTAGGGGCGAGGTCCAACGTGCTAAAGATAGTCACGTCCTTCTCCCAAATCCGATTGTACAGAGCTACGGACAAGACCAGCTCGCGCACGTAAGTCCACGCCTCCCGCTGGGTCGCGGTCAGGTCGGACCCGCCCACGCAGTAGAACCTGTTAAACCGCGGGTCCACCCAGTCCTTGCTCTCAATCGTTGGCCAGATCATCTCTGTTATCAGCATCATGTGGTGAGGCATGACCCCCGCGGCGTCGAGACAGTGCGCCAGCGCCACGTTTTCAGGAACGGGGAAAAACCCCTCGCGCGCCCAGTCTCGCGAGAGCGGGCCCGTGACCAGCTCGTAGAATTTTAGGGTGAGGGCGTCAACATGCTCGCGGCTCAGCGCCTGCGTGTGCAGCGAATTTCGCACATACTTGGAGTCTTCGAACAGCCGCGCCGCTTCGTCCGCGCTCTCGTCCGATCCGCGCCTGTCTTCCCATCCTCTGGACAAGAACTGTGCCTGTGCCAGGTAGTGGTTTAGCAGCCGCGACGCGGCCTCGTACGTCGCCGAGCCCCACACGCGCAGCGTGAGCGCGTTGCGCAGCACGTCTCCCTGCTTCTCCAAACAGTCGTGCAGCCTCCTCAGCCCGTCGCGCGTGATTTTCTGCACGTACGCGTCTCGCCGTGCGCGCGCGTCCGCCCGCACCTGGTCTTCTGACGCGGTCGCCGCCGCGAGAGCGCGCCGCGACTCGGCGCGCTGGGCGGCTCCGTGCGCGGACCCGCCCCCGGCCCTGGCGCCCGCCGAGCGTCTAGATCCGCCCCTTGCCCAGCTCCCCTCCGCCCCCGCGTCTTCCTCCGCGCGCTCGTCGCGCAGGATGTTGCTTAATCGCACGTACAGCTCGTTCTGTCTGCGTATCACCGATTGGTAGTTGGCTCTGCGCAGGAATGTTGTCGAGCAGTCCTTGCGCAGCGCGTCAATCGTGTCGTCCGTTGAACAGAACACCCCACCGCAAAACAGCGCCTCGAGCGGCTCGGGGCGCAACGTGTCGAAAAAGTGTCGCGGCCGCCCACCCGGGCCCGCTATGGTCGCGAGCGCGGTCAGCTCCGCCCGTCGCGCGTGCATGGTCGCTTCGTGCCGCATGAGGGCGCCCATCTGGGAACACCCGGATATGCCATGCGCGGGCCCCCCGCGCCCCCGCGTCCCCGAGTTCCAGTAAATGAGGTTAGACAGCTCTAGCACCGCCGCGCTCGCGCGCTCAAAGATGTGGTGTTTGCCCAGCCGCACCAGGGACTCGTTTCTCAGCGACTCGTACTCGCTCTCGTTCTGGTCACGCTCACGGTCCGCGCCCGCCTCGGCTCCCGTGCCGTCTCCGCCGTCCCCCCACGTGGCCGCGTCGATTCCCAACAGCTGCACCAACTCGTTCTCAAACAGCCCCCGCACCGGCTCGGCCTTAACCGGGCGGCACACGTGCGGACAGTCCGTCCCGGCTCGCATGGCCTGTGGGGACTCCCCCTGGTTTGGGAGCATCGCAAGCTCGCTCAGGCATCGCGCGCACGGCAGTGAGGATACGTACGTGTCAGGGTCAGGGATAGGGGACGTCCCCCGCAGCTGTCCAATAAACCGCACGGTCTCTCCCAAACACGCCAGCGCGGCTTGCGCAGATATGCAGTAAAACACGCTACTCAGACGCTCCATAAATATCTGCGCGTCGTTTATCAGCCCCAGAGAGATATCGACCGCGTGACCACCGAAGAAGATAACTTGCGTGCGCACGTGGCGCGCGCACTCGCCTCCAAGCATATGTAGATTGTCGAAAAACGCTTCCCTCCTCCCTTCCGCGCGCGGCCCCGCTCGCCGGTACTGCAGCAAGGCGGCGGACGCGCGCTCAAGCGCCCCGCGGGCGTTGGATACTAGGTGCTCCAACTCCAGCGACAGCCCGCTGGTGTGAGTTGCGTTTTGCTCGCGCAATAGCGGGAGAAGTTCTTCCGCCAGTGCGCGCAACCGCACTCGATTGCGCTCCAGCGCGCCAGAGTCGATGGCGTCCGGGTCAGAGAAGGTCAGCAGTGAGCTCTCCAGTGCAAGACCAAACACCTGTGAGTACACAGCGGCCAGCTCGCGGGCCATGGCTGCGTTATGACGCTGTCGTGTTTGCGCCAAGTCAAATAAGCATCCGCTTCCCCGGCGCTCTCCTTAAGATCATGGTCCCGCCCACTTTTTCGCAACCGTCCCAACCCATCGCCGCTCACAAGAAACACACACACTCACGCGATATGAAAGCGCCAATACGCGCGCGAGCTTGGCTATTTATTTGGAAGATTCAGTTACGGTTACAGCTAGGGTTTGAGGCACATGGGGCGATAAACAGCAGGTCAAGGGTTATTGCCAACACGGCGACGAAGCACATCGCCATCGCGCATGCAAACACCTGGGCCGGGGAAAGGTTCAGAGCTGACGGGGGCGCTTTTGTGTGCTCGACGTGGGGCGGCCGGCGCCACCTCCGCCTATGTCTCCAGAAGCTGCCTTTGGCGCCGGGGCCTTTGTCACAAGTCGGCATCGCTTAAGATGCTACCCATCTTTCGCTTGCGCGTGGCCTGGGGCGTCGCGGTTGGGGGCTGCGCCATAAGAAACTCCTGCGCTACACAGCCGCCCGCGGCATTGCCGCCGGTGGCTCCCGGCTCGTCAAAGCTGATGAACTCCATATTCTCGTCAGGCCGCGCCTGCGTAGACCATGCGTAGTAGGCGGCTTCAGCGCCCTCTGGCGTCCAGGGCCCGTTAGCCACCTTCAGCCGGAAGAGCGCGTCCGTCACCTGCTCTGCCAGGATGCAGTACTGCCGCCCGAGCATAAACTCCATGTCGTCCACGCTCAGCAGGCGACAGCCCTCTCCCATGTGTTTCACCAGCTCCAGCACCACGTGCAGCGCGGGGTCTAGCGCCTCCGCGTGGTCGCTCAGCACCTGCTGCACCGCGCGCCGCACGTTCTCTATCTCAAACGGCACCGACGCGCTACCGGGGCTGTGTTTAAGCAGGTTGTCCACCATTGGGGTCATGAACACGTGGCGCCGCCTCATGTGTGACCCGCCGCCGGCCTGTCTCCGCGTGAACCCGCTGTCCGTCAGCAGGTTCTTATCCACACCTCGTCCCATGAAGTAGCCCAGGTTGCCGCAGTGGAAGATCTGGTTGTTACCGTTTATGCCGGTGTACTTGTTAACCACAACGGGCACCGTTACCAGCGGGCGCATCCGGCCCATTCTCGCGATGTTTTCACGCTGGGTGGTGTGCACCGTGCACACCACCCGCTCCGTCAGCGCGCGGTGGTATGCCTCTGGCGTGGCGGCCGCGCGCGCTCCTAGCGCGTGCGGGTACTCGACCGCGGGCATAGTTTGTATTCGCGGACACAGGCAGCTGATCGTGGTCGCGTAGAACTGGGTCTGGCCGCACGCGCGCAGGATTGCGTTGTTTAGCCTCTGCTTGGCGTAGCCCATCAGAGTTTCCGCCTGCGCGTCCAGCATATTGGCCTCCTCGTACGCGCGCGTGCCCGCCTCTACAAAGTTGGCCAGGTCCACCAGTTCCTGTCTGCTCACGCCGGGCAGCGCTGGCAACTGTCGCCGCTGGGAAAACGTGGTCCACATGTATAGGGCAGAGACGCGCGTCTCTGGGAACATCTGCCGGTGGAACGCGTTGAGAAACGGCATGTATGGCCCGGTCACCACGTTGCCGCGCCCTTCGGCCCCCCCTGTGCCTGTCGCGCCTGGCGTCGTGCGCAGGAAACCCTGCTGGATGGACTCGGCCGCGCCGGAGTTGGAGAAGACGATTCGATTCTTTACCTTGAACACCCGGGGCGTCGCCACCAGAGCACGCGACAGCCGCACCTGCATCTTAGTCGGGCACACCGAGCCCTTCTGGGCCGCGTCCAGGTCGAAAAAGTCGCAGAACATCTCATCGTGGGTCACCTTCAGCTCCCCGCCCGTGATCGCGCCGCGGTCAAAGCATGAATTTTTAAAGTTGGTGTAGAGGGTCTGAAAGTGTAGCCTCAGCCACTCGCTAGGCAGCTGCCCGGCCGCGGGATTTTCGCGCTCGTACTGCATGCACACCGGAAGGCTAAGGTCCTGCACGACCGTCATGACGGTGCGGTAGAACAGCCGCAGCAGCACCGAGCACGGCGCCTGCCAGAACACGTTGCAGTTGTACATGATTACGTGATGGACGCCCTTCACTGTCTCCCGGTAGTTCACGTTGTTCTTTGTGAGGCTTGCGATGAACTTGAGAACCTCCGCGTCCACGGCCGCGTCGATGTCCTTAAACAGCTTAATGAACGCGGCCACGCTCGAGACCTGTGTCTCCGGCGCCGGCGGCACGGTTGGGGCCACCAACATCTGTACCTGCCAGTTGGCCACGTCCACCTTCTTCGCCTGCGCTTCTGTCGCGTTGCTTCCCATCCCTGCCCCGCAAGTTGCCCCACTGGCGGCCCTGGCGTCGCTGTCGATAACGGTGTGGTTGGAGTATGGGCCCGCGGGCGGTGCCTCGCGCACGCCCAGCGCCTCCAACCGCTCCGTCAGCGTCTGGTTCAGCTGCCAGTACGTGTAGGCGGACGCCTCGGGGTTTTGCGCAGTGTCGTCGTCGCGCTCTCGGAAGCTGGCAAAGTTTCCCAGCGGCTCTAGGTCGTTGTACAGGCTCGTTGCCCCCGTGATCACGTAAGGGTCGCGCCGTGGCTGTGCCAGCACCGGCGGAAACCTGTCCTGTAGCCTGTACACCAGCGTGCGCACGCAGCTGCCCGGGGTCGCGCCGGCGCAAATGTCACATAGTCCAGGGGTGCTTGCCGTCTGCACGTAGTGGGCGACGTTAAATGATGAGTTGGCAGAGCTGCGTTGGTGTTGGCAGAACTGCAAGTAGTAGCACATGCGCGCCAGCAGGTGCGGCGAGAATCCCGCCGCGTAGGCCAGGTGCTCGGCCACGTACGCGCCGCCGTCCAAGGGCCCGCCGGACGGCACTCCGTGGAACGCCTGCTCGCCGGTCTCCAGCTGCGTCGCTTCCGATAGGTAGCCCAGACCGTGCTGCAGAAAGAAGCTATTGAAGCCCTGCGCGTCTGACGCGCTTTTAAACGCGGGCGTTTGCGACTGGCGCCCTAGCTGCGTGAGGTACAGCATGGAATTGGTGGAGAACAGCTGCGCGTGAACGTGGATCGCCAGCTGGGCGTTCCAGCGCGTCAGTGCAGCCAGCCTATCGTCCTCGGTAGAGCATCCGGTGAATAGCGGCCATGAATCATAGTCCAACATAGGCGATGGCTCCTGCGGCGCCTCCAGAAACGCCAGCGCGTAGCTCACCGCCAACTCCGTCGCGGCCGCCTCCACGGCCATCATCGACGCGGCGTCTCCCTGCTTCGCCAGCGCAACCGGATAGTCCTTCAGCTCTGAGATCTTCGCCATCTTGTACTGTTCCCCCATCGCTTGGCTTTCCGCGGCCCTAATCAGGCCTCCCACGTCGCGCATGCGCAAAGCCTGGGCCATTGGCGTGTACAGGGACTCAAACATGTACCGGCTGAGTTCTAATCGGTAGAACTTGGTAAGCTTACAGCTTGGCCCGAACAGGCTCGAGTCGTACAGCGGAAAGCGAAACACCCGCTTCATTGGGCCCACCTGAACCGTCGATGACAGAGACGGCACCGGCACCAACTCTCCCGCAAACAGCCGCTCCTTGAAAACCTCCGTGACCACAACCGCCATCAGGTGCTCGTTCAGCGCGTCCGGCCCAGACCCTGGCGGCAAAAACTCGCGCGGATCTGTCTCCGTGGTCTCGGGGTCGTATCCCCCTGGGGGCGCAAACGCCCCGTACCCAAAAAGTGTCCGCGCACCGTCGCAGAACTGGCGCAGGCCGTGACCGCTGAACAGCGACGTTATCGCCCCTGGGTTGTGAAACACCATTGCCTGGGCGTGGTAACTGCTCACCTTCACCGACAGGGTGGCCAGGTCTAGCTTTCGGTGCACCGCCTTGACCGTGGTCGGGAACCCGCTCTCGACCGTAAGGTTGTACAGCAGCGGCAGGCTGAACACGGAAGCGCCCGCGTGGCCGTCGCTTAGCAACGTTGCCTCCTTGGCGGGGAATTCGGATCGCGGGTACACGTAGATGTACCCGCACGGGCCTACCGGCGCGGAAGACCCGCAGTTGTTCTCCTTGGCGTTCTGCTGCTGTTTGTGCGAAGCCATCTTTGTCTCACAGCTCTTCCAAGCGGGTCGCGCGCAGGTTGCCCGAGTCAAAAAATCTNAAAAAAAAAAAAAAAAATATGTGGCGCTAACGCTCGAGGGGTGGCGATGCGATGGGAGTTTTGCAGAGCCGGGATATGAGCGAAATCCAACCAGACGCCGTGTGAGAGCCGGTGGTTCGGATGTTTAAGCTAAATACAGACTTCTCCTTCCCCTGCTATACCCTCCTACCGCTTCTGTCTGGGGAAAAGGTCGAACCGCCCCATCCGTTGCCGCCCACAGTTCGAACACTGTAAACTCTACAGCCAATCACACACATACCAGTTGCTTAATATATTTGGTTTTATTGTGATGAATATTTTGAAGTTAAAACATAGACTTTACATGGTAGGGCGTGTCATCCGCGCTTTCCACCCCCGCTCAACTGCTCTTTGTCTTCAGTCTCAGGGTCACGCTTGGCTCCCCCGCTCCCCAAGAAGCTAATCATCATTGGGCGGCTGGTGTTGGTCCTCTGGCGGCTCGTAGATGGGCGGGTTCGGCCGAGGTCGAACCTGCACCCGCGCGCGCGCGCGACCTAGCCACTGGGACCGGATGCGCGCCTGTGGCTGTTGTTCCGCTTGCGCCTGGGCCTGCACCTCCGGAGGCTGCCCTTCGATCCCGGGTGCCCGATCCGCCCATTTTTGGTTGCCCCACTCGTGCAGGTTGTAAAACATCATTTTCCACGGAGACATTGTCATTGCGGGCACCGTGTGAGGCACGTGCTGCCACTGCCACAGATTGAACGCGAGGTCCGGGCGGAACAGCATGGCGGTGTGGCGTCCGTGCGCCGAGCACACCGCCGCCACGGGTATAGCGTTCCCTCCGGGGTTTCGCGGGTACTGCGTTGCCGTGCCGTCGTGAACGCTCTGGTTGTGAAAGACTCCCGCGACAGTGTGGTTATCGTACATCGCGCGCCATCCCTGGTCTCCATCGTAATGTCCGTAGTTCAGGTTCGACCCCTGCGCCCAGCACGGCATCACGCTGCCGCCCATGCCCCTGAATGCGATGGAGGCGTTTGACTGTGGAATCGCGACGTTTACCCACCGCGACTCGAACTGTCGGCTTGCGTTCGGGATGCACGTTAATCGAGAGTTGGTGCTTCGCTGGTAGTTGATGGCGCGCAGCGCGAACAGCAGCTCAGACCCCAGGGCCCCCATCGCTAGCGCAAACGTGAACGGCTGGGCCAGCATGGCGCGCAGCACCTGCACCAGGCCGCGCATTGTCACCAGCTGAGCCACTAACGCCTTCGCGCCCATGTCGGCCTCTGACGTCACATCGTCGCCAACCAAGCACAGGCCCATATAGTCCTGTACCCGAATGTCGCGCGAGTTGTTCACGCGCGCCACGGGCCACAGCTCCGAGTAGAAGCCGGCGTCCGATAGCGCTGCAATGGTCGCCTCGGGCACTGCGCAATAGGGGAGCTGCAGCACCATCACGCGGTGCTCCTTTACCACGGGTCCGTGAATCACCCGCGGCTGGAATGTCAAATGGATGCTGGTGTACGCGTGGTGCGCGCCCGCGTCCGCCAGGGGGCCTTCCCCCTCGGGTCTCAGTGCCGTCTCCTGCCGCTGAGAGTAAAGGCTCCAGTGTTCGCGCAGCTGCCGCACGGTCACGCGCATTAACTCAAACGCGTTCGCGCCTTCACCCTGCATCACGCGCACTTCCGGTTCTTGGGATCCCGCCACAACCATGCCCACGGTTGTGCAAAACACGCCATGAGACTCTAACTCTCGAACTAGGTGTCCGCTCAGTGGCTCTAGACACTCAAACAGCACCCCCGGGGTCTCAGACGTCAGGTACTTCAGCGGGTCTTCGTATGCTGGCACGCGCACGACCACCCCCAGGTTACCAGCTATTGCCATCTCTGCTAGCGCGGTCCACAGCCCCCCCTCGCCAATATCATGTGCCGATTGAACGCCATCGGAGCGTTTGCCGAACTCGATGGCGCTCAATAGGGCACCGAGGTTTTTGGGCGTGACGTTGACACACGGTCCGTAGAAAGGCCCGCTGCCCTCCACCTGTTGTCTGATAGAGCCAAAGTGATGCTGGTCTTCTGAGACCCAGGCGGCCAGCAGACGGCTCGTTCCGGTTTTCAGGCACGGTGTTAGCGCACCCGCCGACACGTCCAGGGTAGGCGCGATGGCGCTAAGCACAAGCGAGCGCATTCCAAGGTTGACATCCCCGCTCTCGTTGGGCACGTTTGAAGACGTACATGACACGCAGGAAAAACCAACGTCCAATGCTCGACACATGCCGGCGGTCTCTCCCAGCACGCGGTTTATCTCCGCCACCGCCACGCCCTCATCTGGCCACGCTAGGGACGCCGAGACGGTTATGTCTTTTCGACAGTTTATTGGACCCAGGCACACGCTAATCAGCGCTTCGGCGAGCGCCATCCGCGCAGCCGCAAGTGGCCAGTGCTGCATAAGAACCGTGCACTGGCCCAGGGCCGAAACCACGCCGGGCGCCGGCACTTCTCCGGTGTACATGTGGTCTTGGTAGAATGTATGGCCTTTCCAGTAGTCATCGGCGGTGCTCACGTGTCCAGAGATCTTGCTGACCGTCACAGAGTAGTCAGACACTGGCACGTCCGCCGGACCGACCCCTTGGTGCTGGGCCACGCGCCCCGAGCTGACGCGGTCCGTGTGCTTCACGATATAATCCTTGCAGCACACAGAGGGGTGCGCTAACACGGCCATAAGCGTGTCCTTCAGATCGGGCGTTTCATATGCCGTTGGGTGATCCAGTGGCGGCGAGGGCGCGCGGTCAGGCGGCGGTGGCGCGCTCCAGTTGATGCGCGACGCGCCCTGTCCCGTCAGTGACGCAAGGGAGGGCAGCTGGTCGTGAAATTTCGGCGCGATGCGTTTAAATCGCAGGTATGGCGGCATGCGGTCTTCTGGCCACCCCCTGCTCGTGTCCACCACTTTTATTCCATCTCCGTACGTGCCGGTGCGCCATCCCATCAAGAGGAACTCGACCCCGAATATACGGCACACCGCGTGGAGGATATTGGGCACGTGTGCATACACGCTTGGCGCGTGCCCGCCGCGGACCAGGACCACGACCGCCGTGGTCTCCACGTTTAAAAACATCTGCGTCAACACCCGCCGGTTCCAAGCCTCGGTTGTGGCCGAAAACGGCTTTAGTTCTCGCGAGACCTCTTCCGGTAGCATCTTCGAGGGCAGCGTACACCCAAACTCGCCACACGCCGCCTGCAGCTGCGAGTGTATCGTGCGCGCGGTCCCGTTAGTTGGAGCCCACACGCAGCTCGCCTTTGGCGCGATGGCCATAAAGGTTGACAGCGCACGCGCGATAGATCCCGCTTCTGCGCCGCTATCGGCGTACATGTGAGGGTACTGCAACGACAGGTATCGCTGACGGAACTCGCCCAGAAGACACACCATGGCGATGTCTGTTGGGCGCCGCCCGCCCGCGTTGGGGTCGGGAAGCTCTCGCGACAGCGCCACCTCGCCCATGTATCGTACCGGCGCGGTCACGCGGCACGAGCCTCCACATTGGGCCTCCGGCAGTGCGCACACAAATCCCTGGACCGTCGGGATCCCGGCGGCGGTTAGCGCGCGCAAGTGCGCGCGCAGGAACGCGGTCAGTCGCGCCTGCGCGGCCTGTTCTTCATAGGTCTCCTCCTCGGCGACGGCCGTGGGCGTGAGGGCCCGCACCGGAGACGCGCTACAGACCCCCAGCTGGGCGCAACGCATGCGCAGCGCACACAGCCGCGAGGGCTGCGCCAGGAAAAGGTCCAGCTCTGAGCGGATGCTAGATATTTCACCTAGCGTGTGTACCAGGCCCGTGCCCTCGGACCGCGGGTACTCGTTAGTCCAGTACTGTGCCCCATATAGATACGGCACCGCGGAATCATATGGCAGGCGGTGTAGCGCCATGTGCGTGCCGGGTTCGGCGCCTCGGCTCCACTGTCCGCGCGCCTCCGCGTGGTGGTCTCGCGCCGCGCCTCCCTCGCCTAGCGAGCCGCAAAAGTATGCCTTTAGTTGATCTTCCGGTGGCCGCTCCTTTATTGGCTTGTACAATCGCTTTGCACACAATGTTGGGGGATGTCGATCTCCGCTTATCTCATATTGCACGTTCCCTCCCTGGCCGTGACATAACAACATCTGCAGGAATGTGGCGTGTGTCTCGCTAGGCTGTGCGAGGGTAGGCTGTATTCCAAGTATCCTAAAACATTCAAATCTTTGCACGGACATCATCATCGCCGTCTGTCGGGCTGCGTCTTCGGGCTCCGAAAACATTGGCGGCCACCTGCGCCCCATGGCCGCGGCCCCTCGCAATATCGCGGTCACTTCACGCGATAGCGTGGTGTCGGGACCCCACGGGTTTGGACCATACGCGAAAACCTGCATCGTGGAACAGGCGGAGGCTATTTCAGATGAGACGCGCGGAACCCCTGCGCCTCTCAGCAGCTCCAAAAACTCCCGCAGCGCTCGATTCAGCTCTACTTCGGCGGCCTTTATTTTTTGATAGGCATTGGGCGTAACGCGCACCTTGATTATAACGGCAAACCCTTCTTCGGCCCTAAGTGGCACATCGGTTAGAGGCGCCTCCCCGTCCGGGCCCAGGAGCAGCGGAGCTGCCGTCTCTGCCGGAGTTGGGTGCGCGCCGTGAATGTAGTAAAATGATGCGGTTTCGTGCATGATGGGATTTGGGTCGAACGGGTAGTTTAGCACGTTGGATAACAGGTCGCATCCTACCGTCGCGTCTATGTTGTCAATGTCAAAAGCGTTAAAGGGCTCTGCCTCCATAGCGTCTTCCTGTTGATCGTCGTCCATGTCTACCGCGCGCGGAGTCGCCGCCGGTGGCTGATACCACTACGGGAGGTCCCAAATCCTCAGTCTGGGTTTGGAGTGACGACGGGGATACAGGGGCCCCGGCAAATGCTCCGGAAGCGGCCGTGGTCGAAGACACGCCCTGGTCCGCAACCTGTATTTATATACACACAGGTGTATACCAACAAGTTTTGAAGTCTGTCGCTTCACGCTGCCTCATTGACATGACCTGCTCGTTTGTCAGTCTCTAGCCAGTCCATTTATCTTGTCTCTCAAAATAGTGCCCATCATAACTTTAGTTTATTTAAAATCCAATATTTCAGCGAGCCGATAAAAACAATTTACCTTGTGCTGACGAGAAACTCAAAGATAAACATCAAACTGGTTAAAACATCAATGTTTTATTTGAAACAACAAAGGCTAAGCGAAGATTATCGGTATAAATTTGGGGGTGAATGCAAAATCTCACTGAGGTAAAAGTTAGTAGATTAGCTTATATCGTTCTTTGGCTACAAAAGCATAGTCTCTTTGGGGCGAAGGGGTCGCGGATAGTTGCAGAACGCCCGCGGGAGAAGTGGGAAAGGATTAGTCATCACACAAGATACACACTTTCATTTCACATCTTAATCCAGATCAATCTCACAGTCGGGGGGAGGAGCTGTTGCATCACCAAAAACAAGACCGTCATCTGCCGCTCTCTCTGAAAACACATCAGGGGTGTCTCGTGGTGGCAGTGGGGGTCCGTCCCTGGGCGGCGGCGGCGGCGGGTTTGGGCACAGTTCGTTGGAATAAAATGAGCTCTCGCACCCAGAAACGGAATTAGAAAGTCCCGCGTTTTGGTACCTGATGTCGCTCGCCACGTAAGTGTTGTTGTAGTATGCGCTGGTCTCCGCACGGTGGAGCTCTCGGCTCTCCAAATTTTCGTACGGCGCAGATGTTCCCGGACCGCCCAGATCGCGACCTGGGCCCCCGGAAGGGTTATCGGCTGCCGTCGCACCCCCTTCTTCCTCCTCCTCCTCGGGAAATGGCAGGTTTCGATATACTGGAACAGGGCTGAAAACCACAGCCTCACAAAATTTTTTATGTCCGGCTCGCGTACGAGGCACCGTTTCCCAACCAGAGGACGGCAAAATGGTGCTGGCGGTGGCGGTGGAGTTTAGAGACAGCGAGCGGTCGCGAAACTGCTCATTCACTATGTAAACCTCGTCTAGCTGTTCTTTTTGCGGCCGGTATGTGAAGGCTCCTGGATACGTGGACGGAAGCTTCTGTAGGTCTTTCAGGACATCTGGCAGGGCCCTGGATGGTTTGTGTCCGATTTTTACGATGAGCCACACAAACCAAAAAACTAGACCAGGCGGGAAAAGATATTTAAAGATTAGTGAAGCGTTTAAAGGGTGGAAAGAACACGCCGCCCGGTTCTAATTACTGTCCGGCCAAACCGCAGACTGCAAATGTGGAAAAAGCTGCCTAAATGTTTGGACACGGACGGGAACAAGCTGTCCCAAGTTAAGCCTCCAGTCCCATGGCTTAAAAACAAAGCTGTCAAAAAAATAGGTCGCCGGCCGCGGCCACTCACATTACACCCACTGTCCCAGTTTGAGCTAACTGGCTACCGCCCAGGCTCCAGATGGTGCATAACATACTCACAGAGAATTAAGATGCTCAGAAAAAACGCGCTCCACAGCCACGTGATGTTTTTAAGGTAGTGGTGCATGGTGTGCATTATAAAGTACACTGTGTGGGGAGAGTAATAAAAACGCGGGTAAACATAATGCGGTATTGGTGAGCCCGGGGTTAGGCGCGGGCATATATTCACTAAGGGGACATTTATAATGACGTTTCTTACTTAGTGCTGTAAACAATAGGTACACCAGGGGCGGGCATCTCTCTGACGTAAGTAACAGGACGATGACCAGCAGTAACAGGAGGATACCACAGACGTACCACTTTAGGAAGATGTCTGTAAATAAGAGCAGATAAACACAGGGCTATATCAGGCGCCCTGGCATTTTTTAATTAGGAAGATTGGCCGTTGGCTACGGGGGGGGGGCATGTCGCACCTTGTGTTCCCTGGTACATTATAGAAACCCACAGCACGTTGGAGAGAATCATCAGAATGATAGCCAGTAGGTGCAGCAAGCAAAACTTGATTTTGTCGAGCATGATCAGATACACCATTTTGCCAACTGTAACAAAAGTAAAAATGGGCGGTTGGTTGGCCGCAAGGAAGTGCATATAGCCAGGGCCGGTGAACTACGGGGGCCGGTTACACATTGCGTTTACACGCGACTCACGCATAATGATGAGAGGCAGGCAGCAGATAATGACTCCCCACGGCAGCCATCCTCCCAGGCATTGCAGGAAAATAAACACGACTGGTGGACAGAGAAAAAAACATGGGCGTGAGTTTACGGAGCGTCACCATAGAGATCTGAGGAATATCCGCAACGCCCCCGCTACTCGTTACACAAAAGCGTCTTTGCTCCGTCATACTTACTCCAACATGAAAGAAGGTGTACTAGGAAACACAGGGACCAGATGTGGTGCACATAGAACGTTAGCAGCACCGTGAATACCAGGGCCGTGCACGGGGGCACAAACATCCACAGCTTCTTTGGCACACACCCTAGACCCTCTCCTAGGGCCAAGTACAGTATGGTATCCAGCGTCACCATTACGTTCAGCACACACATAGACCGAGACAGCCTCTTGCCCAGGAGCGCCTGGCGGATGATGCCCAGGCACGCCGTCACACCTGGAAAAACAAAGGTGCGTGGCAGTTAGGTGGGGGATGGGCAAAAGCCAATGAGGAAGGGCTACAAGAACCAAAAAAAAATCACTCTGCAAGTAAACAATATACGATGTACCCACAACACAGCTTTGCTTACCTGGAATCGCAAACAGCAGTAACAGAAAAATGGCCAGTGGGGTTTCTGCCGTCCAGAACGGGTTCCCGACCCTGGTCACGTTGGGTAGGATGCCCCATCCGCAGCCGAACACCAGGGACATGTTGGTCCCGATCCGCTGAGCCGGGCCCTCCTCGAGGTCGGTTACCACCATCTTTGCGAGCGCGCACGCGGCGATTTCTCCGCGAGCTTCTAGAGCCGCCGCCGTCCTCGCTTCTAGCGTTTAGTTGGCAATCTTGGTGGAGATGCTCCTCCCAAATAGCTCGATCGGGGCGAGACTGTGGCCTGGACGGGCTCCTAAAAGCGGCCGCTGTAGCTCCGTGTCCCGCGACTACCGTGTTGCAGATGTGCTCCGACGTTGACCCCGGCGCCGCTGTCACTGTTGAGGGTCTGGCGGTCGCTGAATTCTCACCGGCCTTTGAAATGACTGAACTCTTACTGGTTGTGGGGGTAGACGGAACCGTGGAGGTTGGTGAGACGGACGGGGTTGTTGGGGATTCCGGACCCGTTCCGTCTGCAGAGACGGCGTGTGCTGTCTGGACAAGCTGGATGGCGGAGGCCGCGCGATTCGCCAGAACCGCGGAGACTGTTCGACGCCGCGAGGCCGCTGCGCCTGCCGAAGCCTCTGATCCCCTTGGAGCTCCAAATTTTCTGGAGACACCGAGGGTCTCTGAGGCTCCCTCGGTCCACGCGACTCCTGGGGCAGCTGAACCGGTTGCTGCTCCTCCCGGTTTTCTTGATTTTGCTGTGCAGGCCGCTCTGCTTGATTCTGCTGCTCCCGCTGGGGTGGCTGCGTTGGCTGACTCGGTCCGGGCTGTCTGGGCTCTAGGAGCGAACGAGAAGATCTTATTCTCCACCTGGTCACCCTGAGTGATAGGGGGTCGCGGTGCAGCGAGGAGTGTGGGAGCCAGGATAGCCTCCGGAGCAGCCGCCGCCGCAGGGGCCCGTGGACCACCCTGTATCTCACCACCGGCAAGATGAGCGTGGGATTCTTTTTGAATCTCGGAAACAGCCGGAGCGGCTGGGGCCGCCCAGTCGTCCCTGACAGGCTCAGCGTGAACTTCTGTCGCTGCTGCTTCCAGAGGTAAAATCGCGCTTAGAGTCTCCGCCACTTGGGCAGCGGCCGTCCTGCCACCGCAGTTAGGAATCATTCACAAGGCTCAAACGTCTGATGCCTTATACTGCGCGAACATGCATAAACCTGCACTACAAACTAAGTGTTATTCAGTCCTTATAAAGAGCAAAATAGAAACTCAACTTGGGCGTAACGGAACACGCCCTTAACCTATGGACCGGTTACATAAGGGCCAGTACCCGGCGGTGAACTAAAGTGGTCAGATTTAAGCTGAAAGAGGAACCGCTCTGTGGGCCAAAAGTGCGCCTCCGACCTCTTGCAATATTAACTTCCCCACATTTAACCTCAAAACTCGGTTAAGGGTATATGTTGCAAAAGTCTCTATAAATCAGGTCAAGGGGGACCAGTTCATGGGGAAAACTGGGGAACTAAATTTAAGTTTAGCTGACCATTTTGTAAAACAGTAAAGCCGACATATATTAGATACACTTGTTTAGTGTCCACTGCAAACGTTATGCAACTGTTGCACTAAGATCAGTCTTTGTCGCGGCTATTTTGGGTTGTTTGTTAGATCCCAGGAAGCTTTTGGCAAAGGCGGCGGCAAAATGTGCCCGTGTTTACTTTAGCTGACTTGTCCAGGCTTTTCAAAGGGCACGCTAGCCAGGTCAAGTAGGGGGAAAAGTAGGGGCGGTCCCCTCGATGTGTCAGCACATAAACAAGCCAAACTAGTCTCTACAATCTCAAGTTGTGGATGCCCGCCAAGCCATTTGGCGGCTCTAGCTATGATTCACCCTCTGAGTGATGAAACCTGGCAAGTTCGAATGTACAGGGTGGAGTTTACTGGGTAATTCGATATTGTGGACACTGGCCCCGTCACACATATGTGGAAGTATACGTGTAAAGATTTAAACATCGACGCGGTTAAAAAGGCGGGGCTGAGACTTGATTGTCTCCATCGGGTCCATCGCACCAACAAGTATTTGAGCTCCCCTGTTAATAAGAAAAAGCGCTCAGTCGGCTGCGCGGCACAGCGCGTGAGTTAGCCTGGACATTTTTATTCCCGCAGGCCGTCTTTAGCTGTTACACGGCAAGACACGATGCCTCGTTTTCGCATTATGGAAGAAGCCGAGTGTGAGAAGATGTGTCGTATCTGTCAAGACAATGAAGGGAAAATGGTAGCTCCCTGCCTGTGCGACGGCACTGCGCGCTGGGCCCACCCTGAGTGCATTTTAGCGTGGATTGACGCCAGCGGGCACCGGCGCTGCGAGGTGTGCTCTCAGGCATACGAGACCAAAGAAGTCTTAACCAGCGTGTTTCTCTGGAGGTGCACTCCCCGCCTCACAAAAAACGTGCTTCTCTTCTTAACAGTCCTGGCGGTGTCCGGCGCAAGCCTTGCGTGCCTATGCTTTGCCACCCAGAAGACCTTTTTAGACTTTGACGGGCATCAACAATACGTGACGACGGTGGGCCTTATGCTTCTCTCCATGTTTGTGGTGTGGATGCTTGTCTGCGCTCTGGTGTGTGGAAAGTGGTGCGCCCACGTGTTTGAGGCATTCTGGAAAGCCAACGCTGTGCGACAAGTCATGTCCCTGCCGGCAGACCTGCGCGCTACGCGCAGCGACGCAGACGTGGACGAGGGCGTATCCAGAATCCAAACTGCCACTGACCCATTTATGGCAATTTGAGAAGCTTCGCCGCTGTCCATCGAATCCGGTTCTCAAACTCGTCTGCAACCGTGTGATCTTGTGCCGCATGCACAAGATTTCAAGCTCGCGGACTCAGTGGTCTGAAGGCCTGTCCCCGTGTTGCGTTCCGCCTCATGAGGAGCTCACAGCCATGACTTTGCCACGGTGCCTCGCGGCAACGCCCCATTCCCCATTCCCCACTGTGGACGTTATTTTGAAATAAAGCTAGCGTTGACAAGTTTTGGTGGTGTGAGCGTGACACTCTGTGTGGGCCGCGTAGATATGGGAAAGACACAGCAGACTCAATCATTTTCTGTTTTGGATAAATATGACACTTTATTACAAATGCCTACTGTTTGGCACCAGACAAGACAGGTTTGGATTGGGGGAGGGGCAAGGGAGGGGCAAGGGATTTCACAGTCGCACCAGACAATACACAAACAACACCAACAACGGGATACACAAGGAGAACATTAAGAGCAGAGGCAGCAGCACATTTTGCGGCCGGTGTCTGTGGTGGGGCCCGACCGTGATGTGGGGGGCCTTTGCCCGAGGCAGCTTTCTTCTGAACCTGGCGTCGATGTCTGATCCGCTTGTAGCCGTGGCCGCGTTGGGGCCAGTGGTCGGACTTTGGGCGGGGGTTGCCCTGAGGGTGTCTCGCTCTCGCGAGGTGGGCCTCGGGGGGGACTTGGTGATCTTTGGAGAGGGGGCGGTAGTGAGGGCACCGAGAGCTGCAGGTAAAGCATTAGATGTGGCGTTTAGTCCAGTTATTTCAAGGGTGTAAAATTGGAAAGGCGATGGTGTGGTCGCGGCGAGCGCGACGCCGCCCGCCGTTGGCGGGGATACTGGCACCAGGGGAGTTTCTCCCACGCCAGACGCGACAATGCCTGCAAAGTCCAATGTGGTGGTCTCTAGAGACCCGGTCGTGCCCAAATGCCCCGATGGGGCGCCAGTGATGTTAAAAAGAGGCGCGGCCAGGTCTTTCAAGCTTGTGAACGGGCCAGTGCCATTGTGGTTAATCAGCAACAGGCCCTCAGCTCCAGTCGCGTCTTCTAAAGCTTCCATCGCCTTTTCCAGGTCGCGGCTGACGAAAGTGTCCCCGCGCGTGCGGGGCGCGTCTTCGTCGAGAACGGGGACGCTGGCGTTAAGCGCCTCGCTGACTCCTCCGCCTCTGCCGAAAAGTAGCGCTACCGGGGCGGAAACAATCCCCGCTACTGCGCCGAGACCGGCTTTGGGTTCAGTTTTAGTTACCGTGCCCGCCGGAGCGGCGGGCGTGCGAAGAAGTCCGGCCGCGGGAGTGACTATTCCGGCGGCAGGGCCCAGAAGCCGGTTGATAAGTCCTCTGCGCAGTCTGACGCGGCCTTTGCGGGAAGCGTCGTTGTTCCAGCCGCCTAGTCCCCGCCCCTTATATCCTCCGCTCCCTCCTTCATCTTCTCCACTTCCCCCATCGTACCCGCCCGCGCTTCTTTCTATCCATTGCGCCCCTTCTAAGTTCTCGCCATCCCTCCACCCAGGTGAGCTTCCCGGGTCGCGAATCCACACGCGACCGGAAGCCCCGCTCACCGCGCTCGTGGGTGCACCTTTGGCCGTCGGCTCACAGGTTGGAAGGGGACCCCAGGCTCCGCTGGACCCGCAGCTCAGTTGCGCGGGGCCGGTCATGGAGAATCCGAGATTGCACTCTACCCTGAGGGAGTCCAGGACGGAGTATATTCTCTTTAGAGGGACCATCTTTGAGTTTGGAATGTTCGGGCGCGTGCATGAGATCTTCAAGCACCGCAGTGCAGAGCCCGGCTCCCATTCGCGGCTACCTCCGAGACACACTCGCGACGGCTGTCCCTGGGGCGTTAGCCCCGGGGCACACGTGTACGTAACCACTTCACCGTAGCCATATTCATCCTTTACGGGCTGGAATGACGCATTGTCAATCGGGGCCGGTGGTCGACATTGTATCTGCTTACATATGGGGGGGTCCGGGACCCACTCCACGCCGGCTCCGTTTGATGCCAGTAAACACGAGGACCTAGGGCTGCCGATCATCTGATAGCCCTCGTTGCACGAGTACACGGCCACGGCTCCAAACGCGGTGGGGCGATCGGGCGTGGGCGAGGAGACTTGAGTGAGCACACCGTTGACCGGTTCGCCGACATTGGAACACCTTAAGGGGTTGCACGTGTTGTTCGGCTGCCACGTTGAGTCCTTAGAGCAGGTGATGTTGAAGGTGCGGGCGACGGGCGAGTAGCCGGGTCGACAGCGAACCGATAGCTGGGTCCCGAGGCCATATAGGGGGAAATCGTCTCCAGAGAACTGGTCCTCGCTCAACGATTGTGTTGAAGGTGACGCGTAGAAAGGGCCGTCGGTGACCACCATAGATGAAAACGGAGGGGCCCGGCACTCGACTTGGTTGGGGGCGGCTGCAACCGTAATGGCCGCCGCATCCAATCTCGTAGCGAGCACCCAACATATAGATGGGACCACCAACAGCCACGGTCCGGCCATCACGGCGTGGCTGTATGGGGCGTAACCCCCAATAGAGCTAAACAAGAGACGCGCAAACGCCAGCCTAAAGCGGTGTGTTCAAGTGGCGGGCGTTAAATAATATGTTTTGATAACTCGGGCGGGCCGGACGTGCCAGGCCAATAAGTATGACTTATCTAGTTACCCTCAATTAACCTGTGGATGTGAATTGGTGGGCTGGTGGCGGGGACGAAACAGAGTGTGGGTGACTATCCGCTCAATACGATTTCATCAATTAGGGGCGCACATGCTAGAGTTAAATTAAAATAAAAATATTTAGTTAATCTCTACAAAAATTTTCATGGAATGAGGAACTGGGAGGGGTTCTATTTCTAGAAAATGATGCACACGTGGTTTTGTCGCCACGCGTCTATCTAGGTGAAGGGTTCCAAACGGGGAAGCTAAAACTAGAGAAAAGGTTCACGGTGATGGTGAGGCGACGCGATAAAAAAACAATCATACCAAATTATGCTTTTCAAAAATGCTCAAAAGCGGTTTATTCGTTAATATGCAAATATGGGGGCGGCATTGTTAAATCAGCAGGGGAAGCTCTAACTTCTTATTCAGGAGCGAAGCGGATGCGTCAGTCTGTGGTCGCTGACGGGGTTTGATACGCGCCGCGCGGCTATTCTTCGGACGGTGGATTGGGCGGCGGGGGGAGTCGTGGCTGCATTTATGTAGAAAGAACACACAAAACGAGATTTGCGTTTGCGATTTGAGAGATAGAGTTTAGTTAAGCATTGAAATTAAATGGATATTATAAATAACCCACCTTGGGTTGCTTGCCCTCGTTGGCGATTATTATGTTACCGGTGCCGATCTCTCTCTTAATGCCATACAGGGCCTCCTTTAAGAATGTTGCGATATCCACCTTCGGCACGTCTCCACGGATGCGGGTTGGTCGCTCGCCGTCGGGCAGACACATGTATGACAAGATGCGGACAACCGGTTGGACCGGAGGACATTCGTTGTAAGCGTCGAGGAGGGCTCCGGTCAATTTAGGGCACTGTGGTGGTTACAGGGGGAGATGTTACACATAGGTATATAACTTTACACCTCAAATATAATTAAACCCAATATAAGACATGTCTACTCACCGTCTTCACGGATGCCTTGATATTCGCCACCATCGTGTCGGGACATTGTGGGCTCTAACCACATGTAAGGAATAACAGGGTGGGGTTACAGACTCCACTGCTAAAATTTTTGATTCCCACCCGCTAAGTCCTATAAAATTAACATAATCTTACCTGTCGCAGGGCAGATTCCATATAATTTATCAGCTCAAGGACGACACCGCGGCGTACCACTATAGGTGGCACTGGTGCCGTGGTCGCCCAGTTAGCCAACAGGGCGACCCCCAAACACAGCAGCGTCACGAACTTCATCTCTGCAGTGCTAGATAGCAAGTCTATCACCAGGTGATGGCAAGACAAGCTCTCCGCCAACGCTCCAAGCGCAACTCAACTTAAAAGTGCCGACCGGTCTTAATAAATACCTATTGTTTGGGGAAATTCCCACTTTGATATGTTATCTGTGATGGGAATGGGCGGTGCTTAGATAGATTGGAAAGTTTTGAACTTATCAGAACAGTGTGGGAAGTCACCTATGTGGCCTTTTGGAAATTTACCATGCTTTGTGGTTATGAAGTACAGCAGTTGGGGCAGATACGTTAAAAAATCCATCGAGTCCGGACAAAAATCCTAACACTCACATATAGAGTAAGGGACATTTTGATAACACGCATCTAAGGCTGCCGGGAAGTACCGGCTTGGCGAGAAAACGAAACTTAACAAGACGTGCTTAAAGAAATCATATACATTTCCAAGAAACGCCTCGGGCCTGGGCAGTGCGGGCTCACTATAAGGAAGTGCACTATAAATATAGCTTTGGTGATGAGTCATCACCGCCCGCCCAGCCATGCTGTTGAACCTTAAGCAGGGCGGGTCCCATATAAGGAAGTAACTCATAGATGGTATATTTTTAATACAGAGTCATTGGCGCTGTCTCAGACACTTTAAACTGGGCCCAATTACTCTTCATGCTTACAGGAACAGCATTAAAAAGAGCCGGCTGGTATAGACTGTCTTTTTATAACATGTGCCATAGATTGATATGATGACCCCGTTTCAAATTTTATCATTTATTGCTGTTTTGTTATGTGGATTTGAGAGCTCCGAGGCCCACACTGTCGGTAAGTGTGCCTTGGGATCATGTGGCGGCTAACAAAAACTAACACTATAGGGGAGCGTCCCAGACAATTAGGTCAATGATAACATCTTGCCTTCCCCCCGTAACAGATCGTGAACGCTGGCACTCTCTGAAGGCTTTAACCACGATTTCGTGTGGACCGGTCAAGGGGTCGTGTCAAACGTGGTCCAGCTTTTTCATAAATGACATACAATTGTTGAGATTTTATGGGAAGGGGGCACATTCGCGCCTGGAACCGGTCGCAGATTGGATGCGTGCCGCCTGGTGGGAGAGAAGAGATTTTAAATATCTAGGCCAAGACTCGACCCAGTGGAGCCACACCACAAAACTGCTGGAGGAAGAGCTGGAAAAGGGCACCTTTGACAACAGGTGTTCCGCCTCTTATGAGGATTATGGAAAAGATGGAAGTTTTGTGGGGGGTAAGTTTGGAATCACAGATGGGGCGGCGGGCCGATAAGTCATGTGATAGGCGACAGCCTAAAGGCGGGATGTTTTGATGTTAACCATCCTCCCCTCTCCGCCATTTGCCCCACACAGGACAGCGCACGTTACAGTGGTCTTATGGGTGCCGGGCGTCCGCCGACGGACAGAATTATGAGAGTCACAGCAACTACGCTCTAAACCAGGTGGACCTTGCGGGCCTGAGCGCAAACCTAAGCACGTGGGTTGCGGGCTGTGACGACACGGAGGCCGCCATAGAGACCCTAGACTCGTCTCTGCCCATAGAGCAACAGAGACAATTTCTGAGCGAGGGTTGTCCAAACATAGTGGCGCAGTTGGTGGCCTTTGGAAAGGAGCACATTTATCGCATAGGTGAGTCATCACACACGAAGGGTTATTCCGCCGGGAGGCTTGGGGGAGGGGGGGAAACAACCTAAATTCACGTCGACTCAACGGTGGTTTTTGTGCCCTCGCCAGCAAAGCCCACCGTGTTCATGAAGCTCGCGTACGTGAAGGCGGACTCTGCGGTACTGACGTGTTGGGTCACCGGCTTTTATCCCAGCCACGTTCGCGTGACCTGGATGAAAGACAAAACAGAGGCCGCGTTGAGGCCCCAAGAGCGGCTGCAGCTGTTGGGCGACGGTAACTACCAGTTACGGAGCGAGCTGATTGTTCCAGAGGAACACGCCGACAAATACACGTGCAGGGTCTCTCATATTAGCTTCCCCGACGCGGTGGAGGTCCGCTGGAAGAGGGGCCGGGATTGGAACCGCATATGGACAATCTGTGGCTCTATAGGGCTGGCCGTCGATGTTTTGGCGGTCTTGGTTTTTGTGCTGGACGCGCGCAGACAGAGACTGCGGGATGCTCGGGCGAGGCAGCAGCGTCAACCGATACAGCTGCCGCCGCTGCCGCCCCGGGACGAGTGGCGACGGGGGCCCGGTGTTGTGTGACACAAATAAATTTATTTTGTATAAGAATGAGTCTGTCGCGGTCATTGCCCGCTTGGGTTAATTAGGGAAACTCGAAATCGGGGAAGAGGCCAAAGCGGGGGGAGGAAACGCGAGACAGCCACGCGCCGGGGCAGTCTGGGTCAAAGGGCCTTGTGAAACTCGGACAGAGTGCAGCACAATAGGAACAGGATGTGGCTCACACGTGTGGTGTGCTTGGTACTATACCCAAAGGGCGCGGAGCTCACAGACTTATTGTCTCGTCGCCCTTCTGCTCAGGCAAAAGGGCCGCCGAAGGAGTCAATGAGTGCCACGATGCGAGCGTGCCTGCTGGTGTGCGCCGTTGCGCTGTCGCAGTGCTGGTTTCCAAGGCCGACGGTCGAAGGCCTTGCGGACAAAGATGCGCACCCGCGGTCACCGACGCCCCCACACGTGTTCGTTGAGAGCGCGCGCATCGCGGGTGACAGCGCGCTGCTGACCTGCCGGGCCCTTAACTTCTATCCAATTAAAATCAACTTTCGCTGGGAAATCGACGGGGCGCCTGTCCCGACCTGGTACCCCGGAGCCCTGGTGTTCGAGGATGGGACCTATCAGGGCTGGAGCACGATCAAGGTGCCGAAAGACTCCGCGACACGCTTCACGTGTGTGGTGACGCACTCGAGCCTGAACGGGTCCCTGACGGTCCGCTGGCAACCTGGCGCCACGGGCGCTAGCGCGCGCTTTATAGTCGCGCTGGTCTGCACGCTGCTGGGGATCTCGGTGCTGTTGGGCATACTCGCGCTGGTGTACCATCGACAGCTAGCGCGGCGAGATGTTCTTCAAAAATTGGCGGACCTAAAGGAACCGGAACCTCCGCGCCCTCAACAGCAGCTGTCCGGGAGCCAGCCGCGGTGGCCGTGTCTGCTGTGGAAGAATTGGAGACGGCGCACCGACCGGTCGCCTACCCCTTTAGACAAATGTTAATTTGAAAATAAAAGCTGATTGAGCCAACCGAGCGGCTCATGTTGTCATTTGTTACAGAGTTGGGAACGGTGGGAGGGACGCTAAGCCTTAAAACTTAAAATCATATTAAGAATCATATGAATCAATAAATTTAATTTAACTTTGATAAAGACAAACACCTAAAAACAAAAACGAAACCTAACTCCGTTCGCATACAAGAAATATAGGCTGTTACGGGAAACACTTGAAACGAGGAAGCAGATGGGCGTGGTATATGTATAGCATAGTATTACTTTAACTTTGGTGTAAACACGCACAAAACAAAAAGCGAAACCTAACTCTGTTCGCATACAAGAAATATAGGCTGTTACGGGAAACACTTAAAACAAGGAAGTAGCTGGGCGCGGTATATGGATAGGGCGGGTAGCGCATACGTCATGAGACTGACACGAGTGACTGCAGAGGAAAACAGGCGACGCCCGTAGGGTGTACCTGGGGTCACCACACCGGTCGCGTCTATAGCACATGTATCATAGTTAAGGTGTCGTCAAAAACAAGGGCTAACAATACATTATGGCGGATGTATCATGAGCAGGGCGTCCTCAACAACATGAATGAAAAACATTTTATGGCGGATGTGTCATGATTAGGGCGTCCTCAAAAACATGAACGAACAAGACCCTTCAATGACAAATTGTAATGAGTAAACCCCTCCAGGTACAACCCAGGTCTTATAAAATGAGCACAGAGCAAATTTTGGCTTACCAAGTTCAGCTGCTTGGTGAGGGCTGGCGGTGTTTGTGTCGCTTACACAAATTCACCTTTACAATGAAGGCCTGTTTAAAACTCACCGTCTGTGCTCTGCTACTATGGTGGGCGCTACACTTTGCGATCTGCAGAGTCGGTAAGATGCTGGGTCACCTGTTAAGTTAAATGGGGCAAGCTTTACGAGCGTGGGCACATACAAAAGAATTGCGCTTCTAACCAACTGGTTTTTTTTTTTTTGCAGCATCTAAAACGCACACCATCAAATTTCTCTTTACTGTCGCGTGTCCTCCAAACTCTAACACCTGCAAAACTTCGATGACCTCGCACATCAATGACATACAAACTATGAGGTTTAATCTGGTCGATGGAAAAGCTCACCTCGAACCGGTCGCTCCATGGCTGCGCGAAGCGTGGCAGAAAAATGACGAAGACGCGCAGTGGGCCGTGTTGGTAGACTGGTGGAAGACGGACCTGGAGAACCTGCAGACGTGGACCCAGTTTGGCTTCCTTAACAACATGTGCCCCTCGTCACAGCGTAAGGATCTAGAGACATACACAACGGCCCCTCATAAAGGTAAGAGCTTAAATTGGAATGAGGCGGGGGGTGGCTAAAGGCGGGGTTTAGCTTCTGATATACTTATCTTATGTTAATTTATAGAGTACCGCGTCGTTCAGTGGTCGCAGGGATGCTGGGTCACCAACAGCGGTCAGATGATTGGAGGCTTTAGCGTGTACGGCGCCAACCACAGGGACGTTGTCGTGCTTAATGAAAAAATGACCTCCTGGGTTCCGGTGTGTCCCAACGCAACTAGATTCGCGCACCTGCTGGAGAGTACGAGAGCTCGAGAGAATCACAGGGACTTTATCACCTACTACTGTGCCAACATCTTAGCCAGATACATAGCATATGGAAATGATGTCATTAACCGCATAGGTAGGTTGTTGTCCCCCAGATCTTTTCCAGGTGGCGATAGCGGTTGTATGTCATACCTAATATTTGCCCTTCCCCCTCCACCCGCACAGAAAAACCAACCGTGACGGTGGAGCTAGAGCCGGACAACATTCAAGGGAAATCGGTTTTGACGTGCTGGGCCGTGGGATTTTACCCCGACGCGCTCGACATAGAGTGGACGAGGGACGGAACCACGGACGGGCTATGGTACTACAGCCAATTCCAGCCGCTCGCGGACGGGACCTACCAAGCGTGGAGCCAGCTAAGCGTCCCTACCGGCGATGTGGACCAATACGTGTGCGAAGTATGGCACGAGGGCGAGGACGATCCCATCCAGGCGAAGTGGGTGGCGGCGCCAGAGGCGGAGGAAGAGACCCCTGACCACGGGGCGGGCGACGCCTCGCCCGGCTACGGGAACTCATCGATAGAGAATGCCGGCGCCGGGGAACACACAGAGGGCGATTGGGGACACGATGGAGACTGGGGACGCGAAGACGGCGTTGGGGACGAGGGCGGATGGGGGTACGAGAAGGGCGAGAATGAGCACGGGTGGTGGAACAACGTCATAGAACACCACGAGGGGGGCTTCGGGCACGGGGGAAACTCAAACAGGGAAGGCGACAAGAAGGCGAAGAAGGCCCGGACCGCAACCATTGTCGCCTCGACGTTCTCCGCCATGCTTGCCGCCGGCGCGCTGGCGTTGCTGGTTTGGAAGCTGGACCGCCGCTGGGCGCGACAACGCGACGCGCGGCTCGGGGACTCGAGGTCCACGAGCAGATCGGGCCGCTCTGGCTTCTTGAGCGGCTGGAGATGGCGTCTGGGGGGGATGAGGGGAGATTCTGGCCCCGGAGAAGCGGCGGAACCAATAAACTCGCCTTAAATGAAAAAAATCACCGGCATCGCGTGTCTTGCATATATGGGGGAGGGGATACCTGAAGGCGGCTAGCCCGCGGGCGCGGCGCGATAGTCGCGGGGGCCTGTAAAGAAAAAAACCCCATGCCGCCATTCGCGTCCAATAGTCACCCCTACTAAAATCGCCCACCGCAGAAAGTCCGAGGGCACAGATACATCATCTGCACATAATTAGAGTAAAGGGCGATACGCGGACGGAGGATATGGGAAGTTGACGCGCCCCGACCCCGTGCCGCAAAGCGCAACCGCGGCGAGACGGCGGGGTTATCGGGCAAAGGGCGAAAGTAAGTGCAGTGGGACACTTTTAAGGAAGTTAGCGACCCGACCGCGAAAAGGGTACCGCGTCCCGGCTTCAAAATCTCAAAATGGGGAAGCGAAACCGGAATTTAGCGCAACCGCGGACTGTCTGCGGGCGGCCGCGAGCGGCCGCAGATGGCGAAAGGGGGACAAAGGCTCCCGCAGACGACCCCCAATAAGCGCTTAAAAGCGCGACACGGCACGGGGACGCACATCGCCCGGGGCGACTGTCGGTGGCTTTGACAGAGTCGGTGCACGGAGGAAGGGCGAGTGCGAAGGGCGCCGTCATGAAAGCCTGCTCCATCCTAACCTCAATCAGCGCGCTGATCGCGCTAAAGGCGCTCGGGGCTCCGACTCCCGCAGACGATGCCGGTAAGGGACGGCGAGCAGACCTGGTTAAGGGGGAGGGGGTRGGGCAAATATTAGGTATGACATACAACCGCTATCGCCACCTGGAAAAGATCTGGGGGACAACAACTTCTCGCTGCAGCGAGCATGGACGTGGGGCACACGCTGCTCTACGACACCACGGTCACCTGCAACATCACCAGCGGGATATGCGACGTGCGCATGATTGGCCTCGTCGACGAGATAATGGTCGTCGCCTACAACGACAGCAGCCGTCTGACCTTCCTGCCGCCGTGGAGAAACGGGACCGTCGGAAACGACGACGACCCCCGAAAGTGGCTCGCCGACAACATCTCGGGCTGGGGCGCCGTCCCGAGCATGTTGAAGAGCGAGGTGAAGACCGCGGCGGAGAAGGACGCGTGCTTTCCCGGAGAGAGACGACAGCACGTAGGTGAGTGTTGGCGCGAGCCGCGCGATGGGATATGCGGGGGAGGGGACGGGCGCCAGACCGCCCGCCCGCGGCCCCCAAAGCGGTCGGCGAGATCTTCTCGCGCTCCGCACAGGGCACATGCACACGATGCGCTGGATGTTTGGGTGCGACGTCGACGCCAACGGGGAGGTCGAGCGCCGCGAAGACAAGTTTTTCCTGGACGGGGACGAGTACCTGGAGCTGTCGATGGACAGCGAGACGTGGCTGGCCAGCTGCGCGGAGGGCAGACAGCTGGCGCGAAAACTGATGTCCGCCAACGCGCTGGAGAAGCACGTCCACGCGCTCGGCAACCTGTGTCCCCGGTGGATCTCCTGGTACAGAAAGCGCGGCTCGCGGGCCACGTGGCGCACCGGTGAGTCGTCGGACTGCCCGAGGGGGGGCGAGCGCCAGACAAGCGCGGGAGCCCGGGGTAAAGAGAGCGCGGGGGCTGGAGACGGAGAGGGGGGAGACCGGGCGAACGCGGAGCGGGCATTGACGCGTCCGTTCGCCTCACTGTCTTCTGTCTTCCGTCCACGCCCCTCACCGTCGCCGCCATCGGTGGCCCCCAGTCCGGCCGCAAATGTCTTTAGTGCAGGAGAGCGCGCGCGGCACGCGGGTGAGACTGACGTGCCGCGCCGTGGGCTTCTTCCCGTCTCGAATCTCAATCCAGTGGAAAAACTCCGGTGCACCTGTGTCCGAGAGAGTGGAGGCGGAGCTGCGGCCGATGGAGAATGGGACTTTTCAGATGAACAGCACCCTAGACGTGTACGCGGGCCACGTGCGGACGTACGCGTGCGCCGTAACGCACGCGAGCATGTCGGACGTGAAGGAGCTCAGGCTCACGGAGGAGGAGATAGCCAGGCTCGAGCGCAAGGCTAGGAACATGAACACGACGGCGGTGGTCGCCGGGTCCGTAACCGCGGCGGCGTGCGTGACCCTGCTGCTCATCATCGTCGGGGTGCGGCTGCAGAAGAGGAGACAGGCTCGGGAGGGGCCCCCCAGGTTTAGGTAGTCCGCGCGGGGACGAGCGCGGCGGTGTCTCCAAATAAAGCATTTGAAAAAAAAAGCATGCAGAGATCTCGTGTGTGGCGCGTGAGGGCATGGGAGGCGGCGGGGAGGGGCGGCGGCGGGCGCGCAAAAAAAAAGGGAAGCGCCGGGAGGCCTGGCGCCGCCGAGCTAAAAATAGAAGAGGCGCGTGCGCCCAAACGGGCGCTAAAAATAGAACAGGCGCATATACATATGCCCAAGGGGTATGCCCAAGCCCCGCCCCCTCCGGCCCAAGGGGGCCCCAACTCCCGTCGCGGACATATCACTAAGTGAAAGAAGCCAGTATGAAACAGCTACAGAGTATAAGATTCCAACTACATGACACTCTGGAAGTCAAAACCATGAAACAGTAAAAAAAAAAAAAAATGATTGCCAAGGGGGCCCCAACTCCCGTCGCGCGGCCGCCCGGCCCGCCCGCTCGCGGCGGGGGGGGGGGGGGGGGGGGGGGGGGGGGGGGGGGGGGGGGGGGGGGGGGGGGGGGGGGGGGGGGGGGGGGGGGGGGGGGGGGGGGGGGGGGGGGGGGGGGGGGGGGGGGGGGGGGGGGGGGGGGGGGGGGGGGGGGGGGGGGGGGGGGGGGGGGGGGGGGGGGGGGGGGGGGGGGGGGGGGGGGGGGGGGGGGGGGGGGGGGGGGGGGGGGGGGGGGGGGGGGGGGGGGGGGGGGGGGGGGGGGGGGATGCGGATACCTCGGGGCGGGGCCGCGACCC